CAGCAACGTTAGCAGAATATGGGTCAACGTAAACCTTGATGCGTCCGTTAAGAGTACCAACAAGAGTTGAAGATGTATCGTCTACACCTGTCAAACCGTTGTTACCATTAAGAGCAGGAGCGTAATCAAGAACGCCAGCCATACCTAGAGCAGAAGCAACGTCTGCAGAGCAGATCAAGATGTTGCCCTTCCCGCGACGAGTTTGCTGACCGATAGCGTTAGCATCTCTTTCGATCTGGAACAGAAGTCCTTTGAACTTCTCAACAGACCAACGACCATTACTGTCAACGTCAAGGTCGAAGATACCACCGTTAGCAGTATTGTTCTGAGCACCAGCAACAGCGTTAACGTAGATTGTACGAACAACTTCTCTGTTGATTTCAGCAAGGATCTCAGTAGAAAGAATGTTAGCAAGTTCTTGCTCTGCATCCAATCCATGAATAGCCTTGAGGTCTTGAGCCATCTCGATTGAGTACTCTGCCTTTAACGCACGTGCTCGTGCTGTGACAGTTACTTTCTCGATGGAGAAACCCATCTCTCTGAACTCATTAGTATCTTCTGAGTCGTCGAGTCCTTCAACAGTAGCTGTAGTCATGCCTGTGGCATCACCAGTCTGCTCGTAAGTACCAGCAGGAGAATCGTTAAGAAGTCCTGGGTTGTTACCTTCAGCGTCGTTAACAGCAGAAGATGAAGCAGTAGGATCGTATTCAGCAAGATCCTGACCAGCACCACCAGAGAAACCAGCGTTAGGCTCGTTGAATAGTGCCTCACGGAAGTTACCATTAGCAGGTCTACGCTCAGTACCGTAGAATGTTCTCATCGCGAAGATAAGTCCTGTAGGACCTGTCATCGGTTGAACGCCAGCAATATCATAGGCGATCAATTGAGGCATACTACGACGAATCAAGCTGATCAGTACTGGGTCGAAACCAGCAACTGGACCTGTGGCAGTGTCGCCTGTTGTATAACCTGTTGTCTGCAGAGTCTCAGAAAGAATTTGTCCTTCTTCTGCAATTGCTTTTTCTTGGTTCTCAAGAAGCTGAGCTACAACACCTTTCTTATAAGTATCCTCGATCTCTGGGAGAGCATCGTGATTTAGAACGGGAGCCCACTTCTCTTGGAGTTGTTTAAGTGACATTTTGTCTCCGATTTAAAGTAGTAAGTTGATTAATTATTTGGACCAACGAGATAAGGAATCTACGTATCTAGCCATAGATCCAGTCGTGGTGTTCTCTACCAAAGGTTCTGAAGCTTCTTCGGTGGGTTCAGTTGCTGTTTCAGCGACCTCAGCCTTCCTAGTGAAGTATGATTCCTTGATAGTTTCGACTTTCTTGCGAAAATCTTCTTCAGTTTCAAACTCAACCCCCTCTGCTAGTGAAACAAGCTTCTCCTTTTGGGATTCAGCAAGTCCAGTAGCACATTCGTTCACGATCTCCATTCTTGTAAATTCGCCAATTCTCTTATTCAAAGATACATTAGCGTCGATTTGCTCGTTGAGTTTAGCTTCCATATCATTTAACTCTTCAGCCATGCCATCTAGCAGGTTGAATTTTTCTTCGGGAACAGTAAAGTTCTGTTCTACGAATAGCTTTTTAAGACCGTCAAAGAATGACTCAGCCATCTCAGTCTTAATACCGTGCTCAACCGCAAGTGAATTTTCCTTCATCCACGATTCAGCAGCATAAGATAGATAGTCATCTACTTTTTCAGCCAATTCTGTTTTGATCTTTTCGACTTCTTCAGTCAGAGCAGATTCATAACTCTCTTGCAACGCCTTAGCTTCATCGTTAACGCGAGCAGTGACAACAGCTTCAAAGATTGTTTTTGCTTTTTCTTTGAACTCTTCGTCTAGTTCTTGACCAGCGACAAGAGCGTTAACATCCTCAGTAAAGTCGTACTTGGTTTCAGGGGTCTCTTCTTGGATGACTTCTTCTTGGTCATTCTCTACTTCCTCCTGTTTAGAAGATGCGTCGGAAGGTTTTGTGTTAAGTGACTTAGATCCTTCTACGCTAACCGATGCAGCAGCAGATGCACCAGCATTCTTAGTGCCAGCAGCTCCTTCAAGAGAATCAGTGGTTACATTAATAACCTTCTTACCGCCACCTTTAGATGTGTCGATCTTTTCTCCTGGTTTTGCATTCTTGGTTACAGCGTTGGAACCTTCACTCACTTCTTCCATGTTATCTAGCTCGGGTGCTTGGGTCTCAGCCATTTTATTAAACTCCGTTATACTTTGGCGTTGTCTGTATTTATTTATAAATTACAAACTTCTTAAAAACGTTTTAAACGCGGATACCTTACGTTCTTGTATGTTTATGAGTGTTGCTTGATCAATTTCCTGCTTAATTTCCGCTACTGCAGACTCTTTTAAGATTCCATTATCCCAAACCCACTCCTTTCCTTCCATAATTCCATCCACAAAAGCGTCTGGGGCAGAAGGATCTGCTACGATATCAGCAGCAGTTGCAAGCATAAAATCATCTTGCACGATATTACAATTAGATTCTTTCTTAAGAGAACCCATTCCTCTAGAAGAAACTCCTAGACTCACACCTTCATCAAGAAGAGATTTTGCAATATTACCCATAGGTGTATCAAGTATCTTTGCACGTCCTATGAAATTATTACCATCTTCTTTTAAAGATTCTATTTTATGAGAGACACGATCCAAATTAATGGAAGGTCCATCAGGATGACCTAGTTCACCTAAAGCACGACCTTTACGTATACTAGACTCATCATATTTAGCAACCTCACGCTGAAGAGTTTTGAATGGATATTTACGTCCATTCTTATTCTCTATTTCAGCCTGCAGAAAAACACCTTCGATATAGTGATTCTTCTTGCCTTCATTTTCCTCAGTTAAAAATTTTACTTGAGTTATTTCTTCAGCTATCAGTCTCATCTTCAGGTTCCTCTATAGGTTGTTCTTCGGTGGGTTCAGCACTTGCTTCAGGTTGTTCCACTTCTGGTTCTTGCTCTTGTTGAGCAATTTCAGTAGCAGTAGGTGCAAGTTCAGGTGCTTCAGTACCATCAGGCATAGTATCCGCAATTTCATCAGCAGCAGCTTGTCCAGTTTCATCTGGATTAAACCCCCACTGTTTTGCAAATTCTACTTTCTTATGTTGAATAGCATCGTATGATGCTGCACTTAAAGCATCATTAGTAGCGTCGATTGCTTTCGCTTTTTCGTCGCTAAAAATATGATCTATAATTTTATTTGCAATTTCACTAGGCATAATAATTCCCACTTTAATATTTATTTATCAAAATTCCCCTCTGCGTTGATCTGCGGGGGAAACAATCCCTTCTGCAGCAGGGGCAGCTGCTCCATTTGCAGGAGCTGCTCCACCATTCATGGGATCCATACCCATCTCAGCCATAGCAGCTTCCGCAGGATCTGCTATCAATCCATCTGCCATTTCTTGTTCAATCTGTTTGTCGATCTCTTTAATCTCAACATCAGTTTGTTTTAGAACATGACGACGAATATGATCAATCGAGAAGTACTTACCAACATAAGGATCCATCTGATTAACTTCATTCATCCGTTCGTTACGGATTTCAATATCCTTAAGTTCAGTGAAGTAGTTATCAGCAATATAATCAAATTGAATATGCTCCTTCATCTCTTCCCAATCTTCAAGAGTAAGAATACCCTTTAAAACTAATTGAGTTTTCAGGAGATCAATAAACAATTCGCCAAAACGTTTGCGTAAACGTGCGACAAACTTCTGGAATTTAACCTCATCTCGTGTAATTTCAGCTGCACGTCCTATGTTAAAGGTCGTTTCAGTTTCTAATCTTGAGTTAGGAACGTTTAATGCTTTGTATAATTTCTTCTGGAAGTACTTGACATCCTCAAGTTCTCCAAGATTTTGTCCACCTGGGAGCGTAGAGATTTCAGTTCCTCTACCGCCTTCCCTTCTTGGTAACCAGAAGTCCTCAAGCATCGACATGAACTTCTTGTCATCTTTAATTTCTCCTGTATTTGCATCGTATACAAGTTTGTTCCTGTAACGACCCATTACTTCACGTAGGTATTGCTCCGCTTTATTCTTAGGAAGGTTACCTACATCAATATAGAAAATTCTTCTTTCTGGTGCTCTTGATAATCTGTAGATTACCAGAGAGTCTTCAATCATTCTTAGCTGATTGACTGCCTTAATTGCCTTATGCATATGTGATAAGACCATATTTTTATTAAGGTCTTGGATACCACTATGAACATAAGTTATTGAATCAGGTGCAATTTTCATACCCTGATTAGTTGAGTTCTTTAATCCTTTTGGATTGTATAAGAAGTAATCTGCACTCTTTCTACTAAGAGCAGTATTAAGATCTACTCCTCTCATTAACTCAGGACTCTTTGATTCATACTCAGTAACTTTACGGATCTTACGTGGATCAACGTATCGTAATTCAATTAAACCAGTTCTAGGTTTATCTGGGTCAATTACTTTATGATAAAAAAGTCTCCCATCAACATACCATCGACGGAAGATTTCATATGATCTGTTCTCAAAATCAAGAAGACGAAGAATTTCATCAAACTCTTCTCTAATTAAATTTTTTACTTTTGATGATACCTTAAGGTTAGATAATTCAACTGCTACTGGTACATCATCAAAGTTACCACAAATAGTTTCATTGACCACATCATCAACTGCACTATCACATTCTGGTTGTAAAACCATCTCCCTATATCGGGTGATTAATTCATATTCATTTCGGATTTGTCCATCAAAGTCAACAGAATAACCATAGTAACCACCACCTACGATAGGTTGTGATCCATCTAGGCTATCTTTTTGAACAAAAGAAGGCCCCTTGGGAACCTTCTTCGCTCTTTGTAATGAAAATCCGAAGAGCTGTTGTGCCATTATGTTATAAAATAACTAGTCCTGATCTATTTAGTAGGGTTAGTCAGACGCTATTGGAGTCCAGTATTGTGTCTGTAGCTCTACAGTAAACTCTTCAACTGCGTCGTTATTACCGAAGTCAAGATCGATTGCAGCAATATTACTTGGGAAACAGTTAAAGAACTTATAACTCTTAGTAATTTGTGGTGAATCACCAGACTTTACTCCGCGTGAAAGTTGATGTACTTTCATATCAGCAAAGTAACCAGTAGAATCATCGTCATCACCTAGACCTGCAGCTGCAGTAAAGTTCTCGTTATATGCCTGAATGGAAGCAGTCCATTTCTCAAACACTGTGCGAAGTCTAAATGCACTGTCATTCATTACTGTAATTGTCCAAGGTTCAAACGTTCTGTCACCAGCAATTTTTAATGTTCTTCCTCTAAAGGGAACCTCAATAACACCTAACTGTGATGAGGGTAAATTTGCTGCTCTAACTGTGAATTTACCAAGTCTTGTTAAATCAGCTGCTGCGTTAAGTTCTGTCGGGAATGCTAAATCTACTTGGAATAGATTGGGACGAGCAAAATCCGCAGCGACATTACTCTTAAAAGCATCAATTGTTCCTCTTTCTGCCATGATAGTATAAAAAACTAGAAGTACTCCTTTCCATTATATTTAGAAGTATTAATATTTTCACGCAAAAAAAAGAGACCCTTGCGGGTCTCTGATCCATCTCGAACTCGTGACTATTTAGTTAGCAACCTCAGTAAATGCAACACCAGTTCTGGTTGCAACGAAGGTTAGAGTGATGTAATTAATTGTGCGTGTTGGCTTGATGAAGATCTCAGCATAGAATTCTCCACGGTCAACTGCTTCAGGAGTGTTGTTTGTGCTATCACATTTAACAATGAAGTCAGTAATACCTCTACGTCCTTGAACATCCCTTAGATAAGGTTCGATGATATTAACAAAGAGTGATCTTTGTGACTCATCATTCTGTTCAAAGAGTTGTGACTTAGCAGCACTTTGAATAACTCTTTCGATAACAAGGAACAAGCGACGAATGTTAATTCTATCGAATGCACTTGCAAATCCAAGAGCAGTCTTATCACCGAATAGTACCACACCCTGACCAGGGAATGCTACGATTGGGTTAACTCTATTTGCGTATAAGTTATCACGCTGAGTCTTAGTTGGTGTATATGCTAGTTTAATAGCATTTCTTAGAACACCACGTTGGAATCCTGCAGGTGAGAACCATGCTTCAGAAACTTCAGTTGTCTGTAAGCATAAACCAGCCATGTCACCGTTACAAGGAATGTAACGATATACGTCACTATACTTGTCGTAGATATACTTGTAACCAGAATCAAAGACCAAGTAAGAAGAACTTGGTAGTTGCTTCATGAAGTCAACAATACTTGTTGTGATTGTAGTTGTATTAGTTTGACCAACAACGTTAGCACGACGAGGTGAAACAAATACCATGCAGTCACGACGCTCTTCAGCGATATTAACTAGACCAGTAATCTTAGCAATTGCACTAGGATCATCTGTTCCAGAAGGACCAGTTAATAGGAAATCGATTGTTTGTGACTCAGGATCTTCAACTAGTTGATATGCACCTGTGACATCTGTGTTTGATACACTATACTGTCCACCAGAAACTGCGTAGTCTGCACCACCAGCTAAACGGTAGTAGTAAGTTGCATTCTTTTTAGTAGCAACAGTTGTTACGCCAGCAGGGAAATCAACAGTACCTGTAGAACTCTGTAGTAAGTTAAACTGTCTTGCATCAGCAGTTTGTCCCCAAATACCATCAGCAGCAGTAGCAGTAGCAGCGAAAGTAGTTCCCTCGTGCTCACCCCAGTAGATATACTGTGAACGTTGCTTCAGAACATCAACGTAGTAGTTTGTTTCTCCAACAGAAGTCTTAGCATTAGATGCTTTAGAAAGACCAATGTAACGCTCAAGTAAAGCACCAGTTGTACCAGTGATCTTACCATCGATATCAACTACAAGAATGTGTAGTTCGTCACGATGTCCACCTACTTGATCTGTATACTGTGAAGTTTCTGGACGGGGAGCAACGTTAATCCACTTAACACCAGGAAGATACTCACGCTCTGCATACTCAGTGCGAACGGAAGAAACAGTTGCGTTGTTGGAGTTTGTGTCTGCAAGAACATCACTAGTAGCAAAGTCGATACTTCCTTTATCCTTAACAATATAAAGACGACGCTCGATTGTTGTATTAACAGCAGCAGTGTTTGTTCCTTGTGTGATTGCTTGGTCATTGGCAATAATACCAGTAACACCACCACTAGGAAGATCAATTTCTAATTTCTTATTAGTTGCATCGTATGCAAGAACATTAACACTTTCTTGTGAACCACCGATATTAATTGTAGTAGCAACACCAGGAGTAAATGAACCAACGATGGTATCAATATCAAGAAGAAGTGAATACTTGTAAACTTTACCAGCAGCACCAGATGCAGCAGTTAAAGCAGCATTAGCAACATACTCCCATTCGTTACCTGAACTAGGAGCTGGAAGAATTGCAATATGATCAGCACCAGAATCAGTTACAAATATACCTATTGAATTACCTTTTGTTCCAGCAGTCTTAGCAGCCCATGTCCAAGAGTTGTTTGCTGGCTCGTAAGTTGTTTCGTAGTCTTGGAAATTCTTAATTAATGGAGCAGTTCCAGTGTCAACTGCGTTCTTAAGAGTTGAAGAGTTAACACGAATAGTTTTTAGAAGACCACCGTATGCGAGGAATTGAGATGCTGTAAACCAGTATTCATAGTTTGCATCATTTGGTTCACCAAATCTCTCTGCCAATGCACGCTCAGAAGATATCTCTACGATCTCTTCAACGGGTCCAGATTCAAAAGGTGCTGCAAGTACGCCTACGTTTGCAGAAGATACAGTTGAGACGGTTGTCAGATCTCTTTCCTGTACGACTACACCTGGCGATGATTGATTGGCTGCCATGTTTATATACTCCTAGATAAAATGCCGTTATCGGTTGTCTAAGATTATTTATATTTTTGAAACGTCACCTAAAGTCTAACATGTGCTGAACATCTCCATATTCCGCGAGTTCCCATCGCTCTCCTTGAGCATCTACAATAACATCTTCTTCTAGTCCGTCACTAATAAAACCAAATGGAGCCATGTCCTGTTCAATAGAATCTCTTTGGTCTGCATATATTCTTGCTCGTACATCATTATCATGCATTTCTTTAAAGTATTCTTGCATAGCCATCCATGCAAAAATAACTAAACACATAGCAAGATCATCATGACATCCATCTTCTGCTTGGAATGATTGTCCCTTTTGAATAAAGGTAGTTAGTTCTGATATGGTGTCATAGTCTGGGATAAGCAACTTATCATCTTCAATTAATGCTTTAAGATTAGAACATCCAACTTGCTTAACAGTTGAACTCATCTTCACACCTAACTGTGTTTTCTTACCTGAGAATCCCTGTCCTAATTGTTGCCCTGCTCTTCCCCGCATTGCTGCCATAAGAAGATTCTCATATTCTAAATCAAACTGAATAATATCTGCTACCTGTCCACCAATATCATTTACCTCACAAAGGATATATGCATTATTATAATTCTTAGCTACCTCAACTATTATATTCGGTAAAACGATTGGTTTAATCTGGTTGTTCTTATATCTTGCTACCATTTTATATGGTAACGTGGTTGTATCTATGACGCAAAATGCTGAAGCATCACCGCCAATGCCACGAGATACGTCAACTGTAAGTATATAATTGTGGTCTTTAATGACTTGTTCATAAAGTGCTAAACCTCTATTTTCTTTAAACGGATCTTCATAGGGCATGATCCTCAATTTACTAGGTGATATAAGAGTATCAACAGATCCTAAAAACTCACATTCAAACTCAACTCTAAACTGTGCTTCAGATGTATTCTCAATAGTTTGTTGTTTCCATTTAGCATCTCTACCAGGTACCTGAGACCAATGGACTTCTGTTGCAACATAGTTATTTGATCCTCTTTCCGCATCATGCCACAGTTTATAAAACTGATTCATACCATGTGGTGTAGATATGATAATAACTTTTGTTGATTTACCAGAAGATATAGTAGGATAGACACTAGCAAAAAACTGTTCAGCAATATGATTCGGAACAAACGCGAATTCGTCCAGAAATATAATGTTAAAGGACATACCGCGTACAGCACTAGCAGAAGTAGAAGAAGCGAGGATTTTACTTCCGTTCTCCAATTCGAGTGACCCTTTGTTCCAACCGAGAATACCTTGTTGCAACCATCTAGGGAGATTCTCATAAGAAAGTTGTAGGCGGCCCAACATTTCTCTTGCAGTGGGTGCTTTGTTTGCGAGGATTGCGACATTTACATTAGCATTAAAAAGAACATACCATAATAGATATGCTGTAACAATTGTAGATTTACCAGACTGACGAGGAAGCTTCGCTATATTGAATCTATGTTTATGAAACTTCTCAACCATCCCCTCTTGGAAATCATACATTTTAAATGGTATGACACCTTCATCAAGAGATACGATCTTGATATACTTTCTTATAAAGTACACAGGATCTTTAGCACACTTTAAATACTCAGAAACTTGTTTCTTAGTAAAGTCCTGAGTAACGTTTGCTTTCTTAAGATTGGGATTACCTAAGTATATCTCTTGTGATTTACTCATTTTTTAAATTCTATAATCAATCTATTAACAACTATTCCTTTAGTATCTAGTGTTTTTTGATCAAGACTGGTCCAAAGTCCCAAACGTTCTCCTAATTTCACGTAGCTCTTCAAAGTTTTTTTGTTTAGTGCCACCATCATATTCCCAAGCATAACCCTCCTTTATCATTTGTTCATTAAGTGAGATTGGTTCCTCCCCAACGTAAAGCCAACCCAGAAGCCGACCGTACTTGCCGACACCACCATGAAGCTCAGTGCGAATAGTGAGCTCATCATCGCCAGCCAGAGTGCTTTCCAATTTTTCTTTGAGCCAGTTTGTTGCATCGATTCCTAGTGCCTTCTCTTCCAAGTCTCTTGTTCTTTTCTCTGGCGTATCAACTCCTGCAATTCTAACTCTTTCTTTCTTGTATAAATCAAAGCCGAGGTCAATAGTAACGTCAATAGTATCGCCATCTAATACCTTATCTATACTCGTAACTCTAAAATTATAGCAGCTCTTCCTGCTCGGCGGTGTCATCGCTCCCATTGTTATACTCTAGTAAAGCTTTATTTAGCATGTCATCAATAGGTGTTCTATTTTTAGCCGCTTCATAATCTTTCAATGCATCAAGTAATTCATGCATGTCTGTAACACTCCAATCTAAGATAGGATCCTTCATCTCTATCTCTGGACCGTAGATAGGATTAATGATCTGATCCTCTGCTCTCAGAGGAGTCGGAATCAGAAGTAGTAATGGGATTAGGATACCAATCATCGTATTTAAAGATCCAGTAGATCGAAATAGCTACTGCTATTAACAGTATAGCACACATTATATTTATTGACCAGACTACTTCTTGCATATATGTCCTATCACTTGGCAAGGGTGATGAATCATTATCAAAGCATCCTTAACCACTTCTGGTGGTACCACTATACAATATCCAATACCCATATTGAATGTGGTTCTCATATCTTCTTCAAGTATTTCGCCACAATTCTTAACCTTAGTAAAGATTTCTGGTCTTGGCCAAGAATTCCAATCAATATGTGGTGACAATCCTTTTGGTATACATCGTTGTAAATTTTCTAAAAGACCACCACCAGTAATATGTGCCATACCAAGAATAGGTATTTCATCTAACAAACGTTTAACTGCATCTGCATAAATTCTAGTTGGAGTAATTAATTCTGGTGTTTCTTTATAATAAATTTTATGCCTCCATAGCATATCATTAATAAGACTAAATCCATTACTATGAAGTCCACTACTTTCTATACCAATTACAACATCACCTTCTTTAATTAATCTACCATCTATAACTTCATTCTCTTCTACTATACCTGTACAAAATCCTGCAAGATCAATATCTTTAGCGAAACGACCATGTTCAGCAGTCTCTCCACCAATAAGTTCTACACCTGCTATCTCACATCCCTTGATAATACCTTCCATTATCTTATCTTCCCTACCATCCAACTTCTTAGTAGAAATATAATCTAAAAAGTATAATGGTTCAGCACCACTACAGATAACATCATTAACACACATTGCAACTAGATCTATACCAATAGTTGTCCAGTCACCAAATACTTGTGCTATATTAATTTTAGTACCTACACCATCAGCACCAGAAATTAATACTGGTTTTTCATATCCAGTAGGAATTCTAAAAGCACCACCAAATCCACCTATAGCAGGTGCTTTCTCTTTGAGTCTTTCTACAAAAGCATTACCTGCTTCTATATCAACTCCTGAAGTTTTGTAATCCATAATTAATCATTTATACCATACTTTGATAGGTCATACTTTGCCATCCTTAATGGTTCATGTTTGACCACAGGTGGTTTACCTATTATATCCTCAAGGTCACCTACTATCTTCTTCTTAGAGATATGATATGGTGTTGGTGCATTTTGTAAGCACACTTGTAAACACAATAGTTGTTCGTCAGTAAACGTGAATGTATTACTCAACGTGGATTACTCCTTTCATACCTGCACCAGCATGAGGATCACATTGAAACTCAAAATCTCCTGCTTCATTAAATGTAACTGGAAATTGCTCTCCACTCATAAATGCTAAATCGGGATGAGATAACTCATCGTGATCAGCAAATACTACATTGTGAGGAGGTAATTCACCATTCACGAATGTAACTGTATCACCTACTTTAACTGTAAGTTCATTAGGTTCAAAGATTAGATTTCCTCCTGAACCCATTTGTATAGTATCAGCAGCATATGCTGTTCCTGATACCGTTATTAATGATGCAAATACTAGCACCCATGCTATAAACCTTGTCAACCACATAGTAATAATTTGATGATTCTTTTTTATGTATGTCATGCTCTATCGAGCAAAACATAGTCAATAGAATGAGGATGATCGTGTATGTACGATACATCCTCCCTTACGTCTTGGATTGCTTCATATGCATCATGTGCATATGTGCAAATTTCCTGCATATGTCTCTGATTGTCGTGATAACCGACGGTATAGTGGGACATGATAGTTTCAACTCCACAGTACTCGATTATTTAGTGTGCGACGTAAGTATAGATACCTAAGTTTATTTCCGATCCAACATATTACGAGAGACAGTATTCCTACAAAGTTTCTCTTGTTGTAGTCTATCTAATTCTCTTAATAATATTTCTTGGAAATTATCTTTATCTTTACTTGTTGTAGTGGTAGGCTGCTTTGTTAGTTTTCTTGGGGAGTTTTCCACTTCTTACCTTAGTTCCTGAAGTTTCACCATAACTATCTGGGTGCTTCCCTGCCTTTGATTTTCCGACAGTCTCAGATTTTTTCTTACTCTTATCAGTATAGTGCAACTTTGCGGGTTTGTTTTTGTCTTTGGTAATTACAGATTCTTGTCCATGTTTACGACCAAGACGACGAGTCAATTTTCCGAAACGTCTCTTGCTCATTTTATCTGGTTTTGTAGTTTGATAGGATACTTCTCTTCCTGTCTTACCATCGTCGTATTTGTATTCTCCGACACCTTTTTTATATCCGATGCCTTTCTTTTTTAAATCTTTTTCTAAACCCTTGCGTTTTGTACGATTCGCCTTTTCATCAGATCCTCTATCAGCACTTATGTGACCAGTCACTTTTGTCTTAGACTTGGTTAACATTCTAGTGGTGGGATTTCCTTCAACTAGTTTAATGAAATCAGCGTAATACATAACTTTTAGTTGTTCCTTCTGTGCGAGCTTATTAGCAGTAGCATACATGACTTCTTTGTCACGTTTACCATATAATTTTCTAAAGCGATGAGCACTTTTGTTCTTCATCCCTCGAACTATACGTTCTGCTTCCTGATTGACGGCTGGCATATTAACCTCCGACTACTTGTATCTCCTCTAGTACAATTGCATTGCCAGTCACTGCGACTTTAACGCAACGTTTGACAACTGCTTGAGGACCAGATGCATATGTGTAGTCAGCAGAAGCACTTGATGAATTTATATCTGTAGAAATCGTATTGTTTACAACTGCTGTTATCTTCTTACCTACAGTGCCTGCAGAAAGGAAGTTGCTATCAATAGCAGGTGAAGTACTATCATCTTCAACAGCGATATAATCGCCACTAGAGAAAGGATGTTGTGATGATGTTTCATGCAGATGTAATCCTAATTGATAATCTGCTGTAGAATCATCTACTGCCTTAACTACTTTAGCATGTCCAGGTTTACCACCTTTAACTAAAAGTGCCTCGTCACCAATCAATGTAATTGCTGGTCCGTCATTAAATGCTACAGTAGCATCGCCTGCGGTAGCCACAATACGATAGAATCCAGTCTTTACAACTTGATATTCTGTCGCATCTGCTGCAATAGCGTTAGTACTTAATACGTTTATAACTGTCATTGTCGTGTCTATGTTGATTCAGTTGTGTTATTATTTATATTTTTTAACATCTTCTGAAGATCAGCAGTGCTACCAACAAACATTGCATTAGTAACATTTGTCGGTCCTTTCTTTTCTTCAGCATCTAATTCTTTCATTTTACGTTGCAAATCAATTAACTTATCTGTTGTATCTGCAACGTTTTTAATCATTAAAGCAGCAACTTCATATGCTCTAGGATGATCACTACTCTGTGCAACATCCATGATACCATCTAATGCTTCTTGGCCTTTCATTACTAGATTATGTAAGTTAGCACGACTCATTTCATAGTCTTGCTTTACATCTCCTTCTTCACTTTTTTTAAGACTGGGTTTTACACTCTCTACATGCTTTTGTAACTCTGACGGTTCAGCACCAAAAGCATTATTAAGACCGTCGAATTCTTTCATTAGATTGCCTCATCACTACCACTTATAGGATTATATTTCTTCATATCAGTAAATACACTGGTTAATTCATTAAATCCAAAGTCGTCATCTGCCTCAAGTAAAGCATCATCTGCAGCATCTATCTTATACACATTAGCACCTGATGCATGACTAGCAGCAGTAGTTCCAGCATGACCACGAATAACAGTAAGAGTATTAGAAACCTTCTTAGATACTCTCATTGTCTCAGTACCAATGTAAATGTTATCCCACTGAGCAATACTAGAAGCATCAGCAACAGTTAATGATGTAGCAGTTAATCCAAGTGCAGCACTTGTTTGTGTAACTACTACTCCATCCCTATCAATAGTGGATTGAGGTTGAACAGCATAACGAACTTCTCTTGGTGCAGAAGTTTGATTGGTTGATGTATAGTAATCGACCTGTGCCTTTCTGATAGTCTTAGACTCGGATATTGGTCCGTATAAGTATGTCTTTACTGTAAATTGTAACGTATAAATGATTGCTCTACGACTAGAAAAATCTCCTTCATAGTCATCCTCATAATCAAGGTTATTTAAAACTACAGGAACATCTTTAACTTCCTGCATACTAGATAATAGTTTAACTGAAAGATTAAAATGAGGTTGAAAGTTTGGTAATATTTGTTCTAAAATCTGAAGACCATCATCCTGATTCTTTGAGATAATTGCCATCTCAAAATCAAGATTATATGGTACTGGCATGAATGTATTATAGTTCTTGCTAGAATCCTTTTTAATTTTTATCTTTTGAGTTGGAGAAACTTTTCTTGTAGAATCATAAGAGACTCCAGATATTTCAAATGATATTCTAGGAAGAGTAATTTGAACTCTTTTGTTTGTTGGATCTGGATTTTGATCTAAACGTGCTAAAAACTTTTGCTTAGGACCATAAGCAAGTGGGACTTTCATCACCTCATCTTGTCTTCTCAATTCAATATTATTGAATAGAGTACCAAAGGCAATAATAGTTTTACGAAAAATTTCGTTATACGAGTAAGTTCCTAGCATTAGATTGTCAAGTCAGTAGTGTTTCCAACTGAACCAAAGGGGTTGGATTCGGAGAAATCGATGATATCGTCGTCAGCAGTTTCAAATTCATAATTTTGATCATAGGTAACTGCCTTATTATCTATTGTATTATATGTAGCAGTTGTCCAAGAGGCACTAGAGGTTCCCCCCGTAATTGTCTCTGGGATAGTAAAGATACCAGAACGATTGATAACGATGAGAGTCCTAGTAGCAGAATCCCAAGACTTAACCTCAGCCGTAACATTTGATGATCCTCCAGTAACAGTTTCTCCAACAGTAAAATCTCCACTTCCACCAGCTACGAGACCAACTGTAATAGCATTTGCAAAAGCAGTCTCGATAGCATCAAGATCTGTAATACCAGTATTGATCTCTTCATCACTGTACTCGAAGAGTTCACACTGACATTCCCAAACGTATCCTTTTCCTAACTGATAGAAAGGACGTTCGACTTCTACAAATTGTATTTCAAATAAATGCTTTGTTATTGGGAACCATATTAGATCCCCCTCGTTTGGTCTTCCTTCAACATTAAGGACTGTAGAGTCGTCAACCTTTTCTTTAAACTTTTCACGGGAGAAGATAAACGTCGTTTTATCTTCGATGCGTATTCCAAATTTTGTAAGTAACTCACCTTGTCCTTCCCATCCTTCGACATTATTGACATAGGCTCGGATTGGTTTTGCAGACTCGAACTTACCGTCCGAATCTTCTCCGAAAACCGTGTCACGATTGACGATAGTTCTCGGTACATAATATATGTCTTGCCCATAAATTTCAATGCTTTCTACGATAAGGTTTTCCATGAATTTCTGCTCTTGAGCAGAACCGTTTATTTGTAAACGGGATGAAGACGTATAATCGGATTGAACGTAATCTTGTGCTGGTGTATTTCTAAAAGTCATTTAGTTACCCCACTAAGTCCATTGGTGGAATCTCATAACGATCACGAAGTTCCTCTTCAAGATCAGTCTTGAATTTAGAACCATCCTCTAAAATTTGTCTACCATTAAGTGTGACACCACCCAACATTTGAATGCCGTCATATTTACTTAGGTTACGACCCCATTGCTGTTGAAACAAGGCTTCAACATAATCTTTTAACCAATTGTCATTAAACATATCGGTGTATGTTACAGGATCTTGTCTCATCTGCATATCTACCATTATATAATCACCCGCATTTAAATCTGCCCAATCAAAATCGAGATATAATCTATTTTGATGTTCATTCCATTTAACTCTACGGTTTGCTTGTGAGTTAGTTACCCAATCAAGAGTCTCAAGATATTGAGATGTAAGGAAATAATGTAAGATATGACCATGCGTCATAGCATAGATGTCATTCAAGAAGATCTGATATTTGATATTGAATATATTGCCTGGTACTATACTCGATGCACCGATTCCTGTATAAACATGATTAACACCCAACATTCCTGGTGGTGTAGAAACATAGTTATCTAAACCATACCATGCAGTAGAACCTTCTTGAGTAAATGCTTGTGCAGCAGTTTGAATTGCATCGGTTACTTCAATTCTCATGAAAGTTTTATAACTTCCATTATAATGATATTCTTGGTAGTAATCGATTGCTTCTTCTATTAGATCATCTAATTGCTCAGTCGCAACGTTGATGTCTATCGTAGGATAACCTAACCTACGAAGAGCATAATCCCTTAATTCTGTTTTAGAAGCGGGTCTAGTAGCAGACATATCTTATTATCCGAATGAACTTATAGTCAGATTAGTGACATCATTAGCACCAACGGTTTCTCCTTTTTTGTAGAAACCATCAACATTATCAACTGTGACTGAAGTCGCATCCATAGCAGTTATAACTCCAGTTGTACCAGAGGTTGCTCCAGTTACTGTTGCACCAATTTCCATCGTTGTGATGTCAGCAAGTGCAAAGGTTGCATTAGTGAATACTGTAGAAGTATTAACTGTTGCATTAGCATAGATTGTAGCAACATCAACTGTTGCTCCATTTCCATGAATAGCAGATACAGGAATTGTGCATCCATTACCATGTATAGCGGATACTGGAATCTGTGCTCCATTTCCATGAATAGCAGATACCGTTATGGTTGCATCACCATTACCACTACCTGATATAGTTATAATTTCAGATGCTGCATAAGTCAATCCATCATCATTAATTGCAACTCCAGTGACATTTCCTGATGCATCAGCAGTAACATCGACTGTTAGTCCTGTTCCTGATCCAGATGAAGTTGTAGCAACTCCAGTAGTAGTTCCTTCTGTATATCCAGTTCCTGCAGCAGTGATTGATCCAAGAGTCTTAACACCAGTTGCATTAGCATTAGTGATAGTAATTACTTCAGATGCTGCATAATTTAATCCATCATCATTAATTGCGACAGTAGCAACACCACCAGCAGAAACTGTAATGTCAACAGTCAATCCTGTTCCTGATCCAGATGAAGTTGTAGCAACTCCATTTGCAGCAGTGTAACCAGTACCAGCAGCAGAGATAGTTCCAAGAGTCTTAACTCCAGATGCATTAGCGTTAGTAATTGTTAATACTTCAGAAGCAGCATAGTTTGTTCCATCATCATTAATTGTGACACCTGTTACAGCACCAGATCCATCAACTGTAATGTCAACAGTTGCAGAAGATCCAGAAGCAGAAGCAGAAGTAGCAATAGCAGTTCCATTAGCATATCCTGTTCCAGCAGTTGCTATAGAACCAAGAGTCCTAATACCAGTTGCATTAGCATTTACAATAGTGATTGTGTCATCTACAGCGTATCCTGTACCAGCAGCATTAATTGTTGCTCCAGTTACCACACCATTAGAGGTTGTAAGATCAAGTGTTAAATTTGATCCTCCACCACCTGTAGTAGCAATAGCAGTTCCATTAGCATATCCTGTGCCACCTACAAGCGTGTCTACGGTTGCTACACCACCTGCGTTAGGGTTAGTAATGGTTAAGGTCTCTCCAATGGCATAACCAGACCCTGCAGCGTTAATTACTACGTTAGTAATAGCACCGTTGCCATCAGCAGTTGTATCAACTGTGCAATTAGTTCCTGATCCAGAGGATGAAGTAGCAACAGCAGTTCCAGAAGTAAATCCACCAACACCGTTAGATAGTGATCCAAGGTTAAGTGTCTTAACACCACCTAGATTAGGGTTAGTAATTGTGATTGTATCACCAATAAGATAACCAGTACCTGCAGTGTTTAAAGCAATTCCAGTTATAGCACCATTTGTTACTGTAGTATCAACTGTTAATGACGATCCAGTTCCACCTGTAGTAGCAACATTTGTTCCAGCAGTGTATCCACCAAGACCACCATTAGAGATAGATCCAAGAGTTACAACTGCACCAGGAGTTGGATCTCCAGATAGATTTAGTTTTAGTGTTGTTGCAGTAGCAAGGTTATTCAACATTGCTCTTAGTTGTTCATAAGCATTGTCAAGTTTTGCTTGAACTCTTGCTTCTGTATAGTATTGATTAGTTCCTTCAGAAAGGTCAGTTGTAGACTTACTTGATAGATCTAAGTTTGCACCAGTAGCAGCAGCCACTCTTGCGTCTGCACGAGTGTTAGTAAAGAATACGTTTGTAGATCCTTCAGTTATATTATCAGTATTAATGTCTGCCTGAGTAACACTAAGAGTACCTGAACTATGTGTAATACCTGTGCCATATGTAAAGTGTCCTCTAGTTCTAGCAGCAGTTGTGAATAGATTTGTAGATCCTTCAGTTACATTGTCTGTATTAATATCTGCCTGTGTGACCGATAAAGTTCCAGTACTATGAGTAATACCAGTTCCATATGTAAAGTGTGTTCTTGTTCTTGCAGCAGTTGTAAAGAGATTTGTTGATCCCTCAGTTATGTTATCAGAGTTAACGTCTGCTTGAGTTACAGATAATGTGTAAGTATTTGCAGCATCATCATAAACCTTAGTAACACCAGTACCTGCTATAATAACAGAATTAAGTCTGTCATCTACTCTTTCATTAGTGAAGAATAAATTGTTACCTCCTTCTGTTATGTTATCAGTATCAATGTCTGCCTGAGTAACAGATAAAGTATATGTGTTAGCAGCATCATCGTAAACCTTAGTAACACCTGTACCAGCAACGATAACATCATTCAATCTATCATCTACACGCTCATTAGTGAAGTATAGATTAGTTGATCCTTCAGATAGTGCATCAGTATCATGATTAGCAATACTGGATGCAGTACCAGTTAAGGTTCCTGTTATAGCAGTGATATTAGCAGCATCTGCATACACATTCTGCCAACGAACAGTGTTAGATCCTAGATCATGAGCACTATCAGAAGCAGGATTAATATTCTTAGCAGTAGATGTTGTAGCAATTAAATTACCAGTTAGATTTCCAGTTACAGAAGTAGTAGTTAAAACTCCATTTGCAGAATCAAAAGTTAGATTAGTTCCACTCTTAACTCCAAGAGAACCAGTAGCAGCAGTTGTGAAAAGAACATTACATGAAGTATCAGTTGACTCGTCAGCAACAGTAACTGTTGAAGCAAGAGTTGCGGTGTCAGCATTACCTGTAACATCACCTGTAACATCACCAACTACAAGACCTGTAAAGGTAGTAGCAGCAAGATTTCCAGTACTAGAATTAAAGGTTAAATTAGTTCCTGTCTTAGGAGGAAGTGATCCAGTAGCTGCAGTAACAAATACCACATTACATGATGTATCAGCAGACTCATCAGCAACCGTAATCGCAGCAGCATCAGAAGAAGTACCTGTAAGAGAACCAACGTATGTGGTTGCATTTACAGTATCTGCATATAAAGTTTGCCAACGAACTGTATTAGTTCCAAGATCGTATGTGCTATCAGCAGCAGGGTTAAGATTCTTAGCAGTAGAAGTAGCACCTGTAAGGTTACCAACTAAGTCTGAAGTAATCTCATTAGCAGCAAAGTCACCAGATCCGTCACGTATGACTAAGTTATTTGCAGCGTTTGTGCTTGCAGAAGCAACGTTAATAGTTGTATTACCAGCAACTCCATCAGCATTAGTAAGAGTAATACCAGAGGATGCTGTTACAGCAAGTGTTCTTTGTGCGTATGTATTTGCAGCAGTTCTTACAACATATCCTGTGCCACTCATCGCTGCCAAGGCAGTAATATCAGCGTCATTAAAGGTAGTAGTAACCGTAAAGTCTGCTCCACCAGTGACGGAAACCGAACCATCTACTACACCATCAATAGTGAGTGTTCTAGCAGTTTTCCAAACATCAGCAGAAGATGCATTACCTAAGAAACCTGCACCAGCACCAGCAGCACTAGCAGCAGTAATTTGATTAGCAGCAAAGTCTCCAGAAGAATCTCTGTTAACAACTGTAGATGCAGTGTTTGCACTTGCAGTTGTCATATTATCCAAACGGTCAACGTTTAGATTATTAACTTTAGTTGTAGATGTAATAACGAATGGAGCAGTTCCATCAGCAAGATTAGAAGTTATTTGACCATCTATTGTTGCTGTTCCATCTACATTTAAATTATTATCTACATCTAATGAAGTACCTGCACCAGTTACATGAACTGATCCAACTCTTAAAGCACCATCAGTTCCTGTTAATACTTCAGAAGAGTTAGATGCACTTGTTAAGAATGCAAATTCGGAGGTTGATCTGTCATATCCGAAGAACCCGATTTTTGCAGAGCCATCGTAATAGCGGAATTCAACACCCCTATCCTTACCATCGTTAGATCCTGGTGCTGTGTCACCACCCAAAGTAATAATAGGGTCGTCGTAAGTGGTAACTGTGCTATTGACTTGTGTTGTTGTTCCATTGACTGTAAGATTCCCTGTAACAGTGAAATTAGATTCAGCAGTTATATCTCCACCAACATCTAATGTTCCACGAATATCAGTATTACCATTGTCGGTATCAACTGTAAACTTATCTACACCAGCAGCAGTCTCAATAGTAAACATCTTATTGTCTGCTTTGATGTTCACATTATCATTACATACTAAAGCACCAGATATATCAGCACTACTATTAAGATCAAGTGATCCTGTTAATTCAGTGTTACCATATATTCTAGCACTACCACCAACCGCAAGGTTCTTAGCAAGACCAATACCACCAGAGAATCTTCCAGCACCATCAGCAGCATATGAACCTGTTAGAGTTTGCTCTGTGTTATTTGTTGCTGTTACTACACCAGAAACACCGAAGGTATCATTGATTTGAGTTGCATCACCAACGGTGAGTGTACCAATGATGTTAGTATTACCGTTGTCAGTATCAACTTCAAACTTAGTAACAGGAGTACCAGCCCCATTCTGGATCGTAAATGTTTTATTAGCGTCATTTATTGTGACTCCAGAAGTAACTGTAAGTTGCTCATCTATATCAACAGTTCCGTCAATAACAGTATTACCAGTAGAAGCAGCAACAGTAAACTTAGAAGTAGCAATATCAAAGTTTCCGTCGATACCGACATTACTAGTAACGTCAAGAGTGCCAGCGATAACAGTGTTGCCGTTATCTGTATCAACGGTAAACTTGTCAACACTTGAATTATTCTGGACTTTGAAGAATTTATTATCTGCGTTAATCGTAACATTGTCTTGGAATGTAGCACCAGCATCAACATTTAATGTTGAATTTAATTCAGCAGCATCATCAACTGTTAATGATCCACCAACATATGTGTTACCATTATCTGTATCAACTGTAAATTGGTCTACTGCCGAGTTATTCTCGATAGTAAACATTTTATTATCAGCATTGATAGTAACATTATCTTGGAATGTAGCAGCACCATCAACGTTTAAAGTAGTGTCAAAGTCAACAGCAGAGTTAACTGTAAGATCACCAACAATAGTTGTATCACCAGAAGCACCTAGAACACTAAACTTAACTGTGTCTCCAGAGTTTTTCTTACCAACAAAGAAACCTTCTCCAGATCCTGTAGCACCAACATGTAAATTTTGAGCAACACCAGCACCACCATACACTCTTAAGTTAGAAGTGTTATGTGTAGCATAAGTTGGGTTGTAAGCAACACTTGAACCAAATCTTCCCTTATATCTGACCTGCAACCAGTTCCTGAATCCCCAACTCTCAGTACCACTATCTCTCTGGTTAAGATCACCGTTTATATAAATGTCTCCATTAAAGAGAATATCTTTATCAACGTATCCACCACCATCTACTCTTAATGCACCATAGTCAGAACTTTGAATCTCATAAAGATTTGTTCCACCATTTAAAGCAATATTAGGTTCATCAGTTGATTCGAGATGAACTAGAGATGCTACGTTTAAGTTTGAATTTAAATCTGTGTTACCTGTTACTGTTACTATACCACCAAATTCTGCATTACCTGTTGTGGTATGAAGTGTAGTCTTAGTAGTTCCTGAACCATTCTTAAGTTCTAAAGTCTTAGAAGCACCTTGGAATACAATATTATCATCAAATCTAGATGTGCTATTAGCACGGAATGTACCGTCTACATCTAATAGTCCACCAATATTAACATCATCACCAATACCAACACCACCTGCTACTACCAAATCTCCAGTAGTATTAGATGTTGAGTTAGTATTTGTTGTAAGTTTTAAGTTACCAGCGATGATCCCTGCATCTGTTCCAGTGAATACTTCTGAGGTATTTGTGGCATCGTAGAGGAATGTAAATGCTCCTGTATGTCCTCCAAGATCAGCGGCCGAATCATCGTAACCAAAGAATCCAATTTTTGCTGAAGCGTCGTAATATCTGAATTCAACTCCTCTGTCCTTATTGTCATCCGAACCTGGAGCAGTATCACCGCCAAGAGTAATGATAGGATCATCCACCGTAGTAACGGTTGAATTAATTGTTGTAGTCGTTCCATCTACTTGTAAGTCCCCCATTATTTGAACTTTACCACTGGTTGCCCTGTCATCACCAGGATCAAGGATCATAGTGGCAGCAGAGGAAGCAATGTAGTCCCCTTGGAAGTATGTGTCTTCTACTTGTACTTTACCGTTAGTTCCTTCTGAAGCAGTAATAGTAACCTTATCTTCAGCAGTTATAACAATATTACTAGCACCAGCACCAGAGTTAGTTGCAAGTATACTTAATGATCTAGCAGAAGATGAGTTCTGTGTAGTCTGAAATGTTAGATTACCATCACCAATCTTGTCTAAAGTTTGTGAAGTCGATGCGTTGAGGGTAATGTCTGGATCACTGAAATAGGATCTGACGTTAATATCAACCTCTCCAGCACCACTATCACCCGTATTATTTGCACCAAACAGTAGATTACCGCTTGTATCATTAATCTTGATATAGTTGAGTTTATTGAATCCACGATATCCTGTAGTAGCAGTTAATTCTTGGTCAAGGTCAAAGTCCTCTTTTGCGTTGCCGTCAGCAAAGGAAATTCGACTGTTTTGTAATTGAGAATTGTCAACACCAGCAGCAGCGATATTAACGTGACCCCCTGCAGATACATCAAAATCTTCTTGAGCAAAGGAAGCGAGACCTTTTTGTTTTGTCGTAACTGCACCGAGGTGTCTCCACGATCCAGCATCACTAGTATCTGAATGAGTAGGTGCTCCAGCTCCTGCCGAGATACCTGCAATGGCTTGATAAAGTTTCGATGCATTAGTGATCCTATCACCTCTGGAATAGGTCGTTGCTGCGTTGTATGCTGCTGCATCTGTTCCTTCTACTGCTGTTGCAATAGGCACATTGGTTGCACTAGTTAGTCTACCATATGCGTCAACTGTAAATTTCGTAGCGTTTACAGTTTCAGTTCCGAAAGGTTCTCCACCACTACCAGCACCACTAACAGAAGTTAAAGATTCTGTATTATAATCACCTGCTGTTACAGCAGTAGTAATAAGATCAATGGTTGGGTTTCCAGAAACACCATTACCATTGGTCAGACCAATTCTTGTAGCAGTACCAGTAATAGTTCTGGTTGACATAGCACCACCACTAGTCCTAGCAATAATACCAGTAGTAGTAAGACCTGCTATTGCAACTAAGTCTAAATCATATGGTTGAGCTGATGATCCCTCTACAGTTCCATTAAGGTTATAATCAGCAAGAGTTGAAGGTGTTGAAGCATTTGTAATTCTACCTTTTGCGTCTACAGTTACCTTTGTATAAGTTGCAGAAGCACCAGCAGTTCCATCATAATGAGGTAGAGTTGAAATTAGTTGTAGTCCAGTAGATATAGTGAGGTTGGCAGAACCATCAAAAACACCAGATCCTACTATGTCATCTGATAAAGTTATCTGTCTAGCAGATGCAAGTCTTGAAGCAGTTGAAGAGTTACCAATAATGGTTGATGTAATAGTACCTGCAGAGAAATTACCATCTGCATCTCGTTGTACTAATGTATTTGCGGTATTAGATGTAGACTCAACAGGACGCTCATATCTTAAAGTGTTCCATGCGGTAACACCATCACCTATTTTAAATCTACCAGTATCAAGTTCAATACCTAATTCGCCTTGTGCCAAGGTTGGGTTAGAGTTAGCCCAATCTTGAGCACCACCTCTTCTTAATTGAATTCTATTTGCCATTTTATTTTTAAGACAACTCTATGGGAACATGCTTCCAAGTTATTTATGCCATTAAGAAAGGGGACTTGCGTCCCCCTTCGATATTATTCAGTTAATTCAGGAGACCCATCCGTTACATCATCGGCAGGAATGTCTGGCCGCTCTGGTGCTGTTCCTTCGACAGGAGGGTTATAATACTCTAATGCTTCAATAGCACCCTGAAGCTTGAGTGCTGTAACTTCATTTTCTTTAATTTTTGCTGCTAATTGCTGATTATCAGCAATGCATTTTTGATATCTTTCCTTAAATTGAGAAAGCATCGTTTCTTGTGATACCTTTTCCAGTTCAGTGGTTGTCATGATTTGTCAGCTAACGTTAGTAATAGTGATTTAATCTCACTCATATCTGATTTTAACCCAGAAACGTCATTTTGTAAAGCTACAAAATCTTTTTGTTTCTGTTGTTCTGCTCTATAACCCTTCATATACTTTTCATATGTAGAAGAATCAGAACATTGGATGGCTCCGTTATCATCACGATACCATCCAGCATGGTCTTTAACAGGTACGTTCATTATACAGCGAGTGCGATTGCTCTAAGTTCCTTAACCGTTGGAGCATATGCTTGGTTTGCAGATACAAATACCAATTTAACTTGATATTGTGTAAAGTCTAAACCAGTAACTTCATACTCATAATCATTATATAGTTCCAACTCAGTAGTTTCAGGAATCTTAGCAGTATCCGTTGGGAAGAATTCAAATCCATAGGACTCTATAGGATCTGAAGAACCTGCAGGAAGTACTCTATATAGGGGTTTTATGTAAGTATTTGGTGGACGGTAACCAGCAAACATCAATTTAATTGATGTGGAATTATTAGTAAGACTTGCAACCTTACTAATATAAACAGCAGCATGTTCGTCACCAACAGCAAGTTTTGCACTATCAACATTAGTAGGATTATTAATCCTTTGACTTACAGTTGTAATGGACATTCTATCAGTATCAATTACAGGTGATACTGTTGCTAAGTTACTAAGCATAGTTAGATCCATTCTAAATGACTTAGCACCATTCAATTCTGCAGATTCATTCTGTTCAGAACAAATCAACTGAGGAGAATCAAAAGGATTATCTTCACTTAAGTTTACATCTATAAACTCTCCTGTATTACTAAAGGAGTTTTGTCCCATTGTGGTTCCATCATTAATAGATGTACCAGTAATAGTATTAACTCTTGCAGTAATATCTGTCTTAGGAAGTAACATTCTTTCAATTTGAGGTACCAAAATCTCATACTGAACATTCTGAGTTGCAACAATTGTTTCACCACCAGATCTTATACCCAATCTACCAAGAGAATTAGTTGCTATTTCATAACCATCTAATGTTGGAGAAGCAATAGCAGCATGTGTCTTATTGATTTCTGTTAAAGGAATACCATCTAAGTTATAACATTCAACAACTGTTTCATCAGCATGTGTTACAGCAGTAGTTCCATCAAGTCCTCTTTCATGAACTGTAATAGTTTTACCATCATTACTAATTGCTGAATAAGACATAATCTCATCTTCAATCTTAATGTATCCTACATTAGATGCAGTAATTGCTGCAGCATTGATAATCTTATGGAATGCAGTAGCATCATTAACATTAATAGCAGTGTCAGATGCTGATATAGCAGATGTTAGATAAGTATCTGAAATTTCAGATATAGCACCTTCGATAATAACATTATTATCTAAATCATGCATACCATGATCGGAATGTGCAATTCTGATCTTTCTATTAGATGTATCATATGCTGGAGCACCTGATTGAGTTGCTGCCTGAACTGTAGCAGAACTCACTCTGTCTCCTGCAGGAACCGTATTTGTTCCAGATCCAGGAACTGTTGTCTGTTGACTTGCAGTACCACCGCCTGCACCATCACCAGTTACTGTCTCACCGTTTGTAAACATTCCAGAAAGATAATTAACTGCTAAAGTAGTAGCATTAGTTACTTCAGTAATTGTAGCAGTGGTGCTACTAGTTCCACCAGTAATTTGGTCACCAATTGCATATCCAGATGTGCTTGTTAGAGTTATAGTTCCAGTAGTCTTAGATGACACAATTGCTTGTGCATCAACCCAAGTACCACTAATATCATTAATGGTTAGAGTAAATCCACTACCAGCTTTATTTGCTTTTGCAGTAATAGTTCCTTGAGCAAGAGACTGTTTCTGATAAACACGAGCACCTATAGTAAATGGTGTATCAGTTAAATTAGATGCTGCAGTATTAAGTTGCAACTCTGGTTGATAAGTTTGAATTGGATCAGGTGCTAAAGTAATCTTACCATTGTTACCTACATCTAAAGGAGCATTGGTAAGTGTAAGTCTAGAGTTTAGATTAGTAGTAAACTTCGCTCTATTAACAATAAACTTCATATCCTCATACTGGTCTGCAGTCCAAGTAGTTGCGTTCTGTGACTTGAATAAGACACCTGCATAAGGCTGTTCGGATATAGTTCTGTCTCCAGAAATATCTAATTCACCCATCCTTGAAATCCAAACTTGATATGTATTGGAATCAGAGAATAGAACAAAACAATGTTCTATTGATTGTGGGATATAAACAGGTGCTCTAAATGTAAACTTAGTTGCAATAGCACCAGTTTCAGAGATCTGAACCTGATCAGGAGTTAATGTGGTATCAGAGAATGGAAGAATAGTAGTTGTAGGATAACCATTTTCCATTGTTCTTATCTGCATAGAGATAGGAATATTTGTATCCTTCGTGTTGAAGTAAATATCAACTGAAGTAATAAATGTACCACCATCTTCTGTTATTAAGAATGATTGTGCTAGTGGATCCCACCAACCAACCTGACGAGTCTCAGTTCTAGTTGATCTCCTAGTTCTTCTTTGAGTTGTTGTATCTCTTACAAGTCTAGCATTTCTAACTGCTAATACGTTTTCTTGAACCCTTCTAAGTGTTCCTTTTGCTGAGTACTCAGTCTCTGCAGAAGAAGCAACACTTCCTGGAAGTCTAGAATCAGTCTTACTTGTTGTAAGTCTTAGAGTTCTATCACCAGTTGACCAACGTGGATTATTTCTATTTCTAGGATTTGGAATGAAGAATGCTCCTTTCCATTGTCCTAATCTATCTGTAATTTGTCTACGATCTTTAACAACTGCTCTTGCACCTGATTGACCAATTAAAACTTCACCAACTTGGAAGTTACCATAATAACGTCCTACTGCTCTTCTAGCAAGTGATTCAGTATCAATATTCAAGAATGGTGTTGTAGATGCATAAGAGGATGGCATCTCAGTATCATCATACTGATTGTACTTAAAGAAGTCATTTGGTGCAGCAACTCTAAATCTACATCCACTAGTCAAACCTCTAACTAATTCTCCAACCACAAATGGTGTTGAGTTAGTTCTACTATCAGTAGAAGAGTTCTTAATAAGTTCAATAACTTTAGGAATCATATAATCATCAATCTTCTGACCATCGAAGAATGAGAAGAATGAAGTTCTTGGCTTCATACGAGCAACAACAACCTCAACGTTCCTAGACCTAATCCACGGTATTGAAGTTTCAGATACTATCCTATCTCCTAATGACCTTCTATCAATTCTTGGTACAACTCTAGTTCTAATACCAGATCTTGTTTGACGACGAGTTGTGGTAGTTGTTCTAGATCCCATAACACGACGACCTCTACCTGGAACAAAGTTAGCAAATGTATGCTCTCTCCATCTTCTCCATCTACCACGAGATGTTCCTGTCCATGTGGTTCTCCATGCTCTCCATTGAGTTGGAGCAAATCCATTCTGGTCTACATTAAGTCTTCTTCTCGTTGCTCTGAAATTACCTTCAATACTTGTAACTCTTCTTGGAAGACGATTAGTATCTACCCAGTCATCAGATGCTGGAGTTAAATCAATACGTCCAATATAAGCAAAGACGTTGAATGGGTTTACATTCTCAACTCTAGAAGCATATGGTTGTATAATTAATGCTTCCTCAACATATGGAAGAGTAATTAGAGGACCAGTTTGCTGAATATTTTGTGATAATGAATCATCAACTAATAAAGAAACATTAGTAGTATAATGAGAAGCGTGACATGTGCCTGATTCATAATCTAATGAAGCACTATAATCTTCTTCATCCATATCAGACTTAGAATGATCTGTAAAGTCATCTACAATAAATCCATTCTTCAAACGACTCTTACCAGATGCATCTAAAATTTCAGAATTAAATGTATCTGATTCAAGCATATTGAGTGATGTATAGTACTCAACATTATTAAGACGATCTTCGATATTACCAATGTCTCTCATGGTATATCGCTTATTATCTGATTTTACTATAACAGTATCTTCAGAAGTATCGAATGTATATGGATCATGCTTTAGAATTGCTAGAAGCATACCATCTTGTAAATCATCTGGTTCTGTAGGATTCTCTGCAGACTTACCCTTAATGATTTGGAATTCACCAGTAGGAAGAACAAATACTTTATCAACCCTTGACAAATACCAATCAAAATCACACCTAAAGTCACTATTAATTTGAGGAACGTCAAATAGAGTTGCAGAAGGTGTACCAGAAGTTGGGAATATTCTTGCTTTAAAATCTAAAGTTGGTAATTGAACATATGCTGGAGAAGCAACAGATCCTGTTCCTTGGAAAAGATTCTTAACACCTGGACGGAAGTCTAGGAAATCAGGTAAGAATAGATTATCGTAGAAAGGTATATCTGCATAGTTAGTATCAAGATAAGATTGACCAGCAAAGTAATCACCAGTTGCAGCATGTGCGTAATAATCTAATACAATCTTTAATTTTCTAATAGGTAATGCAACACCTTTTTCTCTTACAAGTTTAGATGTTCCATAAATGAAATCAGTTTGACCATTTTGTAAAACATAACGATCTGTAATTACTTTAGATCCTTCAATAACAGAACCTACAGAATCATTAATAATACCTTGAATAGCAACATTACTACTATTAAATCCATCTAATGTTTCACCAGAAACAAATTTACCCTCAAGATAAACAACAGTTAATTTTAATGTGCTTGAGTTGAAATCAACAACACTTGCTCTTGCCTTTGAAGTTCTACCAACTACAATACTCTTATTTGCAAAGAAAGCAGGTTCAACTAAAGTAACTGATGGAATTATAGGATCATTATCATCTAAAGACTCATATACAGCATGAACATTGAATACGTCTGTTAATCCTAAAGATATATCTTTATCCTCAATTCTAGTTCCATATACACCAGAATAAGTCAGTCCGTACGGCATCTTATCAAGGTCTTGAACACTTTGATTAACCTTCAAGACAAACATATTTGTCGGTGATTTAGACTTCTTAGTAGTAACGTTCTTAGATATTGTTGCTGTAACCTTAACAGAAGTAATATTTGTTAAGTTAGCAATATTAAGAGTAGTCTTAGTAGAAGGATCAGCAAAAGTTGTATATCCTACACCACCACTGTTTACAGTATCAACAGGTAATTGATCACCAATAGGATATGTAAGATTACTTCCACCCATTACTGTGAAAGTATAATTTGCATCAGTAATAGCTTGGAACTGTTCGTTCTCAGGAAGAGTAATAGAAAGTGAATTAGTAGAGACAGTTTGATTATCAAATGTTCTTCTAACAATCATAGATTCATCAGAAATGCTCTTAACATAAGGTTTAGGCATTTCTTTAATTAATGTTGCTTTATCAATGTCAGTTAATTTACCTCTATACCGAAGTAAATTAGTATATGTTCCTGCACTAGGAGCAGCACCACCGCCAGCAGGGGTAACAAGTACTACTTGAGATGAATAGTTAAAGATAGTAGCATTATTAGCAGTTGCTAAGTTAGTTGGAGTTACAAAGTCAACATCAACATACTTAGTTTCATTAAAATAAATTCTATCACCAGGACGTAGGTCAGATGCAAAATTAGAATTTGTTCCCGTAATTTTCTCTGAACCACCCGTAGCATCATAGGTGAATGTAATACCTTGTAAAGGTCTTATATCATCTAAAATTATATCAGCAGTAAATTCTACAGCACTGTTACTTTCATCTCTAGCACATACTTGACGAGTATCTGAATATTGATAAGTATGAAGATTAGAAATAACATCCTTATCTAATCCATCAACAGTAATCATTTCTCCTTTCTGGAAAATCCCTTCAACCTGATACAGTTGCATATGTGTAGCACTGGTTATAGGATTAACTAAGAAACCTCTAGCACCAGATGTTTTACCAACAACAAGAGATCCTCTATTATCAGAAGCAGTAGTTGTTATAGTTTGAGCACTTGCCATCTGAATGACAGTAAACATTTGCACATCAAAAATGTGTAGTTTGTACTGATCATCAGCATTACCAAATGTTCCATCTGGATTAGTTAAAAATTCTATCGATGCAGAACGTGCATAACCAATAATATTACCTTGTGCATCACCAGGAGTTACTGTAAAGTTATCACGCAATTCTAAAGTTTGATATGCATTAGTAATAGTAGATCCAGATGTGTTTAGGAATCCATAAGTATTATTTACTTTAGAATAGTTACCTAATTCAAAAGGAATAATTGTATTTTGTGCAGAGTTTGTATCTCTTGGTTTTGCTAAGTCAACATAAGTTGGAGCAAGAGTTTTAATTCTATATCCTCTAACGTATGCAGTACCTGGTCCAAACTCAACAGCAAAAAGATTTTCTGCAGCTGAATTACCATCAGCAGTAGTATCACCTGCGTCATAAACACCATTATTAAATCCATCACTAAGACCTTCTCTCATAGTGATCTGGAAATCATCTACAACATAGTCTCCAGACTCTTCATAAGTTCTGGTAGCAAGGGATCTTTCTAATTCATCATATGCACTACGGTCAACAAGTTTTTCAACTTTATCTCCGTTAATACGCAGTAATTCTATGAAGTCTTTATCTGCTTCATCTGTAAGTAATTTCTTAACTAGATTAGTAGTTATTCTGAATCTATGAGAACCAGGAGCAGCATAATTAGATGTGCCTGCAGCGTTATCATTGAGTGATAAGTCATCTTCTGGGGTGATGATTGACTCAAGAATTTCGAGTCCGATTCTATATTTTGGTGTGCTTCCATATTGATCAAGGAGTATATACTGATAAGGAACGTCTACAAAGAATCCACGAATAAAGTAAACACCATTTTGGACATATGCAGCAGATCCAGTTTGGACTGCAGCAGTTGGAAGTAACTGAGCAAATGGTGATCCAACTTCAATCAAAGTGGTTCCAAAGGTAATTTCAGTATCAGTAACTAACTGTTCATTATCAATAAATGTTTGTTGTGTATTATCTGTACCACCTGTTTCTGTTCCAGATTCAATATACTTTAGATATAAAGTGATATAACCTTTCTCAGATTCTGTAGCAGAAATACTATAAAGAACTTTGGCCTTAACACCAGAGGTTAGACCTGTAATAATTTTTCCAGTAAGTTGAGTACGGTAATTCTCTACATCAGCACCCAAGAAACTTTCTTGAACCTGAATCGCATCAACTTCTAAGTCATATCCAATTTGTCCAGGAATGACCATTGCACCATCTTTAAATAGGTGCGTTCCCATATTTTCCACCTGATTTTGCAGGATGGATTGCATACTCGTAAGTTCTCTTGCCTGTATTGGGAATCCAGGACGGAATAACACTCGATAAAAGTTCTTCGCTTTATCAAAGTCGTCGTAATACGGTGTTACGTTTAAATTAGTATTCTGTGCCATTCGTTAGAACTCGATTACGATTTTAATATCTTCTACCTGGTCGTTAGCACGACTAATAGATCTCCTATTATCTATGTAAACAACTGAACCACTACTTGAAGCAACTTCAGGTTTAGCATAACCATTGTTGAATTTCATACCCAAGTCATATTCAGTGTTGTTAATAGTTCTAGAGGAGGAATTAGGGACGGCAGGGAAATTAACATCAGGTTGACCAGCAGCACCAGATGTTGCACCACTTATAACATTAGATCCATCAAACTCATTTTGTGTACCAGTAACTTCAGGGAAGATACCATCTACTGAGTTTTGATAGTATTTCAAAACTTTTGTTGTTGCATTCCATGAAATAACTCTTGCACGAGCAGTAACGTTGGTTCCACCAACAACACGTGTTTGAGTAATAATTTCATCAGGAACGTAATTACCTTGGAAAGTAGGTGAGAAAATTGCTGCTTTAGTAGCAGAAACAGTCAAATCTGCAATCAATTCTGCAGTTCCAAACTTCAAAGGATTAGTAATAAGACCGATACGACGATAGTCGTTATCAATCGGGAAGTCACCAGCACCCTCATCATAGGAGAGTTTGGCGTTAATCATAACTCGGAAAGCACCAATTTCTACAACTGCGTCAGCACCGTGACCACCAGGAGGAGGAATAATAACATCAACTTGTCCACCTTGACCTGTGCCAATACCAGTAATATTGTCAACACTGATTTTACCAAAAGTATAACCAGTACCACCAGATGTAACAGTTGCTGAAATAACTTTACCACCGTCAACAACGATGGAAACTCGACCACCTGTTCCGTCGCCGTTAATAGCAACGTTATCATATGTTCCATTGTTATAACCAGAACCAGCAGCATTAATAACTACGGTGTCAATCTCACCAGAAACAGCATTTGTCTTTACAGAATCATTAGTAAAGACAGGCATATAGTCTGTAGAGAAGAACTTAAGAACAGATGCAACAGGAATAGTATACATATACTTCCAGCGATAACCATCACCAGTAGTGATAATTGAAGTAGATGTTCCAGTAGGTTCAACAGTTGAAGGTTTTCCGTTAGGATCGGAAGGTGAAGTTCCGTTATAGATGCACTTATAAACTTGATACTGAGAGTTTACAACGTAAAAGTCAGAGTCATATAGTTTAGTAGCACCAGATGCAGCAGTTTTACTAGGAGAATAGTCTTGGCGATACATGTCATAGGTAAAACCTAATCCACCAGTAGTTTGTTCTGGGGAAACCCAGTCAATTCTACGAACCACCTGAACGGTATCTGAAGCAAGGACTCTCTTCAGAGAAACCATATCATCATAAGCACCAGAAAATTCGGCAAATGAGTCAACTGCCTGTGGAGGCGAGTTTTCATTATCCCAACTTTGTGGTCTACCAATAAACAAGTACAAACGATCTCTCGTTGCACCCGCAGCCGTGTCGCTCTGGGTTGCATCTGGACCCTCAAGAGCTTTAATGAATTTTTGAGCTGAAAAAATTCTAAATTGATCAGTTAATAGAGCTGCCATTTCCTAGTGACTATTGTCCTCTTGTTTATTTATGAAGGTTACGAACGAACCTGTGTAGTATATTCAATTGATTTGATGCGATAAGTTGCACCACCATTACCAACGATGTTTTCTCCACCCATAATTGCATATGCTTTAGCACCTGCACCAGTGGTATCACCTGCTGCATTATTAAATGTTACTGTAGGATGAAGGTTATATGATCCATCTACAGATTGTGTAATACCATAACCACCGTTAGTTATAGTAATACTTGCAACTTGGTCACCTGCAGTAGTCATATTAACGGTTCCAGTTGCCTGTATATCACCAATATTTTCAACTGCTAATGTTGGAACTGCTGTATAGTTAGTACCTGCTGTTTGAACATAGAAATCAACTATAGTACCCTTCTCAGAGAATTTATGTAAATAACCATTTACACCAACATTAACATCACCTGTGTTATAAGGAACAATATCTTTAACAGTAAGACTTACCTCTACAGGATCCCAAGTAACAACAGTTCCAATAACTCCAGAAATATTACCTGTTACAACTTCATTAACACTGAAACTTTGACCATTTGCATTATTAGCATCTAAGTATAGTTTTACTAGTGCTGTATGGTCTACACCATCTGCAAGAGCACCTGCAGTCCCTACAGTAGCATATTTAAATGGTATTGAACCATCCTTAATATTATCACCAACTTGGAATAGAGTAGTGTTTTGACCACCCTGAGTTGCTTCAATACCATATAGAGAACTGTATATACCACCATCAAGATTGATTTGGTTCTCAAAGTCTGTTCCAGTATTTACCAAATCAGCGATACCATCACCTGCACCATCTTGTTCATCATTATCTTCAAATGCTGCATCCTGTAATGTTGTAAGTGTTGGTGCAGTTAAAAGTGGTATCACTTGACCTACTTCATTTGCTGTTTGTAAAACAACATGAGGTTGGAATCCACTTGGAGCAGAAGCAGCAACACCAGCATCAAACTGAACTATTGCATCTTCTGTAGAAGGTAATCCACCATCAATAAATGCTAATTCATCAATTTCAAATACAACTAATAGTTCTCTAGTTGAAGGGTTCCAGTCATATACTTTAGCAACCTTGTTTGCAGCATTTTCAACCTTTCTAATAACTCTATCACCAACTTGGAATTGGTATGTTGAAATACCTTCGTTATTATTCTGACCAGCATCAAGTATAATTCTCTGATCATAATTAAAGTTAACACCTCTAGTTACACCAGTAAATTTTTCTCTTGATTTAGAAGTGTAAGTAATAGTTTCTCTATTAATAATAATAGTACCAGATCCTGGATAAGCATCTGTAGAATTAACATATATCGTTGTATCTGATGGTGAAACTGTTTTAGTAAGACCAGTTAAGAATATATTAGATGAGTTAAATGCCTGTCTTGCTCTTGTCTTACGTTTAAGATTAACAAGTTTTGTAAAGATAACATTAGGAGAACCAGTATAACTTTCACCTGGTTCAGTAACAGTAATATCAATAATTTTACCTTGAGATACAGTTGCTTCCGCTTTAGCACCTATACCTCCACCACCAGTGATTAAAATATAAGGAGGTTCATCATAATATTCACCTTGATTTACGATACTAATAGATGTAACTTTACCTAATGTATCAATTTCAGCAGCACCTTGAGCACCTTGTCCACCACCACCTTCAAAGATAAGTGTTGGAGGAGTTGCATAGTTTCTACCTTGATTAATTAATGAAAGACCAGTAACTGTTTGAACAGTAGGTGTTCCTGTAGCACCCGTTCCTTCTCCACCAAGTATTCTTGCATTAGCAGCACCAAAGAAATTATCACCTTTCTTAGTCATCTTAATATAAGATACTTGTCCAGGATTATCAGTACTTAAAACAACATCACCCTCTGCAATAGTTGGGAATATTGAAGGTGCTGGAGGAACAGCATCATTCTCAAATAAAGGTGTCCCGTAAAATCTAGGACCGATAGCATATGGATAAACAGGATTACCACTACTATCCTCAATCATATAATAAGCATATGTTCCATTAGGATATTCTGGGGTTACTGCAAATTTACCATTATAAGCATCTAAAGTTCCTTTTGTTCCAAGGAACTTCCAATTACTAGTAGTTCCAGTAGTATGAACAGGTTGTGATCCTCCACTACTAATAGCAGCAGTTGCTTCGTAAATTACATTAGATGAGTTTTTAACAGTCTCACCTATAACATAAGCAGTTCCACTATCCCAAAGAACAGATTCATCAAATATATTATCATCAATCAAATCTCCTAAGAGATAACCATCTTGAACAGTTCTAACTCCATAACCAGCAGTAGTATATGCAAATACGTACAATGCAGCTGGTGCAGTTGCAGGAACTTGGAATGTAACTGATCTTGTCGTTGCTCCGTTAAATCCAGTTAGATAACCAGTATATGATACTGTAGAACCATCTATAGTATAGGTAATACCTGGTCCACCAAATAACTGTGTAGTATCTCCAATTACAACAGGGTTTTGACTATGCCAACCATCTTCATTTATTCCTATCAATAATTGCTGACTATCATTAGTAGCACTATCTAAATTAAAGACATAAGTTTTACCACGTTCTAAACCTAAGAACGATGGAGAAGATCCGTTAAAGAGATATTTTCCATTAGAAGAAGTGACAGTATAATTTACTGTGCTTGCTGTTGTAACTACAGGTCTATTACCAGCTAATTCTAAAGATGTTTTTAAACGATATCCTGAAGTTTCTCTTGAAGCACCCTGACCTACAGCAGTAACTTCATTAATAGCCTGCCAACCATCATCAATAAGATCTTGTACATTAATGACGATATCTGCACCACCACCTATTAATGAATTAGGAATTGTAATAGTTTCATTTTCAGCAAAATCCCTTCCTCTACCAGTCCAATCCTCAGTAGTTTTAGGGAATGTAACATCTGTATTACCACCAACAGCAACTACAACTAACGCTCTTGCAGAATTACCATTTCCACTAGTCATAGCAGTGGTAATATCTACATTATATGTTCCAGGAGTTCTTGCTGCATCATTCTGACCACTTGTATATCCATAACTAAAAATTCCATTGGGATTTTCATGGATAATTTTAAATCTATCACCAACAGCATATCCTGAACCTAGTTCAACAACTTCAAATGCAAGTCCTGTTCCATTGCTACCTACTGAGGTACATTTTACTTTAAGACCTGATCCTGTTCCAAGGGTGGATCCACCTGCCGATATATTTACCGTAGATAATGCAGAATTATTTTGACCATATCCAATTCCATTATTTCCTCCATACCCTGTTATAGTAAGAACACCAGTTCCTGAACCATATCCATAAGGACCATAAATGGGATATCCATCATAAGACATACCCAAGATCTTAGAATGTCCATCTGTATGTCTTGCACGATCAATAGTCGCAGGATCGTTTGAATCACTTTGATAAAAATTATCAGTATAATAAGTATTTGGTCTAGCAGTATTATCAACTGTAGAATCAAAAATCATATATCCTTCATCACCTTCATATCCAGACATATATCTGTGATATGCACAATGATAATAAATCTTTGCCGACTCATCCGCATTCATTATGAATAACGGTTGATATATGTTTTCATAATCAGCAGCTGGTGCTTGTGTTACTCCAGTGCTCTTATAATAAAGTGTACCAGGACTTGAATTTAAAGGACCATCTGGAGTAGTACTGAATCTCATTGGATGACCATCAGCACCATGACTATTAGAACTATCAGATTGATTCCAAATAATCAAATAATTCCTTTGAACTTTAATGTTCTCAGGAGACATATAATATTTTCCTGGAGTAAATGCACCAAACTCACTTGCTTCTGTTCCAAAATCAATATAGAAAACACCATCTGTAAATGTTCTAGGAAGTTCACTAATAGTAAAGTTAAATCCATTAGATCCTAAACATCCATCACCCTGAGAAAATGTTGCAGAATCAGCAAGATCTCTAAGATATACTCTTGTTACAACACCCTGATTATTTCTAACAACTTTAGATATTTCACCTCTAGCATTTCCAGCAATTTCATCAACTAATCTACCAACTTCAATAGATCCTAATGTCTCATCAACATTAGTAACTGTTAGCATAATATTATCATATTCTACTTTAATATTCCAAGTAAATGGTCTTAAAAGACCCCAATCAAATACACCATTATCTAATTCAAATTCATTAATAAGTTTATTTGAATGATAATATTTGATATTATTTTCAGTAACAACATCATAAGCATCGTTACTTTTAACGTAATTATTTTTAACCGCATCAATAGAATGTCCTGGAGGAGCATTACCATCTGGACCCCATTCTGGAGTATGTAATAATCCACCATTCGCTAAAATACCAAGAACCTTATCTGGTTGATTTTCTCTAGTACCAGGATTAGGAACGTCTTTACCACCTCTATAAACAAAAGTTTGACTAAATGATCTATCTACTAAAGGTCCGCCACCTGGAGCTGCCTCTGCTTGTGTCCAAGTAGGTTTTGGATGATTGTCTGATGCAATAGCTAATCTATCAGTAGAATTAACAAATGCACCAGTAGTTGTAGAGTTGGGATGTGATTGCCATATTCTATTGATATCAAAAGAAGTTACGACATTAGGAGTTTCATCCTGTGGAATAATTTGTAATCGTAAAGGATCATATCCACTACCTCTATTCAGAACCCTAACATGTATAATCTTTCCTGAATCTTCATCAATGATAGGATAAAGAAGTGCTTCTGTATCTGGAGTTCCACATCCAGTTACAGAAAGTTTAGGAGGATCTGATACCGAGTAACCAGACCCACCGTTTAGTACTTCTACTGCTTTAACGCCAAAAGTTTCATCGAAAATTGGGTTAATTACAGCACCAGATCCAGGAACAGTTCTTGCCATTTATATCAACTTACAACGTTAATTTGTCCTTGCATCGCAGCATGGAGAGTACACTGATAATACAGTGTTGATGGAGCATCCATAGGGACAGTCCAATAGAGAACACTAGTTCCACTACCAGATTGACCAGCAGTATATGGAGTTCCAGTTAAACCCTGTGTGCTCTGTATTCTAAAAGGATGAGCACCACCCATTGTAGTATTGTCAAAAGCATAGGTAAAACCTCTACTTACATAAAGAGTTGGATCATTAGTTGCAGAAGCAAACCCAGGTCCATCAATAGTATAGTCTGTGCTTCCGTTAGAACCTAATTCCCACCATGTAATAGGACTTCTTGTTTTAGTCCAATTTGTTCCATTCCAGAATAATGAATCACCTTGAACAACACTAGAAACATCAACATCTGTTAAGGATGCTAAAGTTGTAACAAGAGTTCCATCAAAGTTTACTGTGAGTGTATCACCAGATACTGCTGTTGTAATATTAGTTCCACCAGCAATAGTTAATGTATCTGTTGTAGTATTAGCACTTGTTGTACCAGTATCACCACCAACAGTTGCCCATAGGTTTTGTTGACTAGCACCAGCAGCATCATCACCAGGAACAAATTTACCCCCACTAACACTCCACTTTAGGACTTGTCCTTCAGTAGGTGCTGCAGTAGTAATATCAATATCTTTTAAAAGATCAACACTAGAATACTGTGTTAAAACTTTTGCTTGCACATCACCTGCACCACCAGCAGTAATATTAATATTTACATATGGGTTGTCATCACCATCAACTGTAAAGAAATATCCTGTGTATGTCGCAGCAGCAGGAGCACTAGCAAGTGTGCTAAATTCATTTTTATATTTTACTTTCGTTGGAAAATCTATTGTTCCATCAGTTCCATTGAAAGTATTAGTAATACTTCCATTACCAATAGTTACATTGCCAGTTCCATTGGGAGCAATATTAATATTCCCATTAGATGATGATATAATTGAATTACTATTAACATCTAAAGCAGAAGTTAAATTTAAATAATCTGACGCAACAAAGTTTGTTCCATTATATCGCAATACCTGACCACTACCTGCAGAAGCGAGACTAATGGTTAAATCTGTACCATTACCTAGAGCAGTATATAATTCATTAAAATTGTCATTAACTTTATCACCGCCAGCACGGAGAGTATCTCCAGTGTTGTCGTTAGCATTAGTACCAAGACTTAATAGTTGTTTAGCCATTACTCGCTACAATTTTTTAGTTATTTATGGTGTTTCGGGGTCAACTGGTTCCTCTCCGTATAGACTTAAGTCAGGAGCAGTCCAGTTATCATCTACAACTGTTTCTACTGCAACAGCAGGGTTTTGATAACCGCTTCCAGGATTATTAATTTCAACACCAGCAACACCAACTAGTGCTTTAACATTACCATCAAAACCAGATATAGAATCAAGTCTAACAGTTGGTCTAGTTGTATAACCAGATCCACCTGAAGTTACCTGAACGGTTTCAATAGTTCCTGAAGTAATATTTGCTTGTCCTTGTGCGTCCTTACCAAAGACTGATCCAAGATAGTCAAATGTAATTAAGGAGTTAGAAGATTCAATAACAGCAACTTCTCTATCTGAAGTCTCACCTTGGATGTCAATAAAGTCACCTGGTTCAACTGGTGGTACAACTTCAGCAGCATCAACGTCTGCCTCAGAACCAACGTAGGAGAAGGCAACGAATGTTGATCCCACACGAGGAATTTCAGAGAAGATAATTCTAGAACCAACGATCTCGAAACCTACGCCTGGTTCCTGAACAACACCATTTAGTGAAACAATAATGTTATTTTCTGGGAGAATTGTACTGGACTGAACACCTTCAGTTAGAGTTAGTGAGTAGAATACTTCATTACGCTTAAGGTTGAATGACTGACGTAAGGAGTCAAACTCAAAGGATATATCATCTAACTGTCTCAACTTACCAACATAGAATCCTGTGAAGGATGCACCTAAATCTGGTGCTTCAGTAAACTGAATCTGGTTAGAGAACGCTGTATATGCGTTAGTTGCACCTGGAGGTTGTAATATACCATTAAGGAATATTAACATATGACCTGCAGAGTCAGGTAAGTATGTGGTTCCGTTATTAATTGTTAATGGGAACGTAGTTGTTGTTCCATCAAATCCCTTGAAGGAACGTTTAACACGTGCCTTAAGATCAGTAATACCAACAACTACAGATCTATAATTATCAGGACCGATGATATAATCTTTATCATCAAATGTTCCTGCAATATCTGTTAGATATAATCTCTTATTCAATGCGATATCACGAACATCTTGTACTAATGCAGCTGCAGCACCCTGAGTAGTAACAATCGTTAAAATTGATGCGTAACCAACTGGGAAGGAAGCATTTGTGCCATAGTCACCTACAATATCACCCTGAGTAAATGATCCTTGATATTCCGCAACATATATGTAACCATTATCAATATCAACTTCGGTGATAATACCGTATGTGTTAGTATCTTGAATACCAGAGACAACCTTATAAAGTCTATTACCTTGAGTAAATTGATTAAGTCCACTTAGAACAGAAACACCAAATCTCTTATATCCACCAGAAGCAATTCTATCACCAACAGTAATATCAAGACCAGCATACTTAGAAACATCGATATATTTCCTAGAAGATGATGGATAAACAACAGCAGTTGATTCAAATGATCCTGTTAGACTTTCAGTATCAACTGTTAAGGTTCCACCAGTATTGTCAATAACAGATGCCTCTGCCTTAATATATCCAGTAGGTGATGCTGTAGCACTACTTGTATATCCCTTAAATGGAATATCATTCTCAAATTCACCCTTAACATCAATAATATGAAGTCTATCTTCTATTAAACTAATTTGAGCAGTTGTTGAGTTTAGAGCACCAACAATGGTATCTGTAACCGCCCAAGGACCAGCAGTAATCTTAACATCTAGGTACTTGTAGTTTTCATCAGACCAGTAACCATAAACAACACCAGTAACAGAAGGAGCACCCTGTTTAGAAACAGTCTCATTCATAGTAAATGGTCCGTCTGTTATATCACCATCAATTCTAAATCTCTGATAAACTTGAACAACTTTACCTGAATTTTCAGTTATTGTTTCAATTTCAGCATTAGCATTACTTTGAAGACCATAAACATAAATTGAATTTTGTAAACCACCTTGTATACCTGCAGGAATGCTTCTAGTACCATAAGTCTTAGTAGGAACAGAAACACCATTTAATGAGATAATACCAGTGTAGTAACTATCTACTGCTAATTGCTCACGGATAATATTTAAATTATATCTTACTAATCTTTCAATAGAACGATACTTATAATCAGTATTAATTGTATTGTCATAGTATGCATAGAATCCTGCATTAGTTGAAGGAGATATTAAAGATCCAGTAAGTGCCTTAATCATATAATCTTGTAACAGATCTAATGCATAAGTCTTAATGTTATACTCTGTATCAGCATAGAATACTTGACCAGCAACAGATTGATAAGGATCGAGAACACCCTTAAAGAGTTTCATACCCCAGATGTAAATACCAGAACTTGCATCTCCAGTATAGGTTGATGCACCAGAAGCATCTCTAACAAAGATTATTGGACGTATCTGAGAGAATCCGAAGGAGAATGTTCCAGTAATATATGCTCTATACCAACCATTACCATAAGGAACAACACCATATGCATCAATAACAATACCATTACCAGGAGTGAATATAGAACCAATAACACCATCATTCAAATTAAGATCGAAGAATGCTAATTGCTCTCCAACAGTTCCAGTATCAAGACCCATTTGAACACGAACTCTATTAAATTCACCTTTCTTCAAGAATACTGAGAATGTGTATTGCTGAGTTGTTTGAGTTCCAAGAGCACCAGTGTCAAATGTTTCAGTAGCACTATCAAACTTAACTGTATCACTATCAAATGTTTCATAAGCACTAATAGCAAAGTTTTGTGAAATATAATGTTCACCAGCAACAGCAGCAGCAATTAACTTATCTGAAGTTGTTGTACTATCTGGTGATTCAAGTTGATCTGCAGATGTAGTTATACCAGTGTTTGTCCAACCAGTTGTAAAGTTTTCTGGATTAGATGCTATATTAGTTCCAGCAACTTGACCAGAAATATTAGAAGTAATTAATCTGGCAGTGTTAAGTGATTTAATATTAGCAGGTTCTGTATACCAAGTATAAGGAGCACTAACACCATTAGCAGCAATAGTTCCATATGCACCAGAACTTCCACCAACTAATGTTTGAGTTGGTTCAAACTTATTACCAGTCCATGATGAAGTATATAAAATTTCTTCATCATCATCCCATTCTAATACAGTTGCTTTACCACCATTACTAGAAACAACAGTTTCACCAACAACATAATCATTGAATGTACTAGTTAATTCTATTGTATAAGCAGTCCTTGTTTTATTAAAGTCAGTTGTAAGAATATCATGAACAGTATTACCAACCATTTCATCAATGAATGTATTATAAGTCCAAGTTCCAGTTCCAAATTGTGTATTAACAAGTGTGGTTATCTCTTCCTTATAGTAATTTTGGTTGTACTTAAGTTGCTTAACAGCACTTCTTGCTGCCTTACCACCAGGAGCAAGTATATTAATTGCAATATCACATAGATCACGATAACGATATACAACCGCATTCATACCACCAGCATCACTTAAACCATCTCTATACTCTGCTCTATTAGTATGAACTGCTTCATATTCATCAGCAGCACCTGATCCTTCATTTTGTGAGAATAATTTATCCTTAATACCAAATTGACCAAGATGTCTAAGTCTATCAATAGCGTAGATAGTTGCTGCTAATTCATCATCCACTTGTTCAATCTGAAGTGTAGCACTTAGATATTTCTCCATTGCAATAACAGTACTTTCATTACCACCAGTTTGTAGATCAGAAATAATACCATCTAAAATTAACTTAATATCTCTCTGACATGTAGCCTCTCCAGTAGATCCAGGATATGTAAGTGCTGAGTAATTAACACCGTTTAATGTATAAGTGAAATATGCAGTTGTAAGACCAGTAATTTCTTCAGCAAGGAAATCTTTATTGAAGTATAATCTATCTGCAGCAAGTGCATGGTCACTATCTGTAGGTGCGATCAAATCATTAATTGATGTAATTAATGTGTCAATAGCAGTTTGAACATTAGCACAATTACCACTAGAACTATTATCAGTAATACCCCAGTCACGAACAACGATATTATCGGTATTATCATATGTTAAATCACCAGTAACTGCTTGCTTAAGATATACACCTAAACGATCATGTGCATAAACAGATTGGAATACCTGTAAACGAATATGTTGTAATCCACCAGAAAGACTAATATAGAACTTAGCAGCTTTCATGGTATTTAAATTACCACCATTTTCAAGGTCAGTAGCAATTGCACTAACAAACTCAAGTAAATCTTGCTTACAACGAACAGTACCATCTGTAGATGTTCCATTAGCATTTCTTGGCATACTAATAGCAAGATCTGGATAACGTTGTAGCATGTCATATGCTGCTTTATCAACGATAACACCACTATTTGCACGAATTAAGTATGCAGCATCACGGAATCTATACTGAGTATCTTCATCAATTTGATTAGTAACTATAAGATCATTGGCAGCACTATGATATGATACAGGGAATGGAGTATCATTATATGCGTCAACGGTTGCACCGTAGAACTTATATGGTGGTAGAACCTTAGTAACACTTGCTAAATGATCAACAGGTGTAGGTGATACATTAGCATTTGTTAATGTATCTGTAAGTATATCAATTAAGTTACCGACTGTAGTATGAACATCAGTACAATCTTTGAGATTGTAATCAGATTTCTTAACAGCTCCTTGAGAAGAACTTACCCATGAATGAGTATATTGATCTTTCTCTGCAGCTGCACCTACATCAATAGTAAATGTATCAGAAGTTACATCTTTAATCTCTAATAATTGATTATAAGAAGGATCTGTAGTTCTAGGATATGCAGTAGGTCTATCATTTCCATCCTGTGAACATGTAAATGTAAGAGATCCAGGAGCAAGATAAACTGCATCACCAGCACACTTAATACCATTAGTTGCAGCAGATACAAAAGTATGAACATAGTTACCACCAGTAACTACACCATCTGTTAATGCTGATGCAAATACATGATTATAATTACCACCAGTTTGTACTATAGATCTAGTAATAGCATCTGCGTCTGCTGTAACAAAGGTATGTGTATATGCACCACCTGAGATAACTGCGTTAGATGCAGCAGACACAAAGATGTGATTTGTTGTATTTGTAGAAGGTAATTTTCTAACAACTTTAAGATCTATAGTTGTAGCAGTAGTATCAACAATTTCAACTGGAGAATCATAAGCACTATCTTTCTTCTGACTAATTCCATTAGTAACAGCAGAAACAAATGTATGAATACTTGTATTAGTTGATGGAACAATATCTAAAAGTTGAACGTCAAATGTATTTGTAGTTACGTTAAAGACCTTAATCCACTTACCGCTAACTGGATCAGAAGCACGAGGATATGCAGTTCCAGGTGAACTTACACCAACATTAACTGTTATAGTTGTACCAGTTACAGCAGATATTGCAAGAGCAGTATCATATGCAGGGTCAGTTGCACGAGGATAAGTGTGGTTCGTTGCATTATTATCAAGATCACAACTGAAGGTTAATGAGTTAGCAACAATTTTAACGGTATTACCAGTTGTAATAGAATGAGATCCGACTGTTAATTCCATATCACCTGTCAATGGATTATAGTCAGCAGCAGTAACATCAAAGTTTCCTAAACCTGCTTCTTGAACTTGAACAGCACCAGTTGCAGTTCCACCAGTCCAAGTATGAATACCAGCACCATATGTGCATTTAAATGTTACAGCACCATCAGCAATCTTAACCCAATCACCATCACCCATCTTATGATTATTGACAGTCAATGTCATGATACCTGTATCAGGATGATAATCAGCATCAGTTGGAGTATGACTTAATATTGTATTTCTTGGATATGAATGATTAGTTGCATAAGAATCGTGAGCACACTTAAATGTTAATGATTCTTGTCCTAACTTAACACTAGTACCAGGTCTAAGATCATGGTTACCAATAGTAAGTCTCATTATACCCGTAGTTGGATTATATGTTGCATCCGAAGGAGTATAGAAGACATTAGGTGTTGAACCAACATTAACATCAAATGTATTAGCTGTTACGTTAGTAGCAGTAATCCACTTATTAGATACTGGATCTGTCTCACGAGGATAAGTATGAAGACCAGCATCATCACCCATATTACACTTAAATGATAATGAATTATCTTTAATGAATATCTTATCACCTTCTTCAATCTTATGAGATGTAGATGTTATTGACATTACACCTGTTGTTGGAGTGTAGGTAATAGCAGATGGTTGGAATTGATATGTGTTTAACTTCTCAAATGTATGTGCAGATGTGTTAGTTGGAACATCACCATCAAGAGGATTAATTGTAATAGATGTAGAAGTTACAGATTCAACAGGAACTGCTTGTCCAACAATAGGATCACCTTCAACAATACCATCAGCAACAGCACTAATCCATGTATGTGAAGTTACATTAGTTGAAGGAATTGTATCTAAAACTTGAACATCGAATGAAGAATCAGTTACATTATTGATGAATAACCATCTCTTAGAAACTGGGTCAGTTGCTCTTGGATATGCATATGTACCACCTTCACCTTCAGTACAACTGAATGATAGTGAACTATCAGTTATCTTAATTGGAGTACCATTAGTCATTCCATGACCAGAGGTTATACAATTAGCAGTAGCACTTACGAATGTATGAGCATTGGTATTAGTAATAGCACCTTGTCCACCGTTAACATTAACAGTAATAGTATTTCCAGTTACTGCTCTAATTCTAATCCACTTACGATAAACATAGTCATTAGATGATCTAGGATATGAACCATTTCCAACAGTTCCACCTTGATCACAACTGAAGGTTAATGATTCATCAGCAATCTTAATTCTATCACCAACAGATAATCCATGACCAACAATAACTGCACCAGCATCAGCACTTAAGAAATTATGCTGATTATTGTTACTGATAGAACCTTGACCACCATTAACATTGACAGTAATAGTTGTAGCATCAGCTGCGGTAATTGGTAGGAATGTATTAAATGCATAGTCAGCACCATTAGTAGTATTAGCACCTGAAGCTCTTGGATATGCTTTTGGAGTTTGATAATTATCATTACCAAAGTTACATGCAAACTTCAAAGATCCTTCTTTAATTTTAATTCTATTTGCTGTAGTTAAACTATGAGATCCAATGGTAAGTACCATATCACCTGTAGAGGTGTTATAAGTTGCATTAGAAACGTTAAATGCTCCAGAAGTTGAATCAAGAGTTAGAACCATCTCACCCGTTGAAGGATTATATGTTGCTGTAGAAGGTGTATGACTTTCTGTAGGAACACTAAGCTTCAGAACACCTGTAACAGGATTATAAGTTGTCCCTGGTCCAGCTGTATGAGTAGCAACATTGCTTCTTGGATAAGCATGTTCTGTAGCATTACTATCTTCAGCACACTTATAAACTAATGAATTTTCAGCAATTTTAACTGTTGCATTTGCTTTACTAATACATCCAGTAACAGCAGATACAAATGAATGAGCATCAGTGTTTGTAGAAGGTATTACATCTAGAACTTGGACATCAAAAGTATTTGTAGTTACATTCTTAATAGGAATCCACTTACCGCTAATTGGGTCAGTTGAACGTGGATAATCTTTCTGTGCAGCAGCACCAGAAGCACCACCAAATGCACAACTTAACTTCAATCCACCATCAGCAATCTTGATCTTTTCACCATTAGAGAAGTTATGACCATTAATAGTCAAAGTCATAATACCTGTTGTTGGATTGTACGCAACATCAGTTGGTGTATGTGTGGTTGGAGCTGGTAGACTATGTGATCCAATAGTTAATGCTAAAGCACCAGTTGAAGGATTATATGTTGATGCAGTCGGTGTGAAACTCTTAGTTGGAATAGCACCAACGTTAACAGTAACAGTATTATCACGTTTAACAATACCATTTTTAGTAGCAGAAGCAAATGTATGTGAGAACTGTTGAGTTGAGGAAGATGCTTTACCTACATTTACAGTAAATGTATTTTCAGTAACAGCAGTAATTCTTAACCATCTACGAACGAATGGATCATTATCTCTAGGATAACTATGGGTAGATGTATTACTATCTTTAACACAAGTGAATGTTAATGAATTATTTTCAATTCTAATTTGATCACTGGTTGTAAATCCATGTCCATTAATAGTAATGACCATTTCTCCAGTTGATGCATTATATGCTGCATTAGATGCAGTATAAGCAGTACCATCATTATAGATTGGTAGAGAAGTATTATATCCAGGATCATCTGTTCTAGGATATGAATGAATTGTTTGATATCCATCTTGTGAACACTTAAATGATATACCATCTTTAATAATTCTAAGTGTTTCACCAGCTCTTGTTATACCATTAGGAGAAGCAGACTTAAACGTATGAGTATAGTTACCACCAACTGAAACTGCATTTGCTGCAGCAGTAGAATAAGTATGAGCCCAAGCACCACCAGCAATAACTGCACCAGGTATAGCACTTACGAATGTATGAGCATTGGTATTAGTAATAGCACCTTGACCACCGTTAACATTAATTGTGATTGTAGTATCAGTTACAGAATCAATATTAATTGCTTTCTGATAAACGTAGTCTGCACCACCAGATCTAGGATAAGTTCCAGTTCCAACAGTTCCACCTTGATCACAACTAAAGGTTAATGAATTATCTTTAAGTCTGATACTTGTATTAGCAGCTAATCCATGATCTCCGATTGTAAGTACCATGACACCCGATGTTGGGTTGTAGGTAGCAGCAGAAACATCAAAGTAAACATAAGGTGATTTACCAACATCAACAGTAATAGCAGTATCACTTCTTTCAAGAATTGGAAGAGTTTGATTATATGTTGGGTCAGTTGTTCTTGGATAGGACTTAACAGATTGACCACCATCCATTGCACATGTGAATGAAATTCCGTTAGGAGCAATCTTAACATGCTGACCAACTTCAAGTGTATTAGCACCAATAGTAATACTTAACTTACCTGTGGTTCCATCGTAGGATCCTCCAGTTGGAGTAAATGTTGTATTAGTAGTTGATCCAACATCAACATTAAAGGTATTTGTAGTTACACTACTAATTGGTAACCATTTATTGTAGAATGGATCACTTTCTCTTGGATATGCATGTCTAGTAGCATCACTATCCATACCACAAGTAAAGACTAATGATCCTTCCTCAAACATTATTCTATCACCAATATAGAATCCGTGATGAGGAATAACAGCACCAGAAGCAGCATCTACAAATTTATGAGTGTAATCACCACCAACCTTAACAGCACCTTGAGATGCAGATTGGAATGTATGAGATGATGAACTATAAGAAGTAATAGGTGTAACATTAACCGTAATAGTTGTAGCACCTACAGCAGTGATTGGAAGAGCAGTTCCTTGAGCAGGATCTCTCTTAATCTTAACAGCACCAGTTGTTGCACTAACAAATGTATGTGCAGATGTATTAGTAGAAGGAGCGTTATCTAAAACTTGAACATCAAAAGTAGTTGATCCAACATTTTCAACAATCAACCACTTATCACTTACAGGATCAGTTGTCCTTGGATATTGATGTTGTGTTGCACCACCATCCAATGCACAAGTAAATGTCATTGAATTATCAGCAAATTTAATTACATCATTTGCTTTCTCAACTGCATTAGTTGCAGTACCACCAGCCCATGTATGAGCAAATTCATTTAAACCAATCTTAGAAGCACCAACCTGAACATCAAAAGTATTAGTTGCTCTAGCAACAATAGTTAACCATTGTCCACTTACAGGATCAGTTGATCTTGGATATGTATGGTTTGTTGCATTTCCATCTTTAGTGCAAGTAAATACTAAAGAATCATCCTTAATTCTTATCTTATCACCAACAGCAAAGTTATGACCTCCAGATTCTAACTGTAAAATACCTGTAGATGGATTGTAAGTAGCATCAGTAACATTTTTAGCAGTAGGACCAGTTAAGTTATGTGCAGCAGTAGTTGTTACTGAGAAGATTCCAGTCTGAGGATTGTAAGATGCTGTGCTTATATTTGCAGTATCAACTAAAGGACGAGGATATGCACTAGTACCACCACTACCAAAACTACAACTAAATGATATAGATTCATCTAAAAGTCTTATGCTAGTTCCAACTGCTAAACTATGAGAACCAATAGTAAGTACCATATCACCTGTATTGATGTCATAAGTTGCACCAGTAGGTGTATATGAAACTTCTGGAGAAGTTCCTACATCAACAGTAATAGTTTCATCAGTTATATCAATAATTTCAATATCATCATTATAAACAGGATCACTTGATCTTGGATATGCATGAACTGACTGATAATCATCCATACTACAAGTAAAGAATAGTGAGTTAGGAGCAATCTTAACTAAACTACCTTTTTTAAAGTTATGATGACCAATATTTAATTTTAATAGACCATTTTTAGCAGTATAACTTGCATCATAAACATCAATACTATCACCAATAGTAATCTTCATTACACCTGAAGCTGCAGTATATTCAGCATTAGTTGCAGTATATTTTCTACCAGTTCTTAGATTATGTTGACCAATATTCATGGTTAAGAAACCAGTATCAGCATTATAAGTTCCAGCAGTTGCTGTATAATTCACAGTAGGTGATTTACCAACATTTACATCAAATGTAGTACCAGTATTTGCTGTAACTTCTAACCAACCTTGAGCAGCAGGATCATCAGGTCTTGGATAACTCTGATTAACTGTATTACCATCAGAGGTGCAATTCATTACAAGAGAATTAGGATCAAACTTGATTCTATCTCCATCATTAAGACCATGACCAGCAGTAATACATCCTGCAGAAGAAGTTGAATATGTGTGTGCAAAGGCATGACTAATAGCACCCTTACCACCGTTAACATTAACAGTAATAGTTGTTGCACCTACAGCAAGAATTGGAAGCCATCTATCGTATGCATAGTCAGCACCACTTTCTGTATTAGCACCAGATGAACGAGGATATGCACCAGTACTAACTCCACCATTGTCACAACTAAATGTGATTCCACCAGTAGCAATTCTAATATTATCATTGGTTGTCAAACTATGAGAACCAATTGTTATTACCATAACACCAGTTGTATGGTCATAAGTTGCAGTAGAAACACTAAATGTAGAGGTAGCAACTGTTAATTGTAAAATACCTGTTGTTGCAGTATAAGCAGCATCTGTTGCAGTAATTGCTCTCTCTGATCTCATACCGTGTCCAGAAGCAGTTAAAACCATATAACCACTTGCTGCATCATATGATGCTCCAGTAGGTTGGAAAGTTTGTGTAGTTAATCCACTAGATTCTGTAATAGTAGAATCTGTCTTTTGTACTAATCCATGATCACCTTGAACATCCCAAAGAGTATTATTAACAATATACTTGAGCATTTCCTCAAGTTTATCATAAGTGTAAACTACTTCATCAACTTCATTAGAAACAAACTTCAATACAATAGGTGATGATGTTCTATCAACATAGTAAGAAGATGCATCCCAAATCTTATTATTTGTTCCATTACGAAGGTCATCAATAACAGCATCTAATACATCACGAACATCATCTTCACAATCAACTTCACTACCCTTAACAGTATGATGAGGATGTCTTTCTTTTAGAATATAAACAACTTCTTGAGCAAGGAATTCCTTATTAAGAAGAATTAAATCAGCAGCATCATAATATCTTTGTGTGTTACCAGTAAATCCACCAGGAGTAGCATTAGAAGAACGAGTTGAAGATATTATAGCATCATTATTAAAGTCTTCACCAGCAGTAAATCCTTCTGCACCAGACCAATCATCAACCCATGTTTGAGCATCAGCACCATCAAAGTGTAATAATAACTTAGCTTGAGCATCACCTTGCCAAATACCATTCTGAGGAGTAAATGGAATTGTTTGATGACGGTTAGTATTAGATACTCTTAACTCATCAATGAATCCAGTAAAACTATTAGTACCAGCATAATCAGAACCTAATCTAATTGGTTTTGCAATATAAGTTGTATTATCTGTTGCAGTACCTGCTTCAACTCCATTTAATAAAATCTTAGTTGTAGTAGAAGACTTCATAATGGATATTAAAACCCAAGTATCTGCACTAAGAGTTGTTGCACCAGAAGTAACTACATCAGCATTACTAACATTCCAACGAACTTGACCAGCTTCTAAGTAAAGTCTACCAGCAACTTCATTTGCAGCAGATGCTCTCATGTCAAGTATAGTAGCAGTTCCACTTAAAGAACTTGCTGCAGGACGTAACATTAGATCTATAGTAAATGCACCTGTTCCAAAAGCAAATTCACTTGAAGAAGGAATAGTAACATAATCATTAGTTGCTGCTACTAATTGTAGTGAAGCAGTTCCATAGTACTTAACTGTAGTATCGAGTTGAGCACTATTAGAGAATGATGGGATATGATAATCTTGACCATTCGCTTTAGTTCTACCAACTTTACCAAGGTAAATCACTTGATCTGCCTGATTAAATCCAAGAACTTCTGCTTTTGTATCTTGAGTTCTAATTACCTGACCAGTAGCAAAGAATCCATCACCTTTAGGATTAACATAAGAAAGTTTTCTTGCTCTAGCACTTTCTCCAGCAATAAATTCACCAGTATTTCCACCATACTTAAGTTTGTAATTTCTGATAGTTTCATTCTCTTGAATAGGACCACCAACTAGATTATCGTAAGGAACTACGATGTTATTAATCTGTTCATTAGCAGGGAACTGTGAGTTGAAAGCAGTAGAATTATCAGTGTACTGAACAACACTAACTTGAGATTTAGAAATATCATCAAGAACAACGTTTGGATATGTCTGAGAAGTAATTCTGTTCATCAACAATCCAAAGAAGGAAGAACCTTCAGAAATATTAACCTGACTTATAAACTCTTGAGTTGTAGGATCTTGATATGCACTTGTTTGTGTAACACGAGCAACAACACCAGACTTAGCACCAATAATGATATCATTTAACTGAATATCAAATAGACCAGGAGTAGACTTATAAGTTCCAGCTGTCTTACTTAAAGTAAGAGAAGTTGTCACCGTTAATAGAGTTCCGTAAATTGGGAAATCTTCTTGATGTTGTGATGCAATAGTTCCATTTTGTGCTCTGGAAACTGTTAATGTTGTAGAATCATTACCGTCAACAATATTAGTAACTTTAACAACTTCAGATCCAAGTTGATAATTTTGATCAACCGTAAATGTATCAGTAGCAACAGGACCGTCTGTAGTGCTATTTGGAGGAACTACTTCTATTTGAAGAGTAGAAGGACCAACTGTATAACGTAATTTTGCTAATGCATTCTCCAAACCTCTCTGAAGGTTGATTTGCTCAACCTTAGCAGTATCATTAGTTAAGTTCTTAACTTGTTCACCGTACTGGAATAATCCAATATTACTTACACTACTTTGAACATCAAGGTTAGCACTAAATCCAGTTGCACTAACAGTTACGTTTTCTGCAGCAATAAATGTTCCTTCTGTAATAAAACCAAATATAGTATCACCAACAACAGAAGTAACAGTTAATTTAGCACCAGAGTTTGTTCCAGTTAAAATATTACCTGGATTTGGGAAAATACCACTTTGGTTAGTAAATGTATTACTTACAATTGAAATTTGTGATATTTCAATATTAACATACTTAACACTTGCAGGTGGTTGTGGTGGTTCACTAAAGACGATAGAATCACCTTGAATCTCAAATGCAGTTCCAGGGTTCTGAACAATACCATTCAAAACAATCATTAACTGATTAGCGTTAGCAACAACAGTGTTACCATCAACTGTTAGAGGGAATGCAATCTTTTCACCATCAAATTGATCAGAAATATCATCAATTCTTTGTACAACAGAAGTTAGAATGTTCTCAGAAGAAGTTAATCTCTTTTGACGGAATAGAACTTCAGTGTTATTAAATTCTGAATAAATTGGTTCTACAAGAGCAAAACTTTGAATATTTGGAACTATTGCTTCTCTTGCAAGTTCAACAGACTTAGTAAGTTGGAAATCAGTCTCTTTATTTGGAATAAATCCATAATCAGATAGATTTAACTCACCAAATACCTTAAATGATGCAGGATGAACGTTCTTAATAAGAATTTCCTTCCACTCACTAATAGAAACAGCAGACTTAATAGCATAGGAGAAGTCTTGATAATAGTAAGAGTCTTGAATCTTCTGAATAATTTCGGATGGTTTACCAACATCATCGATAAACTGACCAGTAGTTTTGGTAATAGAACCAATCTCAAGAACACCACGAGCAATATTCAAATCACTAATAGTACCTGAAGACTTAGAAATTACACCCGTAACTTTTTGGGTCTCTGAGAATGTTCCCGTATAATCAACAATCTTAAGAATTCTAGGTCCGATCTGCCAACCTTGGTTAGTAGAAACATATCCAGTAGCAGTTGCAGTATCTAATGATTCACCTTGATAAACAAGTTCTCCTTCTAAGAAGGTAGAAGTAATAACATTAGCAGTAGCACTACCACCAAATGATTCAGTTAATACCTGTTGACGACCTTCACCAGCGTTAACAAAGGAAAGAGCATCACCCAATTCAGCGTTAGCAGCAGTAAGTGCAATTTTTAATTGATCATTTTCTAATGAATTTGCTGCACCAGAAATAGCATAATAAGTTGTAGATCCATTTAAACGACCAACAGCACCAGCAGCAAGTGGGAAATCAGCACCATCTCCAGTATCAACTACATTTAAAGTTATAGCAGCACCATTTGTAATACCGTGTGGGAAAGCAAATTGTAGTAGACCTAAGTCAAGGTTAACAACATAGTTAAATGAAGATTTAAGTGAAACAGTTGGTGTTGATGAATAACCAGCACCTGGATCCTTAACTATAATTTGATCTAATCTACCATTCTTAATTGTTGCTTCAGCAGTTGCTCCAGATCCACCACCACCTGTAATTACAACAGCAGGTGCTTGTGAATATCCTGAACCTGGATTAGTAACGGTAATACTAGAAAGTATACTTGTAGATGTTAACTGTGCGTTAATTGGGAATGAAATCTCAGGACGTAAAGTATAGTCATGAGGATAATCATAACCAAAGTTATTATTCTTAAGTTTCTTAATCTTACCAACTTTATCTGCTTTGGTAAATATAGATGCTTGAGTACCTGCATTAGGAATAACAACATTTAATATAGCACCAGATCCAGTTAATCCTGCACCGAGAATACCAGGTATTGATTCAATATCAATAGTTGCTGTAGTATAATTTTTACCAGGTGATGTAACTACAACAGAGTTAATTTGACCAGGAATAGTTACACCTTCACTATCTAATCCATCAGCAACAGTAATTTCTACAAATCCACCTTCACCATTTCCAGCAATAGGAACACCAGTATACACACCTACAGCATATTCAGTTCCTGGATCCTCAATAGCAACTCTTTCAATTTGTCTTGTTGAAGTAATACTGCTTACAATTGGTAGTCTAGTATAGAATCCACCAGAGTTAACAATACGAACATCAGAAATAGATCCAACTGCTTTAACAGAACTTGTGCTATAAGTTGTTTGAGATACTTCAGCATTACCCTCTGGTTCATTTAATAGAGGGAATTTAAATACATCAGCACCACGAGTAATTGTTGCACCAGCAACAGAACTAATAGAGAAAGTACCTTTATATGGAGAATCAGTAACATCTAAGTAACTGCTAGGATCAATTGGAGAATCATCTCCAATTCTTGAAGGATCAAAGTAGTATGATATATTAGTTAAAATATTTTCATCAACTTTTAACTTAACTATAGGTGTAGGAACACCTTCTCCACTAACACCAGGAGTTCCAGTCCTTTCAATTGAGTTAAATGAATACTCTAGTTTAAATAAGTTATCTTTAGAGAATGATAAGTTTCCACCAAGTAATGAACTATGACTCATGTCAAAGATGTACTGGTGACCATAATACATCTTCAATACAGGAGATTTAACAAATATACTTACATTACCTGCAGTTGTAGCAGGAGAAGTTGTAGCAACCTGTTTTAGTTTATATGTAAATTCTAATGGACTTACAACACTATTAACAGCAAATGCACCATCATATTCATCAAGACTATTTTCCGTTGGGTTACCATCAACATAGATCATATCACCTGCATCTAGGTAATGACTTGTTCCAGTAATTACATAAACTTCGTCACTATTAGACACTGCACTAACTTGCATAATCTTAGTTAGATTAGCAATTAAAGTTATCTTTGTAACAGCAGTTAATCCAGTTATTTGAGCAGTAGAATAAGCAGCATTATATGAAATATTACCACTATTGATATTAATAACAGATCCAACAATATATGGTGATCCAGTAGTAACTTCATCAATTCTTATTGAATAATCATCATCAGAATAAGGTTTAAATTTAGCATAACTATCGAGGTCTTGACTACCACCAGCATTATAAGTGCCATCTAGGTTATAGTCGTCTAGGTCAATATCAAATGTACCAGGAGTTGTATTATTAACCTGAGCAAACGTATATCCTGATATTTCATTAATATCAGCAGGAATAGGTCCGACAATTCCAAAAGTGCTCTGCTCACTGAATTGTTCTGTAATTAAATTACCTGTATTTAAATCATTTGACCAAGCATTATTATTAATAGCAAGATATATTTTCTTATTAGGAACATCCTGTCTAATAATATATCCACTGTTAACAAAAGTACCTGCATCATTATTAAGTACTAATTTTGTTCCTGTGGTAAAATTAAATGCCTGATTTAAAGTAAGTTCTTGAACATTATCAATCTTAACAGTATTCGTTACTTTAAAGTAATACTTGTCTTTAACTACAGCAGATACAGATAATTTCTGAGAACCTGGAGATGGAACAGTAGCAGTTCTAGAACTCCATACATCCTGAGTATAAGTCATAGTCTCAGTATCTTGAGACATTGTTGTAGTAGCATCGTCAAAGTCTAAACCTTGGAATCCAGCATCTGCTAATGCAAATCCTGTTGTTACAACAGTCATTGTAGTAGGAGTAATAGTAGTTCCTATTACATCTGTTCTAACAAATCCTAATTTAGTGTTAGTTCTTTCTGTATAAGTGCCAATTCTTGATGCATCAGCATTTTTGTCAACTTTAATACCAATACCAGTGTAATCAATATAATCAAATTTGTTTAGGTTAGTAGTAAACCAAGCATCATCTTGCCAATTATATCCAATTGGGAATTGACCAGTAGCAGGAACAACAGTAATATCAGAAGGAACAGATGGTGTAACTGCTCTATTTCTTAAACGTAAATTATCAATATGATATTGTCCCTGTTCATTTGAACGCCAGTTATTAAGAGTTCCGTTTCTACCAGAGATATTACCAATAATTAAATCCTTATTTCCTAATGAAGTACTAGCAATAGTCCAGCTACCTGTAGCAATACCATTAACATATGTGCTAAAGACATCCCCTTCTTTCTTAACACCAACTGTTATCCAAGTATTAAGTGGGAATAAAGAAGATTGTGTAGATAATGAAGCAGATCCTGCATTTAATGCAGTAGTACTATTAGTTGCTCTAAATCCTAATTTTCCATCACTTTGATTAATATAACACCAAAGACCACCAGTAGTAACTGTTGCATCACCAATAGAGAATAAAGTCTCTTCATTCTGACTGAATACGTTAGTATTTGTGCTATCTCTATAGAGAAAGAATTCTATAGTCCAATCTTCAGCAAGTTTAGTCCCAAGGTCCGCAGCTGCGAACTTAATGTAAGCGTTTTCCCAGACAGTTGGACTTGCAGTTTGAGATCCGAGTATTTTGGCATATCCATCTTGGACAGTATTTTCATAACTTAATGAACCTCCTGTAGTTACTATAGTTGGAGTATAGTGACCAGTTGTATCTGTTGTTGCTCCACCTGTAAATGGTAATATAAATTCATTTCTATTCCAAGCAGATTGACCGAATAAATGGACATCACCAGAATTATCAGCATCTAATGAATGAATAGTAAGACCTTCAATATTATTAATATTAAAGACATTTGCTGAATGTTCTTTTAAATTACCACTATAACCAATCTTAAAGGATCTTGCACTCTTCAGACTATTAATTCCACTTGTTAAGGTAACACCAACATTAAGATCACCAAAAACATCAATTACAGTTTTGTTTACTGTTTGAACATCATATTCAGTTCCACTTTCATTAGGTATTTGATAACGATAATTCCAAATTAAATTACCAGAAATATCTGTCTTACCGACCCAGAAACTATTCTTAGTTGTATTATTTGCCTTAAGTCTACAAGTTGCAGTTAAATAAACTTCATTAAATTCATCAATACAAAGACTAGAATCTAAGAATGAATATGCTGTATTTGAATATGTTTTAACATAATCAATAGTAATTGTACTAGTACCAACTGTTGCTTTACCTAATCCAATATCAATAGCAGTAGCATTAGGACTTGCAGCACTTTCTAATGAGAAGTAAATATTACCAGCATTAATTGCTAAACCAGTAACTTTTTCTGAAGTATTAGAACCTGCAACCTTTCTCTTAATTGCAAAGTTACCAGTTGTATCAATTAGAGCAATATATCCATCAAAAGGAGCAGTTGAGTTTGTATTTGTATAACCACCAATAACAAATCTGGTATCAGAAAGTTTAGTAATAGCAGTTACAGAATCAGCACGAGTAGAACCTGAAATACCAGCATATCCTTTCTGGAATGCCAATGTAGCAGCAAGACCATTTGCTGCTTGAGTATACTTTGCCAGAATAACATCTGGGTTATATGCATCTAAAAGATTGCTTTCTGGTCTATTATTACCAACAACCCAAACATCATTTCCATCAACATAAAGTTTTTCAAATTCACAGTACTGTTGTCCACTAGTAAGTTCTAGAGTTTTCTCCCACTCTTTAACACCAGTTGCAGATAATTTAGAAACAAATCCAACATTATTACCATTTGCATCTTTTGTTTTACCACAAATAAAGACTTCTTTGTTTGTATTAACAACAACATCATTTACTTTAACGTAATTATTATTATCAATCTTAGAAACATAGTAATCTGCTTTCTTAAAGACCTGTGGATGTGAAAGTATAACACGAGGGTTTGTTGTATATCCAGAACCAGAATTTAAGATATTAACATTTTCAATAGATCCAACAGAAGTTACAACTGCTTGTAATTCCCCACCACTTCCAGTAGCACTATCAATAGTAATTGTTGGAGGAATATCAGAATTATAACCAGAACCAGTTTGATTAACAACAATTTCTTCAATACCTTTAAATTGACGAACAACAAAAGTTTTATTTGTGTTGTTCATTATTGGATTATAAGTTACAAAAACACTATCTCCAACTACTAAATTATGTGGTTCTGTAGTCTTTAAAACACCGAAATTTTGTCCACTAATGTTTTCAAAAGTATAACTTTCGACTGCTTCACCCTTAATTCTAGAAACACGAGCAGAAACACCAGTACCGTCAGTTCCTTCATTATCAAAGTTTAAACGGTCATTAACCTGATAGTTAATACCTGGGTTTTCAATAGTAAATCCAGTTACAGAAGCATCTTCAAATTTAGTAATAGTTTCAACTTCAATATCAACTTTAGAATCAAATGTTACTTTAGGGAAGTAATCAAATAACTGTAAAGGTGATTCTTCAAAGATTTGATCTGGATCATCTATTTCTACCTGATCTATAACACCACTTCTATCTTCATCTTCTACTTCAAATAATAGTATTTCACCATCTTCAGTTGTTAAAGCATTAGTAGAAACGTTAGGTGCTCTATCTACATCAATATCAACATTTTCATATGGGTCTCTATAACGAACAACACCAGTAGGAATATTCTGTTGAACAGCAGATGTACTCAAATTCCACTTATCTACAACAGAGTTGAAACTTGGTCCTAAAACATAAGGGAATTCAGGATTACCAGCAGTAGTATTGTCAATAGTGACAAAATAGCAATATCTACCAGTTGGATAATCAGGTGTTTTACAGAAACGACCATTATATTGATCTAATGCACCTAAACCAAAGACATATTCATAATCTTCAACGAAAGCACCAGCTGGATATAATAGAGTACCATTAGTATCCGTATCTGTGAGTAAAGGACCATCAGCCCTAACTGGGTATGGGTTAGTAGCAGCGTCATAAACAAGGGCAGTTTTAACTCTATATGAAGTGCTCAATCTAGTAATTACAGAACCTTGATCGGTTGGATCAGAGTATCCATAAGGACCATAGATTGGGTTACCATCAAACGCCCAACCAATAATAGGTGAGTGTACAATAGAATCTTCTTTCTCTAATATTGTACCACCAGTTGATTCAAAAAGGTTGTCACCTAAAATATATCTTAATGTTTGTGGGTTTGAAAGGTGAGCATATTCACCACCATACTGGTTATTATATCCTTCAAATACTCCACCTTTTGCACTATCTAAAGTTGCAGTTGATTGTAAGTTATAAGTCCACTTAAATACATTTGGAGTGAATAATGCACTAGATCCAACTGAATTTAAATTAATAATAGTGGTTCCTTGAAGATATCCAATACCTCTATTAATAATTTCAATATTAGTAACCCTACCTGCATTTTCTCCATCAACATCAATAGTTGCTCTAGCAACAGCACCAAAACCATCACCTTGAATAGTAATTTCAGGAGCAGTAGTATATCCAGATCCAGCTGAAATAATAGCAATCGATATAATACGACCATTCTGTACAATTGCTTGAGCAACAGCACCAGAACCAGAACTTAAAGTAACAGTAGGATTAGATGTATATGATGAACCACCAGAAGTAACATTAATAGTCTTAATTGGACCTCTAACAGATGCAGTAGCAGAAGCACCAGAACCACCTCCACCTACAATAGTAATTTGAGGTTGTGAGGTGTATCCAGATCCTCCAGAATTAATTAGAATACGTGAAACAACACCTTTAGTGATAATAGCGGTTGCAGCAGCACCAGACCCTCCTCCACCGACTATAGAGACCAATGGTGAGGATGTATATTCAGATCCACCGTCAGTTACAGTAACTTCACTAATAGAACCATCAACAACTACAGAAGCAGTAGCACCACTACCTCCTCCACCAGCAATTGTAATAGCAGGAGGAGATGCAGCATCATATCCAGAACCAGCATTTGTAATACCAATACTTGTTACAGCACCGAATGTCTTAGTTAAATTTGACTTATATGACCATACAGAAACACCATTTACCCATGTACCAATAGGACCAGAACTAATAAGGTCTTTAGTTGATATAGTAGTCGGAACTTTAGGGAATCTTGTTAATTTTCTTTGGTTACCAGGAAGAAGAGCAGATCCTGGGAAAGGACCAATATTATAGTTTGGAATACCAGTAGAAGCAACATAAACGTAATTATCATTAAAGAATGAGTTTTGAACGTTAGTTGTATAAGGACTAATAGCATTGCTTATTGCAGTACTAGTAGATTTACCCTTATTAAGGTCAATAGATACAAGAATATTACCCTGTGGGATAACTGTTGCAGGTTGAGGTAGTGCATATTGGAAAACAGTATCACTATCTCTAGATGTTACAAGGAATGTTCCATTATAAAGAATTGGGTTAGCACCATAAATGGTTACCTGATCTCCTACCAAAAGACCGTGATCATTAGCACAAGTAATAGTTGCAGATTGGTTATTAATACCACCAAACGCTACATTAGTAACACTAATTAATTTTTTAACATTATACAACCAAGTTGTAAGTTCAGGAGTAGTTCCAGTTCCACCTAATTTAGAAACTGTTAATTTATCTCCTGGTAAGTAGTAAGATCCAGTATCAGTAAGAGTTGTTTGTTGAGCATCAACGATACCAACAATATTCATCACTACTTCTTGAGGAGTTCCCTTATTAATATAAACATTAAAGTTTGATTTTACCTCTGTAGCAGAATCCCAATCTTCAACTACACCATTTACTGATCTAGTACACTCAATAAACTGGTTTAATGATTTTTCCTTATATTGAATAATTTCTCTAGTATCAGTTGAACTTCCAATAATAAATTCACCGTTTCTTTCTGGCCAACCAATAGTAGAGTCAACTGTAATAATACTATCTTCTTTACCTAAAGGTTCTGCAAGTTTTGTCTTATATGGAACAATAAAGGTTCCAGCAATAGTTTCTTCAGAAAGAACCAATTCATAAATGGTAACTTCAGAAGTTCTAATTGAAATATAATTTTCTACAAGAGCACTTGCTTCTTTAACATTAAGGTCAGCAATATCTGCTTCTTGTGTTAAAAGACCATCTTGAATATTTGTAGGATCACCACTAACCAAAGTAGCACGCAAAATAGTATCAATAGACCAAGTTGCAGCAGATGGTTTGATAATTTGATCTTTAGGATAAGATATACTTACTGTCTCACCATAAAGTAGTTTAAAAAGGTATCCAATACTATATGATGTTCCTTTAGAACTATAAAAGTCCTTAATTGTCTTAATTGCTGTTCTAACGTCAATTTTAGCATAATCTAACGTAGGAACATCTGGTAAATACTGTTCTGTGTACTTATCGAGTAATCTTTTAACAAATAGTGCATCTAAGCACTTAATTGGTTCATTTACAGGATGTGCAACAGCACTAGTATTATTTGTAAATACTGCGTTACCACTTTCAGTATATGAAGTTATAGACGAAGCAGCACGAGCACATCCAGTTAATTGGGACTTTTGATACCCACTACCAGATTGATTTACTGTAAAACCAGTAACTTCATTCAAACCAATCTCCGCAGATGCTTCAGCAGCAGGAGGTGCTTGAATAACAACTACAGGAGGAGAAGTTTGACTATATCCACCACCAAAAGCACTAATATTAATATCTGTAATTTGTCCATTAAAGATTGATGCAGTTGCTACAGCACCAGTTCCACCAGCATATCCACCAGTAGCATCAACTCTATTATCTACAATATAAACAGAAGGAACATCAGTATATCCTACACCACCACTTAATAATTCAATATTAATTACTCTACCTTGATTATCAACAGTAGTTTCAAGAACTTGAGCACCTACTGGGTCAATAACTGCCATTCTAGGAGTAGTTGTATACCCTTGACCAGCATTTAGTATATTAATAGATGTAATTTCACCTTGACTACTTAAAACTGCCTGAAATGCTGCTTTAATTGGGTTTGTACCAGTTGGTTCATCAATATAGATTGTTGGAACAGTTGTATATCCAAAACCAGCATTAGTAATACTTACAGCAGTAACTTGTCCATTAGTAATGGTTGGAACGCCTAATACAGCACCTCCAGGTTGCTTGAAAGTGATTCTAGGTGTGAATGTATATCCAGAACCAGAATTAGTGATTTTAAGGTCACTTACAGCACCATTAGTTACAGTTGCAGTTACAGTTGCAGCAGTAGATCCAGGAGCAGTTGGTGCTTGAACTTGAACTACAGGTGGGTTGGTACTACTATAACCTTGACCACCTTCTAATAGAGATATTGACTTAATACCGTTAACAAGAGCAGTTGCAGAACCACCACTACCATTTTCAGTATTAATAGAAATTTGTGGAGGATATTCAGACTTATATCCAGAACCATTTTTACTGATAGAAATATCAGTTAGTTCTCCAGAGTCACTAATACGTGCATAACCTACTGCACCAGCACCAAAAGAAGGAATAGGTGCTTCAATAGAATACAATGAAAGGAATCTACCGTTTAATGGAGCAGTTAAGAATATAAACTGATCACCATCAAGGAAAAAGTCTACTTTTGGAGTTAATAGGCGATTATCATAAACTGCAAGAACATATTCATCAGCAACAGGTTCATATCTTGCACCACTTCTAGTAATAGTAAATTGTCTCTTACTCTCACCAAAACTACCAGAAATATTATCTAAAGGAACGATTGTATTCTCATTAAAACCATTCAAATAGGTAATATATGTGGAAGAAGCATCATCAGCAGGAATTCTTGTTCTAGGAGCAGTCGTAAATATAATATTTGTTCCTTCAATACTATAATCTGTACCAGGAATTAAAACTTTACCATAAACACTAACAATCAAGTGTTGTACAGAAGGTGGAGCAATAGGATTATCTTGAGATGTTAAAGGGAATATCTTAGTAGTATCATCAAAACTTAAAAGAGGACTTGCTAGGTTAATCCACTTTAATTTAACTTGATCATAAGAAACACCTGGACTTAGAGCAATATTAGGACCAGGAACCGCTTTTTCATAATAAACTACTTCATCACCTATAAGAACAGATCCATCATTATCAAGGAACTGGTCAATACTTTCAACAACTATCGAATCATCCGTTGCACTTATCGCTTCTACTACCTTTGTTGCACCATCTAATATACTGATATCCAATTTATCAATATCCAAATAACCAAGAAAGTTATTAAGAATATTTTGACCTAAACCTGTCTTTTCTTGAGATTGATAGTAATATTCAAGAAATTTGGTAAAGAGAGGATAATCGTTCTCTACAAATTCGGGAGTCTGCCTAGCGACTGCCTGTGATACCTTATTGATACTTGTCATCTAATGCTCTAATTATGATGAACTGGATGTGACTGCAACCGTTGATGGTGTTTGATCAAAGATTGTTGGTGTCAAACTATTTAGTGGTATAGTGGGAGGTGGTGTAGTTCCAATTGCAGCAACTGTTATCTCTGGAAGAACAATATTAATAATAGTTCCTGGTGTAGAAGCAGGAATACTGCTAGAGTTTGCTGGGATAAACTGAACAGGAATTTGCAATCCAGTAGGAAGAAGTGACGCATCCGTGACACTACCAACACCTGTAGTAGAATCAGTAACTGTAACAGCAGTTGTAGATACGTTAGATCCAGATCCAATTATATTAACTGGTCCAAAAGCAATTGTTCCAGTGTCATAATTTACTGTACCCGCACTAGTATTAGTGTAAACCTTTCTAGTTCCAGTATTATAGAAGGTTTTTAATTTACCAAAACCATCATCCTCAAATTGTTGATCAATACCTGGTCTATCTGAAGTTCTAAAAGTTCCAGACAATAGAATAGGTTCCTTAGTTGTCGTAGTTGTTGTAGAATCAGTTGAACTAGGAGCACTATTATAAAGTGCTGATCCCGTAGAAATAGTATATGTGTTGGTTGAATTGGTAATTGGATTGATGTACCTTAAAATTGTAGTCTGAAGTGACACATCAGTTACGCATCTATCTGCTAATGTAACCGCCTTTTCAAACTCTTGTGATCTAAAGGTTGAATTAAAATTGTTTATCTGCGTTTGTCCAGCCCAACTAGTGATAGCTGTTGATACATTAGTCTTAATTGTTGATGTATCAGATCCGCATCCAGTATCATAAGTAACAAAAACTTTCGGATATATGTAGATATTATCTGGATCAATGACTACAGGGTCAATAGATGCCATTGCATAGTTTCTAAGTGACGCAGCAATAGTCTTTTTCGTCTGATCATTAAGTAACGATCCCGTTTTTGTTCTAATAGCAATGTATACTTTTCCGTAAATAGGTGGTGTTAATGAATCTCCTCCATATGCAACTACAGAATCTGCATTATCATATACTTTTTTAGTAATTAATGCGTAATCTTGTGCGGTAACTGCTCTATATTGAGAAGAATAATACCGTGGAGCATTGTATTTAATAGATTCAACTGACTCAGCATCCGCACCAAGTTGAGATTTACTAACTACGGTTAGCGTAGCATCTGAAGAAGTGTATGATGCCTCTAAAGAATCGCTAAGTTGACCAATAAATGAGAGCCTATTAATATCATTTGCTTCAGAACCATCCGTTACTAAGTACTCTAAAGTTACAACTTCACCATCTTTTAACGCACGCCCTATACTATCATCACCAAATTTAATCTCATAACGCATATCCTCTCCTTCAGAAAGGAAGAATACCCTAGATGTAGCGGTAAGATTGGTTACAGTATCTACTCTATTATATAAATCTGATGTTGTGGAAGATTCGTTTGCCTTTACCCTAACAGTTAAAGTGCTTATATCGCAGTTAGGAGAAGGAATTACATAAGTTTGTTGTTGGAAAGTATTGACAATATAAGAGAAAGATACAATAGATCCCTGCTTACATACAAGATTGTTTAAATTCGCTATTCCTGTAACAGAATCAACAGATGCTGTAGTAGGTGCAGTAACGTTAAAGAAGTATTTTCCACCTGAAAGAACTGGTCCTTTCGCAAGAGTAATAGTACTTGGATAAGAATTACTCGTTTGCTTAGTTTGAATCGTTAAATTTACCGTTGCTTGTGATGCAATAATAGAACGTGGAACATAATTTAGTAGTTTTGCAATATTTACTACGTTATCACGAACAGTAGCGGAAGGTAAAAACGCCTCATTCAATGACATATTGGCATTAAATGCGGTATAGTACGTATTATAAGCTAAAACATCTATTAAGTATGATAAAGCTGCACCATCAAAATCATAATCAGTAAATTCCTCCCTGGTCCGTAAATAGGACTTAATAGAAGCTTTTACATCAGTAAAATCTAATGCTGTAAGATTATTTGGTTGCATTACTCAGGTCTCTTTAATACGAAATCGACTTCTTCAACAATAGGTTGTCCGACAATGCGATATTCTACAGTAACATCGAATTTGTTATAGATTTCAACTGTATTGACAGTAACATCTATAAGACTAACTCTAGGCTCATATTGATTAATAGTATTTATGATCTCATCCCTAACTGCGTCAGCTGTCATAGGGTCTAAGGGTTCAAATAAAAGGGTAAAGACTTCGCACCCAACATCAGGTTGCATTAATCTCTCGCCTTTTTGTGTAAGTATTAAATTCCTTATTGATTGCTTAATAGAATTTTCGTTCTTAACAATACCAGTATCCTTAGTAACTGTATTACGACGAAATCCCATAGCAATATCTTTAAATGCACGGGATAAATTAGTATTAGTTCCTGAAACTTCTTTTAATGCCATTATACAGTATAAAAGGTGTACTTAAGAAACAATTCTTCCATAGGAACAATCGATCTAATCACTCGAACATAATAACGGTTATCTATCATATATTTTTCACAATTTGGAGTGTCAGAGTGGTTTATAAACCCTCCTAACGGTGTCCTAATGATCTCATCACCAATTATAAGGTGTGACATGCCTAGATCAGTACCTATCTCTAGTGCTTTATTGGTAAATATACCTTGGCCAGCAACTTGACTAGAATTAATGAATAATCCATCTGGTAAAGCCTGATATGTCACTTAATACATAACAACTAATTATATTTAGTCGGTTTTCCTAACTGCATTTACGCTTATGACTAGTCTATCAGTACTATTATTCTTTTCATACATCGATCCATGCTTTAACCATGATGGAAATATCACTAAATCTCCTGATTCTGGTTCAAAATGCCAATATTCATATAAACTCTCATTTCTTCCTTTTTCATCCAACCTATAATTAAACTCTATATGAGGATTTGGATTTTCAAAATATAATTTACTACAATTCTTAGGTGCATTAACAAATAATGCAGCAGATATTACACTAAAGGGGTGATTATGTTGTCTCAAGACACTCCCTTCAGATTGGAGGTTAAACCAACTATTAGTCAAAGTTACTGGTTGTATGCCATATTGCTTCGCATACCTGTTTAAAACGTCCTCTAACGCCTCAGAAAGGTCTAAACCAAGGGTTTTATCTATCTCTCTTAAAATACTGTCTGTATGAGAAAGAGGACGAGTACTGCCACTAGAGCATACTGCGTCCCCTTCTAACATATTATGTTGACCTGATTTATAGTTCTTACAAAAATCGACTATAGGTTGAACCTCTATAGTCTTCAATAATCCTCTCCAGTGGGTTACTGGAGTAGGAAACAGGTTAAAATCAGTTTTATTTGCCCTCATTGTTGGCTTCTTTAATTGCCTCTACTATAACACCCTTCAACTGTCTTAGTTTTTTCTTACCTAAACCAGCTCGTGTATCAATTTTTACCTTCAACCAATAGACAAAAGCAAGTACTAGTATGAATTGGATGCCTTCTGACCAAGACAAGTTCCATGCCTCGTTAAGATTTAGTGAAGCAGATGCAAAATGAATCATGTTCCTTGTCCTCTATACTTCTTTTTTGCATGGTTCCGTGAGGTCGCTGAAAGTTTTGTTCTTGCAGAACGTCCTTGACGGGTTTTCTTGGGTTTAGGCTCAATATAGTTCGTATTTGAGCCCCAAGCAACGGATTTTGCCATAAAATACCTTAATTTGCGTTAAAATGTGGATCGCTCGCGGCGAATACACTAATTATAGCACTTTTTTCTCGATTTTGTCCAGTTTTTCGTAAATTTTAGTAAAATTTTGGAATAAATCGAGATCTTTGTCCTCATCTGGTGGTTGATAGTAGGTTTTATCAGGTGTAGGGAGCTCTTGGAGACGTTTTTCTATCTCTACTAATCTACCAGCAATTGCTTCAAGACACATGTTGATTGCTTCATGTGCTTCTTGATTATCTTGCCACTTATCAATCTTTTCTTTGCTTGACATCGTATTCAATAATAATTTTCTTAGATGATCTACCCATAGAGTTAAGTGTCTCTACTCTTTGCATTGTACCACCTAGTAAAGAACTAATCTGTAATAATTCACTAATTAACTCACCTTTGTCCATTTTCATGAACTTGTCTTCATCATAAGTCATTCCAATAACCTCTAAGTTTCAAATTTGTGATCTTATCCTCAATAGTACTAAGGTCTATAGGTGGAAACCAACGAGTTGCCTTGCCACCTACAACGAGCATATGGGATTTACAGTAAGGAAACCTCATGGATACCCCTTTCTGCGTTTCCAATCGGCATACATTCTACCATATACCATCCCTTCATGGGATTTTATGTCAGCACCTTCAAGAATTTCCTTTTCTCTCTTAGAAATAGTCACATCCATAGTAAGATATTCCTTTTCCCAGTCGGAAATACCATCAATCTTCATTATTTTTCCTCAATTGTTCATTTAAAAGGTAAAACCAAACAACACCTAGTATCATGACGAGTAATAATCTAATATTCTCGCCATTAACTACGATCATCTCTCTGTAGGCGACCTAAAATATTTGTTGATTACCTCTATCTGATCATGATATCGAGCAATCTTATCTAATTCGACCTGAATTGCCTCTGTAATATCGGAATGTTCTCCAATACCTGCAGGATTTTCTAGATAAACGTTAACGTTCACCTTATGTTTTTCAATTTCACCTTGAGCATGTGCTAAAACTGCTCTCAATAGTTGTTCTCTCATGTGTAAAGCCATTAGTAAATGTTTTCCTCCTCGCCTAAACGTATTTTAACATCAGAAGTAGGATATGCAACGCAAGTTAACACAAAACCTTCTTCTACTTGATCATCATCCAAGAATGATTGCTCCTCTTGGTTAACTGTACCTTCTAGAATTTTACCAGCACAAGTACTACAAGCACCTGCTCGGCATGAATAAGGTGCATCTACACCCTCCTCATCTGCTTGGTCCAGTATATAGGCATCTTCAGGACATTCAAATGTCGTTTCGTTGCCTTCGGTGTCGATCAATGTAACATTATAGGTAGCCATAGTTGTATATAAGGTAACCATATTATGTATCAGTTGACAATGTAATATTAAAAGATACAGATATTCGTTCTAAACCAGACTGATTAGGTTTAACCGAATGATAAAGAGATGATGGAAACATTATAATACGTCCTTCAGTAGCAGGAAACCAATAGGATGAATAAAAATTATTCTCTTTCTTATATTCTTCACTATAATGCATCTCTTCAGCAAAAGTATTATATGCATGTGGAGAATTAAAATATAGATTTCCACAACCTTCTGGTGTCTTAATCCAAAATACACCTGCTATATCAGATCCAGAGTGCATATGGTACTCATTATAATTGTTTAAACCATTAATCATAGTCCACATAGCAGTAAACTCTAGTCTAGAATTCTCCTTAAGAATCTTATTACTAGAGAAATACCATGCGACATTATCAAATATCGTATCCTTTACTATACTATTATCGTCTTGATGTAGATTAGTCCTCGAATGCCACCCGCCACAATTAGATTTCTTTAATCCTTGTGGATCCAAGGCACGCTCCTTGAGCAATTGACCTATGAGGCTGCCTTTTATTTCACTGTAATCGGGAATATCGATACAATGTACTATAGAAGGGAAAAGGTTCATACATCCTTTATATCAAAGAACCATCCAATAGACTTAATGTAATCAAAACAAGTCATCCTTGGTGTCTTAGGCCAACGCTCATTACGATGTTCTCGAATGGAATCCATATATGACTCCAATTTCTCGACTGTGGAAAACTCTCCTTCAATCTTATGCTCATCATTGTATAGTATGTAAATCATGATTACTCTTCTTGTTTCTTCAAGTGAAATCCATCTTCATTGACATCATATTGAAGAGGTGTTTCTGTATTCCAACCTAACTCTTCACAAATATCGTATGGAATCGTAAGAACAAGATCGCCGTAATCGTCTTCATCCAATTTAGTTGTGAATCGTTTGCTCATACTCTTATAGGCGATTTATTATCTGTGGGGTTGGGAACTTAGACTTCCATTGCTCCCACAAGGTATATAGTGCTTCGACATCTTCAAATATTCCTTTCTCGGCGATATCTTGCGAGAATTCATACATCCTAGTATCTAAATGACCTTCCCTACGTACAAGATGTTCTAAGACTCTTGTGCGTTCATCTTGAAATGCTTGTGAAAACTCTAAGGACATAATTTTTTTCTGGAGGATTTTTTTATATAGAGGAGACAAGAAATGTTTCATAATATATCTCTCTCTGGGGAACCTTTGTAGGTTAGGGTAGTTTGCTTTTTTAATATAAGGGCCGGAAAAAAGACCAAGAACCCCCACCAGGACTGCGATTTGCCCTGTATATGTTTATAGATAGTGGCATACTATTTGTTAATTAGGCATAAAAAAGAGGGGTTATTTACCCCTCTAGTATAACAGAAACTGTTTATCTTGTCAAGTATTAAAAATCATTCCAGAATAGAAGGGGTTGTTGTTACTTTGTACGAACCATTGCCAGTTTCGTTGATACAAACCTCTGCCTAATCCTGTGAAGGTTTCTAATAACGAGTTCAACCTACTTTTCGTGGTATTTGATTGCCAACCTCCATCAAATATTTGAAGATTGTTATCACTTACCGTTGCAATGTGGTTGCCGTGAAGATAAACAAATGCTTGAGAATTGTCTGCGGAAAATGTTACTGAAGTGTTGGAAGATGAGAAGGGTTTCTTGTTAGAAATCGCTCTGCACATGTTCTTTTCAATAACTCTCATAAATTAACCTGAATTTGTTTATACTATTATAATACATGATTTCCAGGTAGTTGTCAGTAACTAGTGGACACTTTCCTCACTGGCACATGAATTGTTTATACTAACCCCTGACTGATTTCTGGGCAATTCTTGTTAGTAACTCGGCGAATATTGCATGTTGTTAAATGTTATTGACAAGTCGGTAATTAACGTGCTAAGGCAACACTTTCTCCACATGTTTTTCCACACTAAAGTAAACACAACTAGATTTAATTAACCATTTAAAGTTATCAACAATTAAACGGAAGTTTTCCACATAGTTGTTAATAACTCCTCCATAATCTGTTTTTTCGTATATATTCCCATTGCATAATTACGAGTTCCTTTAATGTTATCCAGACGTAGTTAATCTGTTCTCCGTGAGTAACATTTTTGTGCATGTAATCGTCTGGTAATTGTTTCATTGTACATCCTCGTATCTATGCTCTTGTGACTTATACAAATTGCCCTCTAATTTCTCTCGTTCATGATAAACAATATCATCCCAATCTGATCTAAAAACTAATACATTAACCTGTGCAATTCCATGTAGTTTGTTATCATCTTTCCACTCATGAGTTGTAAGCGTAAAATATTCTTTTCCTATGAAATTTATCCGTCCTTTATCATCTTTTATGCTGATAAGTTCACCTTTTTTAAAATCATATTTCTTGCTCATATTATCGCCCCTGAGTAACAATTAGATTTGTAAATGTACCTTGTCATTCTTGACAAATAGTGTGCTATCTGTGGGGATGTATTCTTCACAATCTTTGTCGTAAATTGTGACGGTTTGTTGTAACTTTTCTTTTGGAAGTTCATTTAATTGTTGTAACAAATCGAGGTAAGTCATAGTTGGTTTGTTTATCTCTTCATAACGTAAACTATCGAAAGTAGTTGTTAATAAGTTCCATTGAATTAATTGGAAATGTATACTCATTGTAAGAAAAATATCGGCGGCGATCCACAATAATGCGAGACATATTATATCTATTCATTGTTACTTAGTCCTGAAAAATGGGCATCTGTAAGTGTTAATGAACCAGCGTAATCTTTCTTATTAAGTATACATGCCTTGTGAATTCCTAGCAATTTCTTTATACTAACCCCCTCCCAATCTGTCCAGTCTTCGACATAATCAGAACAGTCAAAATCACCTGTTCCATCAACATTTTGTGGGCATGATTGCAGATCATAGTTATCATCAACCCAGAAAATACGTCCGAATTCTTCACTTTTAAACATGTTAAATCCTCCAGGATAAATTGTTATTTTCTAGCATTATATCTCTTACCCTTTCTCTATCTAAACTATCACCATATCCCCAAGTGTAATTATCATTTTGTGCATGTAATAATCTGTGTTTGTACACATAAAAGGCATCATAAATGTCTTGCCTAGTTATACCATCGATAGGATATAACCCATCTTCAGTATTATAAAATGACCAAACATAGTCAACAAATTCTTTTAAACTATTCATGCGAATACACCCCCAAAGTTATTAACTAGGTTTTTACCATTGTTATAAATTAGGTTCCAATCGTCACCAGTTCTTTCATATCCATTTTCAGATTTGATGAATCTATCTAATAATGAAACGTCAAGATCTTCATCATCAAAATCTATCTTAGCACACCCATATACACCCCACTCGCTTAATTCTTCTGTGAATTCTTTCCAATTAGCACATACACATGCTACATTCTGGAAATTCTCAACCTGTAAGATTCTTTGCATGATCTTAGAAGTTTTGTTCATAAATCCTCTTTGTTTGGTATACATTTATTATAAGGGAAAATTGATACTTAGGGGAAAAATATGGACACTAAATGTACTGTCACACTTAGTATGCTGTCCTTAATAGTTGATACATAGCATCTCTAATTTCGCCTGTATCGTTTACAACTCCAACATATTTTTCAGATTGAGCATAACAATCAAGTGCCTGATCTATCACATCCCATTGATCTTGAGTGAAGAAATCGTAAATCTTATTTAACTCTTTGTGAGAGTAATCTTTGTTGTTAACTGTGAAAGATGGCATAACAAATAATGTAAAATAGTGAGCAAGAAAAAAGATCTAATATTAAACACCGAGGTCTAATAGTAGATCTTTGAGATAAGTTTCAGCACAATCTTCAGCATCGAAGATGTTATCAAAAGTGCCGATATGTATCTCGTCACCGATGATGCAACCTTTTGAATCATCGTAAACCATAGTTTTGACTTCAAAACGATCATTACCATAGTGGTAGATTGAAAGATTTGGATCTAAATCGTTTTGACGGCGGTAAGTGTCAAACATTGAGGTGACTACACCTCTTGACCACTCGAAACCTAGATAGTCATCGCAAAGGTTGATGGACTGTGAAAAAAGAGATTTTGACATATTGAAAAATTCGTAAAACTTGATTATATACATAGTATCGCATGAAATGGGGCAAAAATCAAGCGACCTTGTACCTCTTTGTCCACTGTCACACTAATTCTCTTCATCTTCTATTTGAAATTCAAGAAGATAATGATCTAAATTAACCCCTAAATCTGCTGCTGTTCGTAAACATTCAAGGTAGGTAATTTGATCCTTAAAGTCAACAGTAAAGAGATCAGTTTCGACTGTGTAGTATGTCATTTTAGGTAATAATCCAATCGAGTTTGTTAATACTTTCTCTGCAACATAAACAGGTTAATGCACTCCAACTAAAGTGAAATACCTTGTTTGATTGTTGACATTTAGGGCATGTAATATACTTCCCATTAACACCTGAACGAGTGTACTTTGTGACGTTAGTCATTAATTTCTTCCCCTAATTTGTTGAATGATTTGTTTAAACAAGGGACATACAATTCACCCTCTGGTGTTAACATAGAGAGCATAAGTTCAAACCAATTATTATTAGTTTGATGCTTCTCTGGTGTTAAATCAGTGAAGTAAGTTTGTGACCATTGTTGAATTAAATTAGTCATGAAATCCTGGAATAAATGTTTGCATACAAGTGTTATCTTCGTCACTATCTTTCTCTTTCATCAAATCCCTAATTGTTACATTCTCTGCTAATTCATCAAATAAGTTATCAGTGGGATCACCACTATTTTCCATTTCGATGATATGTTCTCTTAGTTCAGTTTGTGACATTTTACCGTAGTAATCTGATAGAGAATCATATACATATTGCTCTAGATCTTTATAGTCCATTCTATCAAGAACTATCTCTGCATATTGGTCTCTAACTTCATCTAATTGAAGTGAAGTTAGGTTGGGATGTTTAACAATAACCTTAGCATCTAATTCACTATTAGTTGCGTTAGGATTTGCTTTTTGTGAATAAATTGCCATTGTAATAAGGGAATGAAAAGTAATAATTAGTGAGAGAAGATTATCTCATATAGAGATAACCACCTGCCCAATCTACGTTGTCTGAGTTATGTAAAAACTCACGATGTTTGATAATTCTCATATCATATCTTACATGCTTTGCAGGAGATTTCCATGATGCAGGTTTATAAACTTCACCTGTTTTCTTATCAACAAATGCGTGAACACTTCCATCCCTATATTCATTTCTATCTTGGAAAGTGTCATAATCTTGTTGTATAATTTTATAGTACTTTTTACCTGATTGTATACGAAACTTCATTAGATTAGCAGTGCCATTGTTGATACTTTCTAACTGAGATTGTGCATACTCTGATAACTCACCCTCTGTATATCTTTGAGAGTTATTTGTTATCATTCTCTTGTGATAATTGAAGTAATTCTTCTCAAGATTGTCACATAACTGCTCAGTCCAAAGTAATACATTGTCTGCTAACTTCTCTTGAAGTTCTTGTCTAAATTCAGCAGTTGCAACAGTCATAAAATCCTTTAAATTTGTTTATACTATTATAATACCCGATTTATAGGCATTATAGGAAAATTGTGTGACACTAATCGTACTGTCACACTATTACTTGTAGTAATTCAATTCATCAATTAGAGGATCATCATCCAATGGTATTGTTTCACTTGCTTGCTCTAATATCTCAATTAAGTTATCACAATCACTAGCAAATTGATCGTCTTGATTGTAATCATCACCTTGACAATATCCCTCTATTATATACAATAGAGTGCTAATTTGATCAAAACTTAATTCAATAGATGCTGAAGTCTTTGGTGTGATGATTAGATTAGCATCACGATTTGTTCCAGATGGCATTACTAATGTCCTCGCAAGTTGGGTTAATAGAGTTAGTGTTACGTTCTACAAAATATGTCCTATGAAATACATCTTTCTCTGTATATTCCCACTGTACTTGTTTATAATTAGGAGCATCAATCCATGCCTCTAATTGTTCTTCGGACTCGAAATCTATCGTGCCTGTGTTATTCTCATGTATGCGTAATGTTATCATTTAATTAATACTCATCTTGAGCAATATAGGGTGTCATTTTATCTATCTCTACCCTATATCCTGTAACTTCAGCATTAACATGCTCACCTAATTCTTCATTATAATAATCTAAATTAGAGTTCAAATATGCCTGTATTTCTTCACATAAATGAACAGGATTTGGTGCATCGTCATGTTCACATAGGATGCGAAATGAGTATGTAAATTCTTTAACTTTTGCCATGAAATCCTCCTTAGTAGTTTACAATAATGTCCCAGATAGAGATATAGTTTCTTAACCAATCTCTCTGGTAATTTGTTAATTTACCTTCAGAATCACCGTATAAAAGATCATCTGCACTCATAAACTCTAAGTTATACTTAGTGCAGAAGTCTTCTAATACTTCAGATAGACAATCAAGATTATTCATTGGCATAAATCCTCGAAACGTTGTTGTGCGATAACCTCGCATTGTTCCTCGCTAAATTGAGGATACTCTTCGCATACTTCTTCAAATAATGTTTCAAGTATGCTCTCATGATGTAATGTACTCACTTAGAATTCCTCCTTTTGTTGTTAGTTTGCTTGTAAAAAGGTGTAAGGAAATAATACTTTATCACTGGTGTTGGATTAACCAACTGATCGTAAATTTGCTGTGATAGAGTGCTCATTAAACTCCTTGTGATTTGTTTACTCTTATATAATAACCGATTTTAGGGACAATGGGGAAAATAGTAGACACTACTTGTACTGTCACACTAAACATATGAAAGTGGTGGAATACCCTCTATAAAGATATACGATACGACTGATTGTAGTCTATCTGCTATTCTTTTACCATATTTGCCTGATATTGGCACACATATTTGACCAAAACTTTTATGGTATAAGTTATAAGCACCAGCAGGTATTTTACCTGAATTCATATCATCTACATCCTTTTGATGTATTCTAATTACTCTACCTATTGTTTGTGCCATTTCAATATTAGGTAGATTTCTTAGCATAACTGAATGAGTCAAACCTGGAACATTTATCCCTTCTGATAGTATACTATAATGGAAGATTATCATCTTCTTAGTATCATCCTTACCCCACAATGTTAGTGTCTTGAAGAACTCTTCTCTACCAACTTTCTTACCATTAATGATAGCACCATGCTTAGATGTGATGTGCATAATGTTATACTCTCGCTCAATTAACCAATCTTTAATATCAGTTTGTGAGAGCATATTCCATAGTATTCTTGTTGTTGGAGCAGACACAAGTACCTTAGGGTTTGTATCAGTTATGCTAGTCAATATGTCCTTTAAGTTATCACTATCTACTTCATGTGCATTTAACTTAGTCCTCTCTCTATCTGTCTCAAATGGTATAACTTTAGGGAATAAAATAGTGCCACTATCTATTAACTCTTGTGCTGCTGTTTGTTCTAATATATCACCCCATATTTCCGCATTGTTCATACCACGTTCCGCACTAATGTTATTCTTAGAGCGTGAAATGCGTGGTGTAGCAGTAAAGAAGTATCTTGCTATGTTTAACTTAGCAACTCTCTTTATCTGCTTAAAGAAGTTTTTACCAGTGCCATTATGTGCTTCATCAAAATATATCCTATCAATATTTACCATACTATCTAATACTCTATGTAGTGAATGATAAGTGGTAAAGATTAACTTATCATACTGAGGATTAGTGCTATTCCAATGTGTTAAATCCCTACAATCTGTGGTGCTAAAATGATGAGTTTCACCAGAATGTACGTGTGCTATCTTAACATTATCAATCTCAGATTCAAACTCTTCTGATAACTGATTAGCAAGTAATATACGTGGTGCAACTACAACAATAGTCTGAGGATTGCGTGGTGTTGTTGTTACTAACCTCTTGCAATCTTCAATCATAATATATGTTTTACCACCACCAGTAGGTATAACAATTTGTCCACAATCATGCTCAATCATTTTATCATAAGCACGTTGTTGATGAGGTCGTAATGTGTCTGTCAAAGACGATCTCCTTAATAATGTTGAGTGTGGAAGAGGTTCGACTTAAAGAGCATTTTCCACTGGGGTCGCTCACCCTTGCCTTCCACTCTTTTAATATACAATAAAAAAGACCCCTTGTGGGGTCTTAGTAGACACTTTGTAATCTGGTCTATGCAAATGCTCTCTTGTAAGAGTCTTTGACATAAGTAACACCTTTTTGAAGATATGGTGTTACTAGATTATAACCTTTAACTAAATCTGCACCGAGGGCATTAACTTCATAGGTATGAATTGCCCATCTTGCTTTTATATCAGCAATGTAATCTTCACGAGAAAGATTAGGTTTTGGTGGTGCAATTTGAGTAGGTTTTGTGTCTACTTTTACTTCAACTTTTGGTTCTTCAGTCACAATAACTTTTGCAGATTGTGACTTATTTATAGAAACCTTTTTAGGTGTTGAAGCGGTTGTCTTACGAGTGCGTCTTTTACGAGGAGTTGCTGCTGTTGCTGCGGTTTTCCTTGTTGGAGACTTAACTGGCATAAGTGCTGAAAGTTGACTACCCCCATATTATACAGTACCCAATAGGTCAATCAACCCATTTGTTTCAGAATGTGAAGCATTTTGCTCCACTTTGTTGACTGTCACACGTTTTTCTATCAATTCTCGATAGTCCTCGTTCAGTTCACATCCGATATAATACCGTCCTAGTTGCTTTGCTACCATAGCAGTCGTGCCACTACCCATAAATGGATCTAATACTATATCACCTTTTCTACTACCTGCTAATATACAAGGTTCAATTAGATCAGGTGGGAAAGTAGCAAAATGTGATCCCTTATATGGTTTGTTTGTTATACTCCATACACTACGTTTATTCTTTGTTGGATATGATTTAGTGAGTCCAGAATGAGGTGTTAATCCTGTTCCTTCATTATGATATTTGCCATTAGTTCTATCTCTAGTTCCCCAATCTTTAGCAGGTTCTTTTATACTTTCATTGTCATAATAATAGTTCTTACTTTTACTTAATAGGAAGATATATTCATGTGCTTTAGTGCATCTATCCTTTACACTTTCTGGCATTGGATTAGGTTTATGCCATATAATATCTTGCCTTAAGTACCATCCATCTGCTCGTAATGCAAATGCTAACATCCAAGGAATACCGATCAAATCTTTACTCTTTAACCCCTCTAATTTGTTACCTCTAGCAGGAGAAAATGAGGGTAAATCTTGATTAGTCTTACTAACAGTTTGCTTAGGATAATTACCATCACTTCGATAATTATAATATGTGTCACCTATGTTTAACCATAACACACCATCATCTTTAAGGTTATCTCTCACTAACCTAAAGACATTTACCATTTCTTCAATATACTCTTCTGGTGTTTGTTCTTGTCCTATTTGTTCACTTTTACCACCGTAATCTCTCAATCCATAATAAGGTGGGGATGTAACACACATTTGTGCGTTATCAATAAATGCTGGTAATGTTTGACGACAGTCACCATATAATATCGTATCTTTCATTTCTTAAATGCACCTACTTTAACAAGTATGAACATAATAAGACTTGTCCAAAAAATAATGTACCACATATTAATGATGTATTCATAGAGTATTATACAATAAAAAAGAGGGTTTGTAAACCCTCTTTTTATAGAATTTAGTAAGATAGTCACATAAGAATTTCCTTACATACCCTCCTACAACTAGATTGATCGTCTTCACAATCAATTAAGCACTCAAAGTAATCGTCCAGTAATTGATCCTGATATTCAGGAATTTCGTTTACACCATGTTTCCATTGTGCTAAATGATTTGAAGATATTAAATTGTGTGACATATCCAACTCCTTTTAACTTTTGAATCATAACCAAGAGAGTTTTCAGTTCATCTTGCTATCCTTAATTCTACCACTATTTAGTATAATAATGTTAGAATTTCGACATCTAATTAACAAAAATAAATGCCTAATCGTCCTTGATATACTGATAAGTTCTCCACCCAATTCCTATGCAAGTTATAGCAACAAACCACCACCAAAATTCTATTAATAATATAATAATTAAGATACCAAATGGCAATGCTAATATATTAGTAATAGAACTATTTCCTGACCCTATTGTTGATAACCAAGTGCCACCATAATAGGGTTCAGGAACATCATTCATAGTATTATTATTAGAAGATCCCTTATATAATACTCTTAAAACTGGAAGTCCATATTGAGACTCAGCAAGTAATCTTGCTTCATCTTCATAATAACAATCGTGTACATAAACTGTCTTGTTTATGCCAATGTCACGTTGTAATAAGACTTCGTAAGTATTCATCAGGAATCAAAACATACTTCATAACATAAACCTTCTGCAATGTAATAATCGCAGAGTTGTTGATACTGTGTCAACTCATTGTGTAGGTCACAATCTATCATAAACTGACACATTTCTACTTGTAAATCTTCAGGAAGAACTCCATCATCATAAGCATCAAGTAGAAGTTGCAATTTCTTTGGAATTGTCATTACTGAATCTCCGAAAGTACGTCATAGATTGCATCATCTTCAGTTCCTAAAACTGAGGATACCCAACTGTCTTCTTCCTCTTGACAGTTGTCAAAGTTTTCATCGTATTCAACTTTTGGAACAAATAGTCTTTTAGACATCGTAACCAAATCCTCCGTTTTGAATTTGTCGGGTTTGTTCTTGCTCTTCACGTAATTTGCGAAGAGAAGTTTTTAGTTTGATGATCTCTTCTTCATTATAAAGAAATGGATCACGTTCACTCGCTTTGAGTGCTTTTTTGATGCCATAGATTTGTGTCTTGGCAGAAAAGAATTTCATTTGAATTTCTCAACAATATTAATATACCCCAGATCAGGATGAAATGGGGCATTTAGTGGACAGTTTCTAGATTGACAGTGATTTCTCTAGTTTTTCAACCACTTCTCTTTTATTAATCTTAAGGAATGTATTTTCAAACCAGTTGGTATAACCACCTTTTGCACCTTTATTTTGTCTATGCTTAAGACCATTTTGTGATGCTATTGATAACCAGTAGGTAAAGAATGGAACTCCTTGATAGAAACCTTCCATTTTAGATCTGTCTTTAATAACACATTGCTCTTGAAAATTAGAGAATGATCTGTTATTTTCCCTATCAATCCATGCAGTAGCATTTAACTTAGCACTTGGATTTGGTGCAGTTGCTATTAATAACTGTTCACCATCTTCATCCTTAAGTCTACCTGTAAGGTTTAAACATAGGTTAGTTACATTATCATCAAAGCAACCGTACTTTCTATGGAATAAGAATAGTGCTGTTATAAATGTTTGATCGAAAGATGGTACAATTCCAGTCTTAGATAATAGTTCATCAACTGCCTTAATTGTATCAGCATAATCTCTAACTGCATGTAAAGTTTGAGTTCTTTTGTATTCAGATATAGTTACTGAATTATCATCAGGTTCAGACCATAATCCTTTAGTACCATATACATCTGGTGCATCAAATTTACAACAATATGATAATGCAGTTACAAATTGTCCATCCCTAAACTTCTTAGTTAGTAACTCTATACCAAGAGATTTAAGACATCCAGTAATAACTTCTGCTGCTAACTCTGCTGCTGTTGGGTTATCAAATGCCCAGTAAATATTCCTTATATCTTTTAAAGTTTTACCCTTAAACTTAACTGCTAGTACACCTTTAGGAAGTTCATCAACTAAACCTCTTTCCCATACTTTTGCTCTTGTGTTAGCATCAAGTCTCCAAGTATGACCTGCTTCATATACTTCCTTATTACCATCTTTATCTTCCCAATCATCCTGTTCAGTTAATTCTCCAACTGCTACAATATGATGAGTAGGAAATAGTTTTCTTAGGTGATCTATAACACCTTTCTTCTTAAGTCTGTTCTCTGTATCTCTCTGAGTTATCCACTCAGGATACTTTAAAAATGCTTTGGTAATTAATACCGCTATTTCTACATCTGGGATTCCAGGTAAAGTATACCATTGTCCCACCTCTAGTGCTTTCGACATAATATGTCCTCGATAAGTTTAGTTTAACTTTTGAAATTGCTTCCGATTGGTGTATCTTCCACGAATTTCTTTGTCAGTATTATATATCAATTTAATATGGAAGTCAACCCCCCATTTATCCTATTTTCAGCAAATTTAACATAATCTTCATCTATTTCAAATCCAATATATCTCCAACCTAAATTCTTTGCTGCTACTCCAGTACTACCTGTTCCCATAAAAGGATCAAGAACTACACCACGATCTATACCTGTTAATTTGATACAATCCTCTGCTAATTTAACTGGGAAAGTAGCAGGATGTTTACCACGCAATTCTTTACTATTAATAGTCTCATATGGTATGAACCAAGTATTACCTTTATCTCTTAAATTAGGTTTGTTCTCAATCGTATTATTACCACGAATATTTGCTTCATAATATTCATACTTAACACCAACAGATAGTCTATCTATTTCTACATTACCATCTTTGGTAAAGTGAAACAAATTCTCCCAAGTAGGACACAAATAGCGTTTACTATTAATAGGTTTAAAATGTCCACTTGTCTTGTTATTTACATGAATAGACTTAACCCAAACTATATTATTTTGCAAATTATATGTATTTTTAATTGCAAACATGACCTCTAACCCTATCGTAGGATCTACATTTGAGTATCCCATATTAACAAATAGATGACCATCATCTTTCAGTACACGTTTACATTCAACAAACACATCTTTCATCCATGAGATATACTTATCTCTTGGTTTTTTATCGTTGTATTTGTTATACTTAATGTTTAGATTATAAGGTGGTGATGTAACAATAGCATCAACACATTCATCATCTAAGTGTCGCATACCTGCGATACAATCATTCAAATAAATCATCTCTATGAGAAAATGGAATCGAACCTTTTTTATAAGTTTGAATTAAATCTGATCCTTTTACAAATCTAACTCTTACTTCAGGAAATGATACTACATCTGTAAAAATATAAATTATATTTTCTGCGTGTGCTTCATGCTCTTTAACATCTAATGATCTACCCACACCCAAATATTTTGATGAACAGAATTTAGCACCATGTCTAGTAAAACATTTAGCATCATACAGTTGACCCTCCACCAAATGATTGATGTGGTCATATCCTTTACCATCTACAAATTCAAGACCTTCAAACCAATCTTCTAACTGTAGTTCTAAGAATCCTGATGCCCTTCTACCATCTGTGAATAATTTATAAACTCTCTCCTTAGATAGTGTACCGAATGTAGCATCACACTTGAAAGTGTAAGTATGATTCAAGATCACATCTTGCTTGGTTGGTCGCAATTTCATAACTATCTTTGAACTCAATCCTATTATATCAGATCTAAGTCCTTACCATGCTTAGTAGTAGACAGATTGCTTGCTGGCACAACATCAAAGTTTGCACTAAATGTTATACGTTCAAAGTCACTCTTATTAGGTGATACTAAATGAGGATAATGTGCAGGAAATATAATTATATCACCTTGTTGTACTTTAGGTGTTATAGTTGCTGCTGTTGGTATCTCAAACATATCATCTAATCCACATGCTTTATATGCTGCGTGTTGATTATTATAGAATTTAAAGTTAGTACATCCACCCTCTAATCTATAAAAATATACTGCTGCAAGATTACAATGTTGAACAGAATGACAATGGTACTCTTGATAATGTCCTTGCTGATAACGATTAACCCATGCCTCTTGAGGAACTACTTCTATATCCCTCTTAGGTTTTAATTGATCTACCATTTCAGATAGACAAGGTTTAATAAACTCTAACCACCTTTCCCAAGGTGCAGATTGATTAGTAGGTAATCCATAAGATGTTAATAGTTCACCATTAATATTATCAGGATTAATAAAGTTCTTCTCCAAGTCCATAAACTCTTCAAAGGTGCGTTCAATCTCTTGTTGGTTTTCAAAGGGAACTTTACCCTTATAATACCAACGAGGTGTAAACATTTCAACTGTCATGTTTATACAAATCTTTTAAATGTAATTTTTCAGTGATTTCATCAATATCTGCCATCCTACGATGATATTCATCCATAGGAATAACATTATCTCTAAAGTATTGTTTCTGTAATTGACAGACATACATGATTAGAGCATCTTTTACGATCATTTTTTGATCCTTTGAGAGTAACTGTGAGTAAAGACCGATCATCTCCTTAGAGTCTTTGCATACTCTATTATTTTATCACGTATTTCCATCATTTCATAGAAACACCGTTGATTGTGAGCACATCCACGCAAAGAGTGGTCTGCTTTATAAAATGACTCTATACAAATATCAAGACCTCTATTCCATTTCTGGTCTTTAGTCTCGTTATCATCTACGGATAATTGATCTTTACTTGGCATTAGTATTGTACTGTGTAATCTATTTCAACTCCATCATATGAAGCATCATCATAATATAGGTCTTCATAGTCCAGACCATCATCTTCATAGGTCACCTCCGAACTCTTCGGTGGTTGCTCTTTTTTTAGGGTGATTATGTCCTTTGGGTTGGTTGTGGTCATAAGATTCCTCCCATTTAGATGTTCGATTTGTTCCTTTTTGGCGTTTGTCTCGTAATGATTTTCCAGGAGAATAGTAACCTCGCTCGTTACCACCTCGGCGAAAAGTCTTACCCATCTGTGATCTGTCAGTTTTTCTGAACTACATTTGTATATATTAACATAGGCAACCCATTATTGTCAATGAGTTGCCTAATAGTCTTTAGTTTTTATTAAGGTATGAAGGATCAATAATAGAATTTGTACCTGTAATAGGATCATATTCTTCATAAGAGTCATCCTCAATAGTTTCTTCGGTTTCTTCTACTTTAACAATAGTCAAATCATCAAAATAGTAACCGACTCCCCTGAGAAAGTCTCCTGTTTTTTCTACAACATCTTGTAGGTAGGCAGATTTAAACTCTTTAGTTGTTACTGTAGAATCTTCATCTGTGCATGTGAGTGTAAACGTAGGCATGATAATAACTGCAACCCATGTAGTCTATCACGTATTTTCTGGATTAGGGTGATTGTGTGACACCTATTATACTGTCATACTCTTTCTTCAATTCATCCTCCCAATTACCCTCTGGTAATGACCTATTAGTATCGTTCAAACACCATGACATTGGACCTCTGCTTCTGACATAATGTAAGAAGCACTGTGCAAAATTCTCACCACTATACTTACCATTTCTCCAATGTGGTGCTACACATCCCAAATATATCAGTGCATCTCCTTGATCTAATACTACATTAAACTCATTATTATTACGATAGTTTCTTATACCAAACTCCCACTCTTTATCTGATCCTAAATGTACAGTTAATGATACTTCACATGCAGGTCTATCTGTATGAGGATTTAAAAAAGCATTATGTTTATATAATCTCATGTATGAATAAGTTGGAAATAATGATTCTCCAACTATATCCACCATATCATGCAACATATAAAATAATAACTCTTGTGATGCTGTTGGTGACTGATAGTTATAACAAGGTCCATGAAATTCATTATCTAAGAAATGCAATTTAGTCTGACCATTATCAACTAACTCACGATACAAACTATTTGCTAAGTCAACATGAACAAAATTCTTAACTAATAAGAATCCATTATCTAATAACTGTGTGTTCACAATTCAATCGCTAAATTTAAAGGATCTTTTGATGTATCTTTGTCTAACTTAGAGAACCAGAAATGATCCATTCCTTTCTGTGTTATTAGATCAAATGCAATAGTATATCTATCAGTATCTTCATATCTTAATGCTTTAACTGCATGAGGTAATGATGATGGTGAAAGTGTTAATCTACCTTTCTTACTACCTATACCTGTCCATCCAACATAAGGTATATCATAATCAGTACCAATAAAATGATCTTGCATATTTAACACACCACTTAGAAATGCGTTCTCGTGCATTGCGTGTTGGTGTCTACCTATATTCATTCTTCGTTTAACTTTTATCTCTGGTTTCTGAGGATATACCCATCCTCTAATCCATATTCTTTCTTCTTTCTCTACATGTAGAGAATTACAAAATGCTTCATAAGATGTTAATATCATCTCTTGTAATTCTTTTACAGCAAAACCTTCCCATTGAAATATATTATAGTGTTCCCATCTATCATTATCATATAACCCTTCATCCTCGTGCAACAATACTTGTACCATTAATTCATCAATTAATACTTCAGGTAAATCATCAACCCATAAAGATATATCAAATTCAGGTGCAAATGGATTATTACCTTTAGGTTGATTCCATCTATGTAAATGTGGCATGAATACGTTCTCCGTAACGAGGATTAATTTCGAGGATTCTTTTAGTCAACTCCTGTGAATAAGGGCAACTGTCTTGACATATCCTACAAATACTATCAAGATCTTTAAATGCTTCAGGAACATCTACAAAATTAGAACACTTCTCCCAATCAACAAGATCAAAGTTCATTGTACATCCCATAGGACATTTATATTCGCAAGGTGCATCACACCCAATACAATTACTATAATGAGGTTCACCATCAATAACAATAGTCTCATCAAATTCAGCATTAGTAAAGATTAGATCAATCTTATAATTCATTCCAAATCTTTTATGAAATGCTAATGATGTTTTTGCTAATGTTGCTGCACCTGATCTAATAGCAAACTGTTTTCTATTTAATAGGTAATCATCATACCCAAAATTATAATTGTATAATGTATTTAATCGTCTAATGATCTCTGGTAAGAAGTTATTCTTATAGTGGTAATCATATGCAACACGACTAAAAACATTCCATACAATAACAGACTTACAAGTATTATCTAACTGATAAGTCTGATTTAATGATTCTGGTTTACCTCTATTAAAATGATCTTGTGCTCTTTGTGTAACTAACTCAGATGGTGGTGTAGTTACTGACAGATCATACATGAAAGGTATATCACCAATTACATTATCAATTACTTCTCGAATCTGTTCGAGTTTCATAATTGAACCCAGTGTTCTTTCCTATCCTCATAAATGTCCTCATTATATACTATCTCAGTAATAATGTCAAATGCTATTGATACTCTAAATTCATTATCATTATATGTGTCAGTATAATGTTCTAACCAATTAGGAAATAATGTTACCTTACCTTTCTTATTCTCTGATGAATATAACTTCTGATTATATGGATTTACATAATGAGTACTAGTATGTAAATCATCTAAGTGTATATGTCCACCAATATATGTGTATTCACTTGTCCAATGTTGATGTTGTTTTATCCTTTCACCTTTTCTAAGAACATTTGCCCAACATTGAACATATATTTTATCCTCCCAATCATATCCAAGAGTTGTTATAAAATTATCATGTGATGATCTTATTATTTCTCTTAAAAAATATGCTTCATCCCATTTAAGTACATTATAACAATTAGATCTTGATGTCATACTATTAGATCCTAATCCAGTATTCCAATCACTTGTGTATGGATTACTCTTAATAATATCTTGCTCTTTAGATAATATTATATTCTTTATATCTCTTACATCTACATCATTCTCATAGATGTGAAAATTAAATATAGGTGCGAACCTTGTCTTTGGTGGTTCATTTTCAAAGTGAATAATTTGCATAATTACATTTCCAAAAACTGAGTCATTGAATATCGACCCATATTAGGACTAAAGTCATACATTACAATCGGTGTGACTTCATGCCACATAATAGAAGGGAAGACCACTAGCGAATTATTTAGACAAGGTATTTTAAGTCTATGTTCTAATACTAAATCACCACCTCTATATCCTTTTGGTTCAATATTAAAGAAACTAATTGCTGTGACTACACAATCATCAACATGTGATTTATAATAATCACCGTTAGTATAATAATGTAGTTTAGTATTGTCTGCATTAGATCTTCTTACATATCTAAAGAAAGAATGATAACTCTCTAATAGAGTAGTAGTCTCTTTACTGAATAGTTTACGATTAACTTTTAGTATGTCAGATTCAGATCGATCCTTATATACTACATCTAAGTGCATACCTTTTCCAGATTTTAATACTACACCATTTGACATTGCAGTACCAGGTCCATCTGGATCTGTTGGATCTTTAAACCTATCAATAGATGATAAAAATTTTAACTCATTAAATATTGAAGTCAATTCTATATTTGAATAGAAATCACGTATGAATATAACTGGTAACCCAGAAGGTGTATCAAAAAATATATTTGACATTATCTATTTCCATAGTATTAGACCATCTAAAGACGTATGCTCTAAAGAACCTCATCTTCTTTGGTTTTAAATCAAATTTAAATTTACCTTCACGATTAACAACTTCAAGACAGTAATGATATAGATTACCTGTCTCTTGACATACACATGATACAAAATCATTGTGTGCCTCTATCTCACAATCAAATATTTCACTTGCATGATCCAAGTTACATGTAATCCCAAACTCATCCTTTAATACATCTTGAATACGTGCTGCCATATCTGTCAATGATACCTTTTCAATATCAGTATCAAAGAACTCTTCAAATGTATATAATTCTCTAGGATTAAGTAATTGCATTAAAAATAATTGATATTAATATTTGCTCTAAATTGTTGGTCAGTGCAATTAGTACTATTATGAGGTTCTTGAGGGTCAAAAAATACTATTCTATTTGCTCTTGAAGGAACTGTCATACCTTTAATACTAGTATGACCATCACATGTATTCAAAGATAATACTGCTGCTTTATGGTCAAAATCAAAATCAGTATGTGGTGTATGATGAACTAAAGTATCTGTTCTAGGGTATAGATTTACCTTTACTCTAATTAATGCTTTTGCATCTATAACAAACTTCAGTGCTTCAGCAATCCAATATTTGTTACTGCATGGTCTTTCTTGGTCATAAAGCATATGACAGAAGTAAGCATCCTTTTCTTTACCTTCACCAGATATATCTGGTATACAGAACCAAGGAGTTGAATCCTTATCAAATATATCATCTTGTATTTTCTTAAATAATCCCTCATCTAAGAAGTCATTTACACATTTCATAGTTAAATCTCCAGAAATTCATCATTAAGTGGCATAGATTTATCTTTACCATACCACATTGATATAGTATATCTATCCCTCTTTACAACATTACTTACACCATGACGAAATTCCATTCCATCAAAGTAAACTGTTCTACCAGATAAAGGTTGTACATCAACACCTTCAACTATAGTATGTCCACCAATATAATCATCATTAATATATGTAATTGATGCACCAGTTGTTGTAGGTCTTGCTCTATCATAATGAAATCCTTTACATGCACCACAAGGATACTTAACTATCTCTACATTCTGTAATACAGAAAATCTATTGTCATGGTATACCCTCCTCTTAACATCTTTTACTATTTCATATATTTTTTTATAAGTATCAGATTTTACTTTATCCCCAATACCACCTCTATCCATACTGAGAACTCTTGTTTCATCCCAAACATAGGTGCTAAGAAAATTATCCTTAAACAACTGAATAATCTCTTCTTGGCATGGTATTTGAACTTGTGAGATATAAATCATTTGAATGGATCTCCTAAATTCCAACTGACAAGAGAATACCTAGTTCCTTTAGTAACAGGTAGTACTCTATGATATACAAATGATGGAAATACAACTAATGATCCTTGTTTATTCAATTCTTTAGCAACACATTGATCTTTTCTATTATAATGAAATTCAAGATCACCACCTTCAAACTCACTAGGATCATTTAATAGTAATGTAGATGATAGTTTTCTATATTTTCCTCTCATACTTTCATGTTGGTCATCACCATACACATAATGATGTTGATCTGGATGCCATTCATAATATTGACCCTCATTATAAATGGTAAACTGCATAATCTCAGTACAATCCCACTGAAAATTCCAACCTGCCATCTCATTTGCTTTTTGAATGAGTGGTTTAATTAAATTATGAACCCAAGGTTCATCTATCCATGAAATATGTGAATCTCTAAACTTTAAGAGATCATTCATTTCTTCTTCACTATATTCTTCTATTCGTTTAGTCTCTTCCCTATTGACTTCACCTCGTTTAATATTAAGATCTTTACCTATATTAATAATACGATCACATATCTCAGGTTTAATAACACCCTGAAAATACCAGTAAGTATAATTTAAGTTCATCTAACCTCCATTAAACTCTGAGTAATCAAAACCTTCTACCTTATAAGTATACCACCCTGTAGTTATATACTTAACTTGGGTTGGTGATGGTACACCTCTATGTGTATGTGTCCAATCACAGGGCCAAATGACAGTTAATCCTTTTTGTGGTTGTATCTTTAGACCTTGATGATACCATTCAGTTTCACCACCATCTGTGACATTATTTAAATATGTCATAAATGTCAAGTGTCTAGTTCCTACTAGATCTTTATAAGTTGATCTTTCAGTATGCCAACCATAAAATCCCTCACCAGGATTATATTTTTGTATATTAAAATTAGTGTTTATACCCCAACCACTATGATTAGTAGAACACCAAGGATAACGTTCGATGTAATTATCGCATACTCTTCCTAATGTGTCAAGATATATTTGTATTCTTTCATCTTTAACCCTTGGTATAACTGCTACATCAGTTGATACTTTATATTCTTCATTTACTCCTTGCCCAATCTCTCCTGGTCCTTGGTCTGGACTCTCATCAAAGTACGAAATCAATCCATCACATACTTTATCATCAATAAACCATGCTCCAATAAAATTAGTAGATGGTATTATATACTCCTTCATCCTAAAGTAAATGATATAGAAATACTTTCTTCTGCTAATTGTGATGTCATGCCATACATAACTTCACTAGGAAATAAAACTATAGATCCAGGAACACATTTTATTGCTTGATAATTACTACCTTCAAAAAATTTAATACTATCATCCATTGATGATTTGACATAAAAAACCCCAGATACTACAGATCTAGGAAAATTACGGGGAAAAGCATAATCACCTTTCTTACCTATTTCAGTCCAAACATTATTAAAAGTAATATCTTCTTTATATCCAATCTCCTTTGCAAATGCTATTGCATGTTTATATAACTGTTCTCTTAAACCATCTAATTCAACAACCTCAAATAGGTTCTTTCTTGTATTAGATGTAGAATCTACATTGACTAACTCTGTACGAATAGTTCCTACTTTATCAAGTGATTGCTTGATATTAGTTTCATAAGTAGGTAATTTATCTAAAAGTATATTCGGTTCAAAGTAGATCGCTTTCGCAAACCATGATGTAATCATAATAATTTAAAGGGTCATGCTTCCCAAGTATTAGTAGAGGAATTGTACTGATATACTGCTGGTTTTACAACTTGAGCAGTTTTAGAGACATAAGTTCTTGTCTCATTAGTCCACTCCCACGTGGCAGGAGTCATCTTAGAGTTATCACTATAGTCGGAAGTGTCCGTATAGTCAAGAGGTCCACCCTCATTTGTTGTAGTTTGATTTGCTTGTGTTATGGTATCCCAATGACAAGTATCCTCATTTAGGACTTGATTGTTAGGATTATTAGGTGGTGCAATAAAAGCATCTCTCATATAATCATATTTTCCACCAATAGCAGCATAATTCTTTCTTAGACATGGTTTCTGATCCCACACAAGGGATCCATCAACTTCTTTTCTATGCCTACCTTTATAAGCATTGTATGATGTTTGTCTCCAATCATATAATGCAGCAGTATCAGGAAATACTTTCTTAAGGAAATCAATACCAATGTATTCCTTCTCTACACCTGCAGCAGTTTGTGTGTCACTATCGGCAACAGCAACAACATCTACGACTGTGCCTGTTCTTTTTTCGATTTTTGCAAAATGTGCCATAGTTTTTACTGATACTTATACTTAATGATTACGATACCTTTACCACCATTACCGCCTTTTGGTTCTGGATACTGACGAGGATCTTGGTCAGCAGCACCTCCGCCACCTCCTCCAAGTCCATCAGTACCTGCATAACCACTTTCAGTAGGAGATAAAGCACCATTACCGCCACCACCTGAACCACCATTAGGGTTATGAGGACCACCTGGATAATTAGCACCACCGCCACCACCTGCATAAGTTACCGAAGAACCGCTAATTGAATTTGCAGTTCCATTTCCTCCATTTGCAGGTCTGGAGTTTGGTCTATTATATCCATCTTCTCCTGCCTGTGATGCTCCACCACCTCCTCCAGAAGTTCCATTCTGTGAAGATGCACCTCTACCACCAGGATATCCTTGTCCAGGAGTTCCTGTTCCTCTAGGTTGGTTATATCCGTCACCATCAGTTCCAGATCCACCACCAGATCCACCAGGTTGTCCTGGTTTATCCTGTTGACCTCCACCTCCACCGCCAGTAGCAGTGATAGAAGATCCAAAGGTACTATTTCCACCAGGTTGTCCAGCAGAGTTACCAGTTCCTCCAGTTCCTCCACCACCAACACTTACAGGATATGATGTAGCATTAACAGTATAATTATATCCACCAGCAGCAAGCATACCACCAGCACCACCACCTCCACCAGATCCAAAGTTGTTGAAGTCACCAGAAGCAAAACCACCTCCACCGCCTCCACCAGCAACGACTAAGTAATCAACCTTACCATTTGTTTCATCACCAGCACCAGTTACCGTAAAAGTTGAGGTATTATTAAATGTATGAATTTTATAATTTCCACTTGTAGATTCAGTTCCACCACTTGCAACAATAAATGACTCTGAAGATCCAACAGCAGATTTCCAGTCAGTTCCGTCCCAAACATCAACTGATCCATCAGTTGAATTGTATATCATTTGTCCAGCAGTAGGCGATAGTGCATCCCTTTGCGTCTTTGTATAAGACGGGAGATTTAGCGTACTTGTGACATTAAGCGTTCCAGCATTTACTGTAGACATAGTTAAGCATCAAATGGGTTCTCTGGTTCTGTTGTATTTATAAGGATTATGGGGTGTATGATGAGTCTTCTACAACTATACATCCTTCCCCACCATCAAATTCAGCAGAGTGTGCATAGGCATGTAATTTTCTATCAGCATAGACATCACTCCAGATTCCGTTACCACAACAGAAGACATCGTGATCGGGAGCAGATGAATCAGTATTTGCAGCAGCACCTGATTTTTTATAAGCGAAATAGGGCATTTTATTCTACCAATATAAAGTTATTTATTACCATAGACCTATAGGACATTTCATTCCTGGTACTCTCCATTTGAGTTCCATGAAACAACCGCATTTCTGACATTTTTTATATATGCTATCAGGTTTCATAAGAAACTCACAATCCATACAAATTGACATCTTCATATCAAGATCAGTAACCTTATATGAAGACTCTAAAGAGTCAATTTTTCCTTGAGAAATTTTTTCGAGTTTATTCTCCTGTAACTTATAAACACTCTGACGCATATCCTCAGCAAATGCCTCAGCATTAATTTCCATAATACCTTGATCTATCATATGATTATAAGCAAGCATTCGGATTTCTTTTGCCACTAAGTCAATAGGTATGCCAGAATGTAGCATATCCTCAGATAAATTCGCAAAATCCATTACATTATATTACTGCTACCCAATACCTTAAAAGAGAAGTTCCACCATAATTATCATTTCTAATTCTATCCGTTCCACTACATGCACCACCATTATTATCTTCTATGTGTTCTGTGCATCCAACACCTTCACACCAACATACAACAGCACCACCAGAAGCATCCCAAGATGATGAGTTAAATGTATAACTTATATTTGAAGGATAACCAGATGAAGTTGTATGAATAAACGAAGTCTGCCATAGTGTAGCAGATTGTGCTTCAGTTGCCCAGTGTCCTAAACTAGTATCTTCATAACAAACCCAGTTAACATCATTCAACCATCCTCTACCAGATACATTTTGATCTATCCACCAACCACTTGTACTATTAGTTCCAAAGGTTGTTGTCTCAATAGAATCTAAGTATCCATATTGATTGTAACTACTATATGAATATGAGTTATGTCTACTTACTAATGCCCAAGCATTAGTAGAACCTATACTACCACCAGCAAACGAATCAAACTTAACATATACTTGTTGAACTCCTAATGAACCCGTATCAATATAATATATCCCGTCAGCAGTTATACCAGCATCTCTAATAGCTTTAGGAGAAGCAGCAGGGTTAGAAGCAGTACCTGGTGGTTCAGAGGATCCAGGTGCAGTATTCACCCAATTATTAGCACTTCCATCAGCATTTGGTGTATACAAATACAAACTACCAGCAGTGTTAGACGATTTAACATAACAAATATCACCCACTGTTCCTTGAGGTAAGTTCTCAGCAGGATGTAATGGTAAATTAATACCTACACTCGAACTTGCGGTTTCTATAGTTAATTTACCTGATGCCATGTTATACTATAACTCCTATGTTTATATTTATAGCCCGAAACGAGTTTTAGTTTTATTATAATGTTCTAATTGTTTTGACTCAGACCAAACTTCATTAATTAAAAATAGTTGTGCTATATCACCTTCATAATAAACGTTGTTTCTACTACTATTATTACTACCTGCTTCAGAACCATCCCCTATAAATCCCCAACGTCTAGTTCTTGCTCCAAAGTATGAAAAACTATGACTATGAGAACCATCTGCTATACCATCACCATAAAATTTTATCTGATTATTATCTGCTGATACAGTACAAACACCAAAGTGCCAGTTCCCATCATTATAAGTTGCATTACCTGTAATATCATAATAACCACCATTGTTACTGTAACCAGAGAACTGAAGTTTACCAGCAGTACCAATGTTCCAAGAAATAACTTCAGATCTATCCCAATCTAACCATGACCAGTTTCCAGAGTCCCAACCACCACCTGTATTTGGTGTTCCATATGTAGTTCTAAACCAGATACCCATTGTAAAATTATATAACCTACCATTATTATTAGGACCATGTGATCCACCTTGACTATAATTCAAATCTCTAATCCAACCATACTGGTTAGATCCATTAAAGTTCCAATATCCAATAGATCCATCTCCACCAGGTACTGATGAAGTATAGGTAGGACTATTAACCATTTCACAATTAGCATTACTTAGATTAGGATGCTGTTCTTTAGATAACCATGTACTACCACTAACTTGATCGGAAGCACCATCCCAGAAACATTCAACAGTAGCAGACCCAGAATCAAGATCAGTATATGGTGGTTCTGGTTCTGGTTCTCCCTCACCTTCATCCCCACTAGGATCAGCAACAGGTCCACCCTTTACTTTCCATTCAGTTCCATTATACCATTCTAATTGAGATGAATCGGTATTATATCTTATCATACCAGCAGTAGGACTAGTTGGTCTTTGACCAGTAGTTCCTTTTGGTAAACAAAATTGTGATGACCCAGACTCAACTTCAAGTGTGCCATTAACATTAATATAAGCATCACTAGGCATCTGAACCCTGAAATCAGTGGTCTCGTGTCCTCTTAGTTCGTTGACGTTAATAGTGCTCATTCTTCAGATAGATTCTTCCATTCAGTTCCATTATAAAATTCTGCTTCAGTAGTAGTTGTATTCCAACGCATGTAACCTGCCTGTGGTGAAGCAGGACGTTGAGCAGTAGTACCACTAGGTAACTGGAATGCACCAGTCCCTACCATATCTATAGTACCTTCAGATGCTATTCTTAATTTATATCCAGGTTCAATAGTAACCTGATTAAGATTTGTTGCCGTTCCCTGTAATTTTCCAAGTTTAATCTGACTCATTATACACCTACCCTTGTTCTAGTTTTAGTATAATGATCTAATACTTGTGCATCAGTCCATTTAATTGATAATAAGAATTGCTGTGCTATATCACCATCATAGTAAACATTGTTTCTAGAACCATTTTCTCCACCTGCTTCTGAACCATCTCCAATGAATCCCCAACGTCTAGTTCTTGCCCCAAAGTATGAGAAACTATGACTATGAGAACCATCAGGTTGTCCATCAACATAAAATCTTATTCGACTATCAGCAGATGATACAGTGCAAGCACCAAAGTGCCATTGACCATCATTACATGATGTATTACCAGTTATATCATAATAACCACCAGCGTTACTATAACCAGAGAACTGTACCTTTCCAGTTGTTCCAATGTTCCATGATATAACTTCTGATCTATCCCAGTCTAACCATGACCAGTTTCCAGAGTCCCAAGTATTACCACCTGGTGAACCGTAAGAAGTTCTAAACCAAGTTCCCATAGTAAATTCTGATAACCTACCATTATTACTAGGTCCGTGTTGTCCACCTTGACTATAGTTAAGTTCTCTAATGTAACCATACTGGTTAGATCCATTAAAGTTCCAATATCCCATAGTTCCATCACCACCACTAATCGCTGAGTTCCATGATGGACTGTTCTGCATTATGCAGTTAGCATTAGATACATTGGGGTGTGCTGCTGATGATGACCATGTATTTCCAGAAACATTTGCAGGAGCACCATCCCAGAAACATTCTATTCTATTTGCAGGAGCATCAACATCAACATATGGACCAGCACTTCCACCACCACCTTCTTCAGAAATATCTGTTACTATTTGCCATCCATTACCAACATAATATTCCATCTTACCACTATCGGTATTAAAACGTATAGCACCATCTTGTGCTGCTGGTGGTCTAGTTGATCCACTACCTGCAGGTACGGGAAGATACTGTTGATTGAGTAACTTTACTTCAGCACCCATCTCAAGAGTATCCACTACGTCGGTTCTGAAATCAGGAGACAGACCACGAATAGTGTTTACTTTTAATTCCATTATACTATACTCCAGGATGCTCCTGATTCTACGGTGACCGTGAAACCTGTGTTCACCGTTATCGGACCTGCGGTCATTCCGTTAGCATATTCACTACCATTATTTGCTGTAGGACCAATAGTAAGATTCTCTCCAATAGTATTAGGATTTGTTCTAACAACACTATCAGTTCCTATAGCGGGTCCACCACCAGATACAGATGCCCAACCTGCACTTCCAGTTCCATCATCTGCTTTATAAATTTCTGCAGCGTCTAATGTAGTATTAAATCTTAGTGTTCCTACACTAACACTTGTTGGTCTTTGAGCAGTAGTACCTGCAGGTAACCTAAAAACACTATTAGTGTTTAGAAAACTCAAAGTTGTTATAATTGCTGCTGTTGAAGTGGAGATCTGATTTCCACTAATCCTAGATATTGCCATAGCGTATTAGAAGATCCTCGCTTATATTTAGATAGGTAATTCGACAATGTGAACAGTGTCTGCTGCTAGAGGAGCATCACCTGATCCAAATGTTACGTTTGTACCACTACATGAGTAGTTAGCAGTTCCACCAGTAACTTGAGCAGTAGTTCCACCAATTTGTGCAACACCATTTAAGAATACTAATACTGAACTTGCTGTATGTGATACACCACCTGTGTAAGTAGTAATAGCAAAGTTAAGAGTTGTTCCATCACCAGTATATGTTCTAGTAACATACTTATCAGCAGAAACACCACCTCGACCAGTAACAACCAAGTCACCGTCAACTCTTACATTACCATTAACTCTTACTCTTTCTGTTGATTGTGCTGCTTCACCTAAACCAATATTACCTGTTCCATCTGTAGCAATATTAATATTACCAGTATCAGTTAAACCAAATTCTTTCCATGCTTGACCATAATAGATCCATCCAAGAGATAAACCTGGTTGCCAATTAATATCATAAACTAAGTCACCATCAGCAGGAGTATCATACCCTGTGATATTAGAGAAGTCAGGTAAACCATTTGCAAGTCTAGGTGCAAGTAATGTCTGCTTAATAACAGTACCATCTTGGTTAAAGTATGAAATCTTCTTAGACTGTAGGTTACTTGTAAAGGTTGTTAGACCTTGGAATGTAACAGGACCAGCAAAGATAGATTCTAACTGGTTAGATGCTCCACCAATAACAGTTAGTTTATCAGTAAGAACAACCTCAGAGAATGTTTCAATAGTGGTATTTTCTTCACCAACAACATTCAACTGTGCAATATCTTCTGAAGTAACCTGACCTGTAACTGGGTTAATAACCTGGTTACCAATGAATAGGTCACCATTAGAGTTCAATCCTGAATAGAAAGCAACTCCTGCTTCTTCTTTAATACTCTGTGAGAACCTAACTTGGTTCTGTGTAAGAGTCTCAACCTGAGTTTGAGGGAATGCAGTTGAATAGTTACCTGGTCCAAAACCGAGATATTCAAATGTATGGTTACCAGATCTTAGAATTGAGTGTCGTCTAAACTCAACAGCAATAGGATTAACTGTTCCATCATTATTCTCTCTTATATTAATCTTTCTAACTTCCTCATCACCTGCTCTTGCAGTAAGTTCTACACTAGATAATCTATTATTTACAGAGTCATAGTTTGGAGTAGTACCTGGATTTGTCCATCCACTATCACTTAATAAGAACTTAGTTGCTTCCTTAGTTATGGACAACTTAGGATCTTTATTAGGTGGTGTAGCACCATCAGTTGCATTAACCAATCCAATAACTTCATTATCAGCAACAGATACCGATTCAGTTGGGTCTGCTACTGGATTATCTCTATCAAATGTAGGATATACTTCATTAACATTCTGAGAGAACTTCCTATCATTAAAGTTAGAAGTTGAAGGTGCAATAGATGCACAAAGAAGTGTTATGTAATAGATACCATTCTTGACACCTCTTTCCCATACTTGAACTACTTCTATATCATACACATAGAAACACTTACTTAAATTAAATGATGTTGTATCACTATTCAAAGGTTGCATTACATAACCAGAGATAGGATCTCTTGGTAATGGATTAGTCTTATCCTTATCAATTTCTAAACGAACACGATATGTTCTATCTTGTAAGTCTCTTGGGTCAGGTATTCTCTTAAGGAATGTAGTAGGTGTAAAGTTAACATTCGCATAAGTTGTTGTGTTAGTATCAAGGACATTATATATTCCATTGTCAGTTGCACTAACAGATAGATACCAACCACCGACTGTTCCTGCAACACCACCAATAGTATATGTTGATTCATCATATTGTAATGGTGAACCATCAGTACCAGCAGCAACACCAGATACGCTAGGACCATAAGGTGTAATACTTGCAGATTTAACTTCTGCCTCCTGACCTTGAGATGGAATTAATAGACAGTTAATTTTATCTGCTACTGCACTATTTCCAGTACCATCTTGTCTAGCACCAACTGTATAACCTTGAACTCTTGTAGTTGGTGGTGATGCTTGAACTGTATAACCATAGAGATATAATCTAGTACCAGGAGTTCCACCAACCTGTCCTAACTGTTGGTTAATAGTTCTAGTTCTTTGAATATCAATGTTAACCCAGTTAACAGAAGTTTCTTCACCAAAGATAACATTACCATTAACAGTTGCAGTGTTAACAGTAGATAATGTAACAACTCTTGTATTTACGTTAATATTTTGAACTGTTGATCCAGCAGCAATACCTGCTCCTGAAACAATCATTCCCTCAATCAAACCATTAACACTACCATCATTAGCAAGTGTAATTGAGTTAGCACCATTAGTTCCTGTAGCAGTTGTTGATATAACATTAAGTGCTTTAGGTGGTATGATATGAGTTAATGTACCTGCCTTATCTTTAGAGAATGCTTTCTTCTTAAATCCAGCAGATCTAAGTGCAATACTACCAAAGTTACTATTACTGTTAGTAATTGACATGTCAGCACCATTAAGTGCTGTAAAGTGTCCTTGGAATCCAACAGCGAAAACAGAAACTGCCTGAATGAAAGCATCATTAGATGCCATAATGTGTCTATGACCCCAATCCTTTCTATACTCAGCAAATCCATCTAAGTGAGCACCATCTCCATCAGTTGCTACATCATAGTTACCAGTTGATGCGTTATATCTTACAAATGCTCTATCATCTTTTTGTAGTGACAATCCAGTAAACTGTGCCACAACCATTGATTTGAAACCAGTTGCCTTAGCACCATCAGCGTGCATACCATTCATACCCCACACACTTCTTAGTGATAGGTTAAATGCGTATGGTGATGCTGAGTCAACAGTATCAATCTCAGTCTTAACTGTTATATTAGTACCACTAGCAGTACCAGAAGGTTCTGCTGACATCTGATACGTGAATGTGCTATTCGTTGCAGATGTAACAGTAAATGAACCATTATAAAGTCCAGCATCAAGTTCAGACTGTGGACCTTGTGAACCAGTAACACCAGAAATATTAATATTAACACCAACAGAGAATCCATGTGCTCTTGCACCACCTGCCTCATCTACAGTATATGCTGTAGCAGTTTGTCCATTTCTAATAATAGTAGAAACTTTATATTCATCTGAAATCGGACCAACAATTCTGTTTTCTTCAACCCTTGCTTGAATTTGGTCAGCAGATGGATCACCAGATGTATCAGGAATTGTTGCGAATGCTTTAGATATCTTCTGATAATATATGTCTAAGTCAGTTCTTGTAAGAATACCATCAACAGCAGAATAATCTGCATTAGGAACATTACCTTGAGAAATGAGTGTTGATAATGGATTTAAACCATCAGCAAACTCAAAACATGTAAGTCTATGATGTGAATACTTAGGTGCTAATGTTGAAGTAGAATCAGGTTTGAAATATACTCCTTCTTCTGCACCATCGAAGAATGAGAATTGCCAGAAGTAAGTACCACCAGTTACCTTGAAAATTGCTGATCTTGGTGGGACTTGTGCTTCGTTAAGAATACCACCTTGAGTAAAGGTAGTAGGATATGGAACATATTTTGGAATTATTTTAGTTCTTCTAAGGTCTGTACCAACAACAGAACAACCTCTAGGTACAATAACACCACCTTCGACTGAGTTATATTTGTATAATACATTATTGGAAGATGTTAAATCAAGGTTAGAGTTAGCATCTATAGGTGGAATATTAGTATAAAGAACTTCACCAGGACGGTTGTCAATAATATATTCAGCAGGATATAGCATGATGCTAAAGGCATCAAATTCGTCGTTTGCTAATCCAACTCTATATGAAAATCTTGCTACCTCAAGAAATGCTCGTTGCAATGTCTTAAAAGGACGCAATGCTGAGTTACCCCTGTTATCAATAGCATCAGAAGCATCGAAATCGTCAGGGTTAACATAGATAATACGTCCTGTTCTGGACGTAATAATATTCTTTAGCCTAGTTAGTGACATTACCTATTCGCATTCCTATATGGTTATTTATCTCTGTGCTTTATGAAGTAGCACCAAATACTCTAGTTGTAAATGCAGTAGAAGCATCTTCAAATCCAACAAGACTGAAGACGTTATTTTGAGTTGCACTTTCGACTATGAGATTCTCACCAGGTCCAATAACGATAGATGTAATTCTATCAATTTCGTTGTTCCCATTAGTAACATCTTTAGCAATATACTCTGTTCCTGCTAAAGCAGTTTGAGCTACGGCAACACTACTTACTGTTGCAGTAGTACGAGTTCCTGTATTTGATTTAGGAACATCTCTAAATGTATCTGTTCCTGCAAAAGCAGCAGATCCAGTTCCTAAAATCACTTTAAGCGAAGTACTATTGTAACTACGAACATAACCATAAGGACCAGCAGTTTGAGCAGTCACAGTATAAGTCGTTCCACCATAAGTAAATCCATCAGTAGAGTTTACCCATGTTCCTTCTTTATCATAGATATACAATTCAGTATAAGTGTATGATGAAGAAGTATTCAACAGACGATTAGCTCCACCGTAACCTGAGTTAGCAGCAGTTCCAGTTGTTCCTTCATAAAAGTATAACTGACCTGGTAAACTTGTGTTAGCAGTAAAGTCATATGTGACATGAGCACCTGCTTGACCAGGAGTTCCACTTGCTGTTCTACCAGTAGTGTATTCTGTTCCATCATCAGAGTTACCAGCAGTACCATCAGGACCCCACTCACCATTAACAGTAGTAGATAGACTAAAATCTAAACCTGACATTGATGCGTCAGAAACATCAAATTTATAAGTTCTGTCTCCAAACACAGTAATATCTTCACCACCACTACCTGAAACACCATCATTAATAAACATATTATAAGATGTTCCACCATTTGTTGATAAAACAAAATCATTAGATGCTGCTCCAACACCACCACTGGATACAGTTGCACTAGCACCACCAGTTGATGATACACTATCACCTGCAGCAAATTCAGATCCAGATCCATTAATCGTAGAAGGACCAACATAAAGAACTACACTACCCTGTCCAATAAGAGCACCGTAAATTGTAGTTGTAGAAGTATCACCACCAGTTCCTTTTGTAAGTGTTTCAGCAACAGCAAAAGTTCCTGTTACAGATTCAACAGTTATCTGACGAATAGCAATAGATTTAACATCAATCTCAGTAGTTGGTGGAACATAAAATGATTCAAAATAAAAACTTTTCTCACCATCAGTTGATGTAAGTTTAGTACCTGCAAAAAGATCAGCAGATAAAGGTAATGGAGTATTTAATGTAACTCTATAATCTGTAATTAAGTCACCTGGATGCAATTTATACGTCGCTGCATCGAGTGTTAAATCTTGATCGTAATCTTTAATTGCAACATCATATGCTGCTCCAGTTCCATCATTTGCAATAGTTAACACTGCACTAGCTGATGAATTAATCGGTGCAGAATACAAAATGGTGTTTGTAGTTGCTGCTGGTTTCGATTGTCCTAGAAGTCCTTGGTCTGCCATTTTGAATAATTAGAATCCTGCGTAAAAGAATTGTTGTAGTCGGGTTTGTCCCGTTAAGTTGTTTGCTCCAATACCTGCACCAAAAGTAACATCTTCAAGAGCAACGTTTTGAGTTGATAAGAGCGTAGCATCTGCATCTGGAAACTTAATGTTCCTGTCAGCAGTTATGTTACTAGTATCTATAGTAACTTTAGATTGTTGTCCACCACCTGCTGCTGGTTTTTGGAAACCTGAAGTTACTAGAAACTTATTCTCTAAAGTTTGAGTTGCCTTATCAAGAACAATAACGTTAGTATCACTAACAGTAGTATTTAGGTCATCCGTTGCTGGGAATCCTAACTTTCTATTAGTTGCTGTATTAAGATTAGATAAGTCAAAATTTAATTTTTTAGTTATATCTGTATCATCAGCAAGAATCAAATTCTTAACTGTTTTATTTTCTAAAATCTGAGTTGCATCAGTTCCTACTAAAGTAATATTTGTATCAGGAACTGTGATATTTCTATTTGCTGTTAAGGCAGAAGAATCAAATGTTGCTTTAGAAGTTGAATCCGCAGTAGCAGCAAGTTTTGGATTAACTAAAGTTTTATTTAAAGTAGTTTGCTCTGCTTTAGTATCAAGTAATGTAGATACTGTTGCAGTTGGTTCAGCAGTTGTAGTTACTGTACCAGCATCAGGTAAGAAATATGATCTACGTGCTCCTGAAGTAATAGACCAGTTAATCTGGAATATTGCTTCCTCAGTATTATCTGTAATAACAAAATTATCTTCATCAATAAGAATAGTCTTATTGGTTAATGTTTGTGTAGTATCAGAACCAACTATTGTTGTTCCACTACCAGAAGTAATTGCAGGAAATGTGAATATACGTGTAGCCGTTCCAGTTCCTACGTTACTTACTTCAAATCTCGCTTTCGGTCCTTGTGCGTCTGTTAAAACAAAAGCAGAGTCATCAATTTCAAATTGCCCTGTTACTTTAACAGAACCCGAACCTTTTGGTGAGAATACTATATCAGCATTATCAGCAACATCATCAACAGCAGCGATATACAAAGATGTACTCGTTGCACTATTGACAATTCTAGACATATAAAATCCACCATCACCAAACGCAATACCTAATTGATCGTATGCTGATTGGTACAATCCACTGTCCCTATCAAGGTCAAAGGAGAGACCAGGGTTCGCTTTGGTTCCCTGTGCCACTCCTTTGAATAATTGATTTACTTTTGCTTTTCTATTAGGAATCAATGGGTCAGAAACTACCACTGGAAGAATTGCTTCTCCAGATAAATTAGCATCTGATATTGTCTCTAACTGAGATATCTTTTTAGTTCCCACGGAATAATCACACTATTGGCTACTTGTCTATTTATAACGAAATCAGTCTGATAAACGCACTTTCGATTGCTCTTGATTCAACAATAAGTTATACAAATCACTTGCTTTTTCTAAACAATCACTATGGTACTTAATCCAACCTTCAACTTCTGATAATAACTCCTCATATGCTTCTCCAGGAGAAACATTATTATCTCCAATATAATCACCTATAACTTCATACACACGCTCTCTTCTATCAGTTCCTACAGGATCTATTGGTAGATTAGGAACTACTCTCAATTCAGTCATTTGAATGTGCCTCCTTAATGTCATTGTGTAATCGTTCGACAGCATGTAGTCTTGCTATTGCTGCCTTAGCTTCAGGAGTTTCCTCCCATTCCCAAGTCGATAGACGACCTTTTTTGTCAACTGTCTCAAATGTTTTTTTCATAGAGTTTCTTAATTAACGTTTTGGTGCGTTTTTTGAGTTGACGCAAACGAGCAGACGCTAACTTCGATTTGAAGTTGCGTCCTTGCTTTCTAGGAGTTTCATGGCTTTTAAGACGCATTGGTCTGCCTCGTTTACCAGAGTATTATAAGGTATTTATGCTGAGGTGTCAACTTGTGCTTCTTCGGGAGTATTTTCCATAAATCCCTTCCTGAAATCCTCTACTTGATCTAAAATCTCCTGATCTACAGGAGGACCAGATTGTAAAACTGGTGATAATAAAGCAACCGCACCATTTGGACTTTTAATTCTCCAAACGGTACGGTTTCTTTCTGTCATTGTCAGAAGAAAAGGCAGGTTTGAAACTGCCTCTTCTTCTGTTATATCCTGAATATCAGTCATATATGGTAAGTGTTTCTTCTTTTAGGTTTTCGCTGAGAATTGCAATAACCTCTGCGAATCCTTCTGTTCCCTCTGAGTCAAACTTGAAGTTCACATCTTGTGTGTAACCTTCTTCATCAAGCAAGGTAACCTGTCTTTTTGATAGGTTTACGAATACATGCTCAAGAACGTCAGATGGTGCTTGTGTAGAGTTAGACATGGTATGCCTCGTTGTTTACTTTCATAGTATAGCAGAGTCCTATGCGGTTGTCAAGCGAACCGCATCTGCCACTGTGACAGAAAATAGATTGTCCGTCACTGGCAGGTTATAGGAAGATCGGGTGGAAGTCAAGGAAATTCTATATCCCTTAACATCTGATGGATTAATTTGGGTATCCCATCCACCAGAAACCACTGTACGTATCCCAGTCATTTTCTTAGGTGTTGAATTTTCTTCAACATTTATCAGTTGTAATAGGTGTGGTGTCACCATTTCAATTGAATTATCAGCAGTAAATGATAGTTCTACAGCACTCATAGTCTGTTGATAAGAAGAATTCTCAAATAAATGTCCTGTTATCTTAGTAGAAATAGATGCGACATTACACTCTGCACCTTGCAATTCAAACTTAGCACCAACAACATTCATGTCAAGATCAGATCCAAACTTAATAGTGTTCTTCTGTGGTGCAGTAGATCCAGCACCTTCAGCACTAAGGAAAAACCCACCACCAACTTCTATATGACAGTTACCAGTTACCTTTAAATGATAATCACCATCAATAGTCCTAACATAACCACCATTGACCAATTTACAATCATCACCATGAACTTCTTGAGTCAAAGCACCTGCATATGAAATATGATCTGCTACTAACCCACCAATATCACCCTTTTTACCAGTTTTTTCATCTACATATTCCTTTACTGTTGCCTCAATTTCCTCAGAAGTAAGAGATTCATACCTATCTGGTGGCAAATCTCTTCTTAATTGATCTCTTATCTGCTTCTCATAAAGATGAGCATCATTAAATGAGACTGATGTATGAGTTGTACCATTTGATTTCTTGTGAACTTCACCCTGACGACCAGGAGTTCCAAGATATAGTTCATATGAACCATTCAAATAATTTTTACTACTGGTGAGATATGGATCTGCTTCATCAAACATGGTACCATACACATCCTTTACTGTATTAGTAATACCATACAAGGGATACCATCCAACGGACGATGTTGTTCCTGAAGACCTATTACAGTTACTACTTGTAAATTTGGTCAGTAGTTTCATTAATCCAGTAAGATTAGTGTTTACTGTCTCAAAAAGGTTTGTGTTTAGTTCGTATATACCACTGCCTTTCTCCCATTCATCAATAATCTTAGTTGCTTCCCCAATGCCACTAACAGTAGTTTTAACACTCTTAGTAATATCACCAACACCAGTTACAATACTAGCAGCATCCTTAACTATATCTGCAACAACAGTATCAACCGTTTTCTTAACTAAAGTGGGTTTATCCTCAACACCTGCTAAGAAGGTATCAAGATAAGCATTGATCGTTGCAAGAGGTGTTGCTTTATATGTGGCAATATTAGCATCTAAAGCACATAATGACGTTAATATCTTAGTTACTTCTGCCTGAATAATATTATAAGAAGTAAATGGTAACCCAGTAGAACTCTGAAGAATATTCTCTACTTTAAGGTTAGTTGCCAAATTAGCAACTGATTGACGCATAGCAGATATTACTTGTGTAAAGATAACATTTAAGTAATCATCAATCTTCTTAGTTAAATCTTCTTTCTTAACATATGAACCAATAACAATATCTAAGTAAGTATCTTTGTCTATCTTAACAAGATTTGCTGAAGTGTTAGCAAGATCCTCTATTAGATAAGACATTTTGTACTCTAATGTCTTCCAAGGACCACCAACACCATGAGCAGCAGGAATAAGTTTAGTAGGAGTTGAAGGTTTAATAGGATTAGTTGTTCCACCTAGTATACCTTTCTCTGATCCAATATTCTTAGGAGATCCACTACCACCAGTATTAGTAAGTTTACAACCAGGAATTGCAACAGTATTATTACCAGACTGTCTTAATGGTGCAGTTGGATTAACAACATTTCTCTCTGCTGGATGAACAGCAGAAGAATTAACAGAAGTTCCAGGAACTAAATCCTGATCTGTAAATGCAAAAGAAGACTGTGTTTTAGTAAGATCTGACTTATTAACACGCATGACACCCAATACCATAGGCATCTGTGCCATCTCACCATCTAAGAAAAATCCTAAAACTATTGCTCCAGGTTGTAACTGTCCTGTAGATTCTCCTTGTCCATTATTACCTGCTTGGGATGTATGTTGTAATACTGTTGCCCAAGGTAATCCATCAGTAGGAAGATCTGCAACAGTACCACCATCAAAGCTTGTGTAGTATCCAAGAACACGAACTTTTACACGACCCAATTCCATTGGATCTTCATTATCCTCTACTTCACCAACCCACCAGAAAAAACCATCCTTACCGACAAAGGACGTACCATTCTCGTTAACTATACCATCAACCAGTTCCATCTAATTCAGGCTTTTTTATTATTTATCCCTGCATAGGACTGCCTGTTCTCCACCTTTCTTGAACGTATACTCCAGTTGTTTGTTTTACTAAAAGTTTATGCTTATTAATTAAGATTTTTTTAGCTGCAGTCATTTCACTAGAATAAAAGATCAATGGTTGTTCTTCTATACCTGTATCTCCACTCATGACATTTTCCTCGAATAGATACTATCCGAACGAACTAGTAATTCGGTAAAGTATTCCATTTTTCTTGGATGTACTGAAGAAGGATTTTCTGCTATTGCTTGTTTGATAGCAATCATTTCTACCCATTCCTCATCAGTGAGTTTCTCCACAACTCTCTCAGGATGTCTGTAAGTCATTGATTCGATTTGATGCTTCAGACTATTTTATAATAGAATGTCAGGAAAAGCAAGTATTTCTAGCTACTTTTACCAATATCTAAAGGTTGTCCTTATATTTCCTTAGCCTAGCCTAACAAAACGGTACAAATAAGGAGACCCCCATACAACGTTGTTGTTGGAGTCAAATCCTTGATCTTTGCAATGAAGTTTGTCACCATATAGATGAATTTCTGAAACAATACGGTTTCCTCTATCCCCTCGACATCTCTCACTATCCAATTTTCCATGCCAAGAACCATCCTCAAAGAGGAATAACATATCACATTCTTCATTCCTTGTCAAGTCTAAGCGATAGTTCTCCATGATTACCTTATCTTCAAAGACCTTTATCTTATGTCTTTTCTGTCTATAAGGTTTTTCAGGACCATCTACACGATAAAAATTTTTTGATTTGTACCAATCCTCCTCTTTTTCCCATATAATCTCAGTCTGGGCAAAAGAGTGGGGATTGGATTGTGCTTGTTGTCTATTCGACCAATGACCTAACAAATAGTCATCAATCGTCATATATTAAACATTCTGGCTCATCAGGATGCATCTCACAGAATAATTCAATAGCATTAGGATCATGGTGATCTCCTGCTTCTATCTCATCATGATGATGCTCTGCATAAACTTCTAATTCATGCAACTCCTCTTTGTAATGTCTGCGAGCTGCAGCATTAGTTGTAGGATCATCAATAATAGCTATGTCTGCTGCAATATGGTCTTCGATAGTTTTCATAATGTTTCTCTCCGTTACTAATAGGTAACAATACTATTTATCTCTAAGAATCGAGTCTTTGAGTAATGTCAGGGTTGTACTAAACTTACTACCTTCTGCTTCAGTGGAATGAGTTACCGTTGAAATAAGGTATTTACCACTGTATTTTTTATCCATCTGGGTCTTTTGACCAATTTTAAAAGTTGCTGGTATGTTGAGTTCAATACCAGAACCAGCATATAAGTCTAGGTTTCCAGGTACATTAATACGCAGTTGTATATTAGTAAGTGTTTCCATCCTCATATACTGATATGCTTCCAAGTCAGCTAATTGCTGATAGTTTGGTTGAGCATTATCAACAAACTTAGGATCAAATACTTGATTCGGTAACATTGTATATCGAACTCGTCTAGGTTTCAATACTTGTTTTTGAACGCTAACATCCATCTGTGTAATAGGATCAACAGTCATTTTACCATTAAGATGTGACATCTTTGACCACATACCCTCAATAGTATAACGAGTATCATCAGTTGTTGTATCTTTACTCAATCCCATCTTAGATGATGTAATATTAACTGGATCAAACCCAACTGTATATCCAGACCATGTACCATTTCTCAAACTTCTTAAAATATTTTTTTCTTCAGGAAAAGCAAGACCCTGAAAAGTAAAGGCATCTAAGACTTCATCATCCATTTGTTTAGGACTCATAGCATATGTGTACATCCTAGGTACACCAGTGATAAAGTTTGTGTCCTCATCTTTTGGTTGATTATTAATATCATCAATTACTTTGTCAATAGATTTAAAATGATAACCTAACCCATTCTCATAAAAGGAAAATGCATTTTGTAATGCTCCACTTAACTTAGACTTTCTTATACTACGTCTTGCAATCCAATAAATTGTATCTAATGGTCTCCAATTAACTGCAACAAATGAATGTTTATTGACAGTATCTTCTATATAAAGATTTTTACTTGAGTTAAGATAATTACCTCCTTTAACCAAGGTCTCAATCATATTCTCTGCTTTTCTCTTCTTCTTAAAAAGAATATCCGAATTACCAAAAACAGATGTGCTTTCATTTCTCATATACTCATCACTAACACAATCAACCATAAAGACATCACTTGTTTGTGACGATCTAGTGCGAGAATGAACTCTATAAATCCTAAATTTATAGATCCTATCAACAATAGAACTAATTATTTGTAATCTAATCTCTTCAGCACCACTCAGTACAGCAATCATACCAGCAGCATCAGAAAATATAAAAGATGCTTCTACTGTTGCTAATTGAAAACTCTCTTGTATTGAAAATCCTTGGCAAAATGACCTAAAATTAAAGTTGCCATCATTCTCTATTCTCTTACCATCTCTATGGATAGTAAGACGATATTCTATTTCACCAACATCTCTTCTTAATTTTGGCATTTTAAATTATAAATGAGTTAAAGTTACTATTTTGTATTTGTGCTTGTGAATTTCTAATAGCACCTGCTCTAGAAGCTGGAGAACCAGTTCTAGATTTAGCTAACAAATTAGCTATGGCAGATTGTGCAGCAGCAACGGAAGAACGAACTGCTTGATTATTAGCAGAAACACTTTCTATCACTGATTGAACCATCTGAGCTTGGCTCTGTCTCATTTGTTCTTGAGCTCTTGACCTTTGCTCAGTGATCTTCTTCATCATATTTTGATTTCTTCCATCCTCTGCACCATTACCATCTCCACCTGCTTTCTGCTTTGCTTGAGGACCACTTAAAATACTACCAGTACCTCCTGAACCACCTGTTTGTTTAGCAGTACCACCACCATAATTTGTATTAGTATCTTGTTTCGCTGTGCTCATTTGAGAAGGGAACATTGTTGATCCACCCAGTCCTCCAGGGAACCATTTTCCTCCCTTCTTCTTATCTCCATATATTTGATGAGCATCATCTGAACCTTCCTTAGAAGTAGCGAAGTTCATATCACTCCAAGCAAGAGTAGTATCCTTACTACCTGCTCCATATATGGAACCCTTACCAAAGGAAGATGCTCCCATTAGGGCAGAAGCATAATCATCACTTAAATCTTTATCTTTTAATTTCTTATATAAAGTTTTAGTATCAAAAGCCAAAGAAAGCATATTTTCTCCTGCCTTATTCTCTCCAGAAGATAATTGTTTATCCCAAATATTACTCTTAGGGAATAAATTCTCTATTATCTCAGTAGGTGTTTTTGCACCACCAAACATAGAAGAACTTGAACCACTGTCAATCTGTTGTGCTTGATTGAAAATACTACGAGCCATTAATGCTCCTGTAGTAGTATCAGTCTGACCAGATTCAGAAACAATAGCTTTTTTCATCATCCTTAAATCACTTTCACCAAGTCCTACTCCACCTTGGCCAGCAATTTGTTTATCAGCAAAACCAACTGTAGTAGTATTAGGTTTAGTGTGAGAACCTGGTCCTTTCTTACTACCACCAGTTTGCCATGTTCCCCATTTATTATTTGCTATTACAGCAATACCTTGACCTTTTCTATTTCCAAATAATTCATCAGCATATGCTCTAAGATTTGCCTGAGCATTTTGACCCTTTCTATGATCTGTAATATCAATAGCAAGTCCTCTTTGATGAAGTTTTCCTCCTCGTACTGGTTGACGACCTGAAGTATCCTCACCTCTTCTATTAGCACCTTCTCCTTTCCACTTATTATTTCTAAAATTAGGGTGATTAGATACAGTAAATCCTTTTTGTAACGCTGTTCTACCAGCTCTAATTGCTGCTTGTATACCACCATTAGCAGATCTTGCAACTCCATCACGACCAACTTTAGGTCCACCTCCACTACCTGATGCTCCACCTTCACCAACACGCATGGATCCCTGATCAGCCCATCCTGTAGGTTCACCAATTTGACCACCTGAAAGAGCATCACCAACTTGTCCGAGCATTCCATCTCCACCTGATATTACTCCAAGAGCACTACCAAGTTTCTCTCCAAAGGTCATTCCTTCAGAACCAGGTCCGAAGAATGCACTACCAATACCACCAATTTTACCTAACCAATTAGCAGCTTTACTACCTGGATCCATAAATGATCCAGCAACACCCATAAGACTTTGAGCAATATCCCATCCACTAGCCTTACCACCTTCGAGAGAACCTCCTCCACCAAAGATAGTTTGGATAGCACCACCAATAGCACCACCTTTACCACCAAACATTGAACCTATTTGGCCAGCATTACTTAAAATATTCTGCCATATACTTGGTTTTTTCTCTTCTGCTGGTTTACCAAAACCTAATAGGTTTTTACCCCAATTCATGGCTTTTCCAAACCATCCAGAACCCTCTGGAGCACCCTGATTCTTAGGTTTTTTACTCCATAAAGAACTTATACCATGATTATCAGTAAATTTATTCGTTGCCCATTTTTTAATACTACCCCAGAAGAAATGATCTTTACCTCTTGGTAGTTCACCAGGAATATCAAATCCCTGAGCATGTGCCATCCTCATATTAGCAGATACCAATCCAGGAACTGCTCTAGTTGCAAAGTTATTAATCGGAATAACGTAGTCTTCACCCTTGTTATTCCTTGCTACGTACTCTAAACCGTGACCGATAAAGTCTGCTTGTCCACCTTTACGACCTAATGATACAGGATAACCAGAATCAGGTCCATTAATCCATCCACCTGTTGCTCTCTGTGGTAAAGTCTTATAATATTCTTCTTTTGGAACTAAACCACCAAATGCTCTCTCAAGATTACCAAGTCGTTTGGTCATCTCACCGATGACAGTTTGACCGCCACCTTTAATATCATCCATACTAAAGGAGCCTTCAAACTCCATAAGAGTTATATCACCACCTCTACCACCACCAAAAGCAGATGGTTCCATATTGTCAGCAATATCCTGACCATACTCCCAACCTTTCTTAGCAACGTAAGCAGTTCCACCAATAGCAGTTGCAACAGTCGCTATCTTACCAAGACGACCTAACTTACGCAGCTTAAGTCCTTTATGGAACTTAAGAAGACCTGATTGGAATAATTTTAGAGAATTCCTTAAGAGTATTATAGTCCCTCTTGGATTTCTAAGGATCATTAATGGGGCTAATAATGCCCCCATAGCCACCATAGCTTTAACAAATCCACCTATCCTCTGCCACAACGTAGCATCATCTCTTAACAGATCGTACAATCCATCAAGTATTCTAGTGACATTTGTCCCTACAAATGCTTTAAGGAACCTGAATACAGTATCAAGAGTCTTTAAAGTCTTCTCTATCTTTTCTTGATTTTCTGGATTAGCCAACCATTTTAATATTGGTCGAATAATCATCAATTTAAGAAGACCAGAGAACATATTAAGTAATGCTTCCCAGAACTTAGGAGCTCCCCTTCCTATAAAATCATTAACAAATCCAGTAAACTTACCCTTTTCAGGTTTATCAAATTTTGCTTTAAATATTTTCTTCCTTTTTAATTCATCTAAATTAGCAAGTTGTATATTTCTAAGATCATTAGCAAGACCAGCAATACTGTTTACTACACTACCTAAATTATTAATTGCCTGTATAGTTTGACCAGCAAGTTTTGCCATCCCAGGATCCTCTGCACCAGCAGCCGCCTTCGTTGGTGAGACGAACTTATACATATTAATTTTTCTACTTTTAGGAAAACTAGATGTCATTACTTACTTCTGTTGCTGTTTCTGAGGGACTGGTACTGGTATAGGATTATTTATTGGTATAGGCTTAGGAATTTCAACTAACTTCTCAATGAGCATTGGTACAGGAACAAATTCTATTGCTGTCTGCATCGCATATTCATTTGATAATTGTCTCTGTCTACTACCACTTGAAGAAGCACTAAACATATTTGAACTTTTATCAAACACACCTAAAACTCTAGGATCAACACCTAACTCTGGTGCAAGTTCTCGTAAACCTTGCATAAAGTTTCCACCAGCCATCATACCTGATATGGCTTTAAACATACCACCCATACCCATTCCATCGGCAAGGGTTTGCATCATATCCAGTGGTTGCATAAAGGATTCCATTCCAAATAATTGAGACAATCCTGGTACGTTAGCAACACCTGGTATTAATGCTGCTGCAGCACTTCCGATCATCTGACCCATATTACCTTGTAAGAATTTACCTATCTTACTGCCCTTGAACATGTCACTACCACCAAGAGCACCCAATCCAGCACTTAATGCACCACCAACACCACCTTCAAGGAATCCCATTCCAATCTTACCAATTGGACCATCCAAGAACTTACCAATAGCAGATGTTGGTCCGAATGTACCTGGGAAGAATCCACCTAATGCACCCATAGCAGGTGCTATAGCACCCATTATATTTCCTTGTGCCAGAGACATAACAGCCTGAGCACCATATATGAAAGGTGCTGCTGGTGGGAATATAATAGGTGCGACTTGCATTATCGCTCCTAAAATAGGGGATGAAGCAACACTTTTTACTACATTCGTAACAGTTTTAACTACACCACTAACTGCTCTACTAATACCTTTAAAGATCTTACCAAAGAAATATTGCTTATTTAATAGTCTAGGAGGTACGGCTCCATAACCTAATACCTTACCTCCACGCATCTTACCCCAACTAAATGGGTTCCACCATTTTGATTTTGATTCTTCTTTTTTAGGTTTATTTAAATGATCTTCGTAAGTCTTAAACCCACCAGAACCAGGAGCCCAAGGACCTATCTGTGTAGTTTCAGATTTCTTTGCTTCCTGCCTCTTTTTAGCAGCAGATCTACCCATCTGTTGCTTAGGTTTATCATCTTCTTTTTTCTTATTAGGGAACCAATCTAGAAAATCCCACCACTGATTCTTAGGTTCTTCAGTAGGAGTAATAGATGATATTATATTACTTTTACTTTTATTTGCCTCCTGCCTCTTTTTAGCAGCAGATCTACCCATCTGCCGTTTATTAGGATCAGGTGCTGCATACTTAGTTTCTTGTTTTGTAACCTCACCAGTTTCATTATCTTTCCAACCTACAATTCTTCCACGCTTATTATAAATTGGTGTTTTACCTTCAAGTTCTGCTCGTTTTCTAGCATTGACACCAGAAGTAGCACCTTTGATTTTCTCTTTCTCTTGCTCAGATAATTCTTTAGGGGCATTCTGACCAGTCTCAGTCTTTCCTTTGGGAATAGCACTATCACCAAAGAAAGCAGATGCAATTAACTTAGCTTTTGGCCAAATATTAAGTGGATTAGCTAACCATATAGGATTTGGGATCTCCATTCCTGGTAGACCCATCAACATCCATTTACTTATCCAATCTCGTCTCGGAACCCATTTTGGAAGTTCAGGAATCTTCCATTTAGGCAATCCCTCATATAACCTGACAAATCCTTTTTTAACCCAGTTAATTAAATTACCAACTTGATTAAATACGTTTTTAATATCTTGTTTTAATCTATCACCAACTGCTTTTATTCCACCACCACTAAACATGGTGTACATCAAATCACCGACATACTCACCAACGAGCATACCAACTAAACTACCTACACCTGGTATAGGAATAAGAGTTCCTAATGCACCACCAATAGCACTACCACCACCTTTCCATAATGCCTGATCTAATGGTTCTCCCATCATTAGAGAGAATAGAGTAGTTAAAGCAGCACCAAAGAACGGTATTCTTCCAAATACATTCTTAAATACACCCTTAACACCCTTTAATGCTTTAGGTCCTAAGAACTTAAGATTAGTTCTCTTAAGCATCTTCCCTAATCCAGGTTTAGCACCAGGTTTTATTATCTTTCCTTTAGGAGCACCTTTTGGTGATAATCCACTTGTAGGTTTAGGTGGTTTAAATGCTTGGGGATTCTTACGTGCAGCTCTTGTTACTCTCTTAAGTGCTTCACTTTCCGACATACCCATACGTCGGTATTGATCAAATAATCTATTTCCGTTCTTACCAAACCTTCGATTAATCGAACTACTAGTCTTAGTCCACCTTGGATTTTTACCTGGTCTTGAGTTTCTACCTTGATTCGGTCCTTTATTTGTTCCTCTCTGTGGTTTATCCCTATACCAATCCCATCCTAATAAGCTTAGAATAGCATCCATTAATCCAAATGGATTTAATAACGCCCCTAATCCAACAATTCCAAGTATAAGCTCTCCTAAACCCTTTAATCTCTCTCCAAGAGTACTACCAGTTCCAAATAAATTGGCAAACCCATCCATTATATTACCAATTCTTCCCATGAAGAATCCACTAATCTTTGACCAGACTACATGGAGTTTATGTAAAAATAATTCTACTTTATCTTTATTAGCAGGGTCTGCTAACCATTTCAGACCCTCGTACATAGCAAGTTTACCACCCAGTCCAATTAACCAGGATCCTACTATCTTAAGGAAACTTGCAAAAGGAGTAATTATCTTATCAAAGAACTGTTCAGCAAACCCCTTCTTTTGTTTTTTTACCGCCCCTTTCCACTTTATGCCCTTTCCCATCAGGGCATTTTTACGTTCTAATTCATCCTCAGCAGCTTGGTCTTGTTCTCTCTTTAACCTTCTGCGTTCTGCTTTTTCTTGTAATCTTTCAACTCGATCTGTTGCCTTAGCAATAGATCCCATATCACCAACAATCTGAGTAATACCATTAAGAGTACTACCTAAACGGTTAATGCCTAAAATTGCTGTGCGTCCAGCATTGTGCTTCAGACCCTTACTAGTGCCTGCACCTCCTGGATTAATAAATTTATACAGCTGCAATTTAGCCATTAGCCGCGTTCTGCTCCTTCATTCTACGCTCCTCTTCCTTAAGAAATTCGGTTAAGAGATTAATATAAACCTCTTTTTCCCAAGGCATAAGATTATCGATGTACTCAATATTCCACTTATGATGATGTATCAAAGCAAAATTAGTATCATAATAATTCTTCAAGGTGTTATGAAGAAGGGCTATCCGAAAAAAGCCGCTAATCCTTCAAGAACAACATCAGACTCTACTTTAGTTTTAGGATTAGTTACCTTAACTGTATGCTGAAGTTTAGGCATAGTTTCAAAGAAATCCTGAATTTTCTTAAATTGCTCAGAAGTCATCTGATCTAAGAAATCAAGTATTTCCTGTTTTGGTAAATCCTGTGCATCATAAACTTGTTCTGGATCAGCAATAGATGCTATACAACTAGCTGCCATATCAAATACCTGATCAACACCAGGTGTTTCATCAGGAACAAAGTTCATCTTTACAAAGGTTTCTAAAGTAGGATAGTTCATTGTAAGAACTACTTCATCACTAATTTTAATTTCATTAGTATGTCCTTTGGTTCTCTTAATTTTAATAGTATTCAAAGGAATCTTCACATTTGTCTCAGTTTCTTCATCATCAGGACAAAGCACCGTAACATCTACAGATTCACCAACGGATTTCGTGCGGATTTGTAGGAAAATAAATTCAATGTCAAATGTCGAAAGATTTTCAGAGTCTTGTATATCAGTACAAGCACTAATAATATCCTTAATCGCAGAAACCATACTATTTTGGTCTCCAGTTTCTGTTGCAACTAGAAGAATTTTTTCTTCTTTTACTAGAAACGGTCTGAAATTGACTGTTCTGCCATCAGAAGGCAGTTTCGTCTTAAATTTCGGTGTGTTTAATGTAGGTAATACCATAGTACATTCAATTCAGTATTAATATTTATGGTCTATCCGTAAGAGATATATCGAGAATCTGGTTCTAACAGATTCAACGTAGTCCTCCTATCTGGATTAGTAGGAACAAGGGTTCCAACATTTCCATCTTGTATATCTAGCTCATTTTTACCATAAAATCTATACCTAGAGTAATAAAAACCAACTGTAACAGTCATTACTCTCGATTCCATATTATTCAACTGTACCGATCCAATATTATATGGAAAAACCTCTCTTAATTCCCAACAAGCTGTTACACGATGCTTTCTATAATTATCTGGAGTTACTCTAGCATTAGTATCTTGCTGGCTAAGAGCACCATTATCATTATATTGATGAACACTATTTCCACCACCTCGTTCCCATTTTATAATTCTTACATATGGTGCAACAATATCATCATAATAATCTGTATATTGATCTGCATCATTTCTCATCAATGCTATCCATCTTTCAAATAACATTCGTGTATATTGATTCTGTGGCATTTTAAAAGTCATATTAATCTGACTAAATGCACTTCCAGTTGGATACTTATAAGATGCACCCTGAGTAACAATCTGTCCTGTAGATACTTGTTTACTTGGTAGGTTTACAGTATCACAATAATAATCTAATAATAGGTTAGTATATCTTTGCTGATTACCAAACCCCCAGTTTGGAAGTTGATTAAATCTTGTAGGAGTAGTAAAGTGAATAGAATAAAGATTTGTTAATGCAGGAGAATTTGCTTGCTTTCTAAAAAATGACGAAAACTCTTGTAATGATGAATGACGACCTTCACCCCAATTAGGTACACCAGGATCAGGTGTTGAATTGCCATAAACAGCACCAACAATTTGATTTATTGCTGAGAAAATACTTGCAAACATTATACTTTAAGTTCCTTTTCCGTGATTAACATAAACTCCCATCCATAATCTTTACAAAATTCCTCTGCTGCTTTCCATTTAGCTTTATTTACACTATAGGTAACAACCTCAGTAACATAACGCTTAGTTATTTTCTTCTGAGTTCTAGGTTCTTTTGTTTGTCTAGTAGGTTTCACTTCAACCATATATTTTTTATTACCAACTTTTACATAAAAGTCTGGATAATACTTATGGCGTTTCCCATCAACAGGGGATATATAAGGTATAGCAATCTCTTCACTTCCCCATTCAACGACTGAAGGGGTATTATCACACCACTGCATGAATTTATATTCCCAAGATGATCGGTAAACTATGTTCCGATAATCACCTTTATACTTCTTTGGAAGCCTCGGAATATATTTTCCTTGCTTATAACGCATAAATACATAGAGATCACGATATTATTTAGGTAGAAATTGTCAATCTTTAAATACCCATTACGACCACCAGCATCAAGGTCGCAAGCAGGTACTCGAATAGCAGATTCCCCAACAGAAGCTACCGATTACCTAATGCTTCGTCGTGAGAGATTTTCATATAATGATAAGGATGTTCCTAATTTCTACAAAAGAAATAGTCCAGGTAACCAACAAAAAGTTTTACAACATCCAGATAGATGCTATATTGCAGTACCTCCACAAATTGCAACACAATATAGTCCTGCATATAGAAGAGCAGATATTGGTGTAGGTGGTATTGCTGCACTAGGAATGATGAAATCAGCAGATTTCGGTGAAATGTCTGAAAAATTGCAAGATGCAGCACATTCAGCATTACCCGAATTCTCAACATCTGCAGTTTTGCAAATGATCAATGGATTTAACCAATTCGTTGGATTACAAGGACAATTAGATATTAATACAGTTAGACAATTACAAAGTGGTCAGGTTTTTAACCCATATTCAGAACAAATGTTCCAAGGTATGAGTTTTAGAACACATAACTTTGCATTTAAGTTCTATGCTAAGAATTTAAGTGAATCAAATGAAATATGGAATATAATCAATTATATTAAAATTGGTTCATTACCTAGAATTAGAAGTGGTGAGTTTGTAACCAAATATATCAACGATAAGCAAAAATTCAAAGTTCCTGGTGGTGAAAAGGATAGAGAAAAGAAACATAAGAATATATGGGACAAAGATTTCTTCAAAGGTATGAAGGGAACTACTAATTATGCAGGATCAAACAGATTCTTCGAGGTTCCCGATAGATTCCAATTACGTTTTGTCCGTTTTGGTACTAATAATGATACTGCATCAGGTTCTGGTAATATAAACGAAACTAGCAGAAGGGATTTAATGTTTAAGATATATCCATCTGTTTGTACAGGTATTAATATTAACTATACACCCGATAACCAATATCAAGCATTTAAATACTTACCAAATGCTGGTATTGATAATCCAGCTATTGTTATGACAGTTACATTTACTGAAACTAGACTGATAACTCAATCAGACGCAGCAGCAGGTTACTAATGGCATATTTTTCACAATTACCAAATATTTACGTTGGAGAAGGAATTACAGATGATGAATCTTTCAAATATCGTCTTGTAAAGAACTTATTCAGAAGAACTATAACAAGGGTAGATATGGATAAGTACATTACCTTGTTAGAACCATATCATATAGGTGATCATGAAACTCCTCCATTAATCGCTCATGCAATGTATGGTGATATTAACCTAGATTGGATTATTTTACTAACTAACAATATTACTGATGTTTACAGTCAATGGCCAAAAAACGTAAATGAACTACAGTCCTTTGTCGCAGCAAATTACGATAATCCTGATGGTATTCACCATTATGAAACAAATGAAATTTTATATAATGACGAAATTTTCATCCAAAAGGGAATTCAAGTAAATAGCAATTTTAACGCAATTTTGCCAGATGGAACAACTAAGTCATCAGAAGAATCTGTCTATCCAGTGACAAATTACGAATATGAAGATTATGAAAATGAATTGAAAAGACAGATAAAACTACCAACTCCACCAATAGTGGAAATGATCGATAATGAATTTGAAGAGTTAGTCGCGTACGAAACAAATAATGAGATAGATCGTGAAGGCAATAAAAAAACACTACTTAATAGTAGTGCTAGATTCTTAGATAGTTCTGGATCTGCTACAGGTAGTGTTGTAGTCACAGACAATGTAGGAACAGTGACTTCATATGATAACGGACCTGGATCTCAAACTACTACAGTAACTTAAAAAATCTAAAGGGGCAAAAAATTTGCCGAGTTTTTTTGGCGGTTTCCTGGGAATAAAAAGTCGAATTATATATGGGTCTACCTTCTTACAACAGCAGGTACATCACCATCACCATCATCTTCATCATCATCCCAAGGATCAGGACTAAGTTCTTGTATCCTTTTTCTTAAAGCCTTATCTAATAGTCTATCAGTAAACTTATCATCAGGAGTGAATTTAATATCCACTGTTCCTGCTTCATCAATTTCTGGTTTAAACTTTACTACGAGTAATTCATCACCATCTTTAACCTCATCCAATTCTGGATGAATAGTTTGCCTTCTTCTTGGGACTGGTTTACTCATTATCTTATTAATCTCAATGAGATTTCTAACAATTAATGTAACAGCAGTCCCACCAAGTACAAGCATTAAAACAGGTAATAACACGTAGAGAAATGCCATATTAATGGGGATTGTATTTTTGAATGACAGAATAAACTATTACTAAACATATCAAAGCGATACAAATGATCGGTAATACTAAATGCATAATTAAATTCGGGGAATTTTGTTTACTAAAGGTAAAATATCTGACTCAACCTTATCTATAATATCATCAACAACATTAACATCAAGATCCATAAATGGTGGGATAATTCCTAGTATTCTAAGAAGACCATCAAGGAACAAAGCAAGACAAGTAAAACCGAGAATCATACTAATGATAGTAGCATCTCGGTTATGTTTTCTCATAGATTCTTCATCGATTGCACGTGCCTCAGCGAGAGCATCAGCAATCATAACATCTACTTCTTTCTTTGTATAAAAATCTCCTAAGATGGGAATGTCATGCTTGTCCATGATTATCCACCATCAAGATCGCATCCAATAACGGATCCAGTTACAATTCCTAGAGGGATTGCCCACCATCTTCCATCTCCTCTTGATAATGCAGCACCAGCACCTGCTCCAGCAATTCCACCAAGAACTGCTCCATCTGAGCAATCATTAGTATCTTCTACAACAGTAACTTGTCTGCGGTATGTTGGTCTATCAGAAGTTCTTCTTTGCCAAGGCTCACATGGCACTTCAATCTGTTCAGACCAACTCTTAACGTAACCAGGATTATCTTGTGTGCCTGGTACATATTCTTCTCTGTACTCAGTCTTAACACAGGTTCTAGTGGAAGAGTATCCTGGTTGATACTCATCTGCGTTCACTGGAAGTGAACCTAATAATAATGCAGCAGCGAGTGCAACTTTCATGAATCTCCTTTTGATATGTTTATATTATAGCACAAAGGGGAAGTCTTGCAACCTCCCCTTGTGACAGTTTATAATCAGTCCTCTTCTGCTAGTTTAGCGAAGTAGGACAGAGTATCTTCTTCAGATTCTACAGGAGAAGCAGCGACTGCTTTTTGACGGAACTCAGAGACTTCTTGTCCCCAATTTCCTCTTCCTTCACTCTCATCTTCTAACTCTGGATCAACTGGTGTTGGTGCAGAGGGTCTTCCAAGAACAAGTGTCAAACGTGCTTTTAATTGCTCGTAAGACTTAAAGTTCTTAGCAGCTTCAAACTCAGCGAGTGAATAACATCCTTTCCATATGGACTCTAATTTATCATCATCAAATCCACCTAGAGTGCTGGTACCAGCAAACTCAGACTTATCATAGTTCCAGTAACCGTCTAGTTTGCGGATCTTAAGTTTAAAATCTGCACCCTTCCATAGGTCGAATGGATCGATGGGAGTCTCGTCAGCAAAAGCAGGTTGCATAGCTTCAACAAGTTTGTCAAAGATCTTTTTACCATACTTATATAAGAAGACTCTTCCTTCGTTCTCTGGGTGTGCAGGATCAGACACAACATAGATGTTAGAGTAGTAAGAAAGCTTACGCTTCTGTGCTCTAGCAACTGACTTGTCCTCATCTCTACCACTGTTCCAGAGTTCTCTGTTCAGTTCTCCAACGGGATCATCCTTACCTAATGTAGTAAGAGAGTTCTCGATGTACCACTGACCTCCTGGCCCTTTAAAGGCATGACTCCAGACCTTTGCCCAAGGCATTTCTTCGCCATCGGGTGCTGGTAGGAACCTAATAACAGCAAAACCATTACCTGATTTATCAAGTTCTGGTTTCCATAAACGCTCATCAGCACCTGTCTGTTGAGGTTGATTTAATTTTTCTATCTCTTGTGTTAGTCTAGCAAGTGAGTTACCACCACTAGCCTTCTTTAAAGAAGCAAAAGACATAATCGTATTCTCCGTATTGAGTGTATTAATGCTACTGTGTAATCGTAGCATACTATTTATAAGATGTCAAGCAGAACGTTCTGCGTTCTCTAAGGTCTTTATCATGGCATCCATACATGCTGTAAGGTCAGCAAATCCAAATGCCTGTGACATGGCATTGATCCTCATCTTCATGTCTGCTGCCTCAGCATCCTCCTTAGCTGCAAGACATAATCTAAAGAAAAAAGTCTTCTGTTTATCCACTAACCCTTTACACCTATCAATGTGATCTAATCGTGTCTCTCTATCCATAGCAGACAGTTGAGAAGTTACAGATGCTATCTCATGATAGGTTTGAAAAATATCTTGTAAGTTTTCTTGTACTTGTTCCGATTGGAAAAAACTCATAGTTTATTACCTATTGTACTTAATATGCTATTCCTATAAACATCACAATCTAATTTAATGAATGGAAGATACTTAATGATTTTCATTCTAATATCTTTCCAGATAGGATCTGTTAATACCTTATCAAAATCTGAAACAAAGTCAAGACATGCTTCAAAAACAACAAGAGTTTCTAATGATATCTCATCAGCAAGATAGTGTCTTAATAGTTTAGGATGTTGTCCATCCTTTACTGTAAAGATATCATCAAATGCTAATTGATAAGGTGCTGTGTAATCATCCAACAGCAAGTGAACATCCTGTTTGAATTTATATGAAAATGATTCTTGATGTATCTTCCATTGAGTGTAGATATCATCACTGAATGATCTTAAATATCCTTTTGGATTGGATATAAAATTAGACACAAAATAATTTAAGATCTCATCATCAGGATACTTTACTGCCAACTTCTTAAAAAAATAACGGTCTCGTCTTTCTTCAAATGATTTTTCATTTGCTCGGACTTTACCGTTATACTTTATGTAATCATAATTTTGTTTAGTGAAGTGTTGTTTGAGAGCAAGATAAGTTTTATACACTTCAAACCCAGTCACAATGGCAAGACTCCTTTAGACGAGACTTTCATATAATTTAAACGTTGTGCCTCATGTCGCAGTCGTTCCTTTAATGGTTTGTTTAATAACTTTGGAACAGTTTCTATCTCTACTTCATTCTCCTGACAGTAAGTTACTACTGCTTCGATGTATGAGATAAGACCGTTGCTTTTTTTAACTAACCTTTCGATCTCTTGCGAGAACTTCGTAGGGGTTAAAAAATTTTCATCTAATGCTTTATCTTTAGGCATTATTTCTTCCCCTAACAAATTCTTCAATGTAGGACTTGAGTAATTGTAAATAGTCATCAAGATTGTACTTCTGAAATACTTGAACAGATCCTTCTTCAGTGGCAATGAGTGTGACAATTTTCTTTACCTCTATTCCTGAACGCTCAAGGAACATCGCTGCGTATGCAGTTTCTTGAACAAAATAATGTTCAATATAGTTCTCTTGTTTTTCCTTGGTTGAAGTTTTAAAATCGATCACTGCTAACTCACCATCAAACTCACCTATACAGTCCACTCGACCAGCGAGACCAAGATAATGTGAGTAAAGGAAAGTCTCTAAACAATGTATCTTATCGATACGATTGAGTGTTGACTTTGCTGATTGAAACATTCTAACAGATAATGGATTATTTTCCAAGTACCTGTCAAGATTTAGTTCACCTTTGACATAATCTTCAGTGATACTATGAAATGCAGTACCACGTTGAGTTGCTCTAGCAGTAATACGATTCGCCTCGTCTTCACCTACTTTAGTTCTCCATTCTTTGAAGAACTTTGCGTTCTGGAACGATGTGATTGAGGTAACGCTCGGATAATATTTATCTGCTCCAGGTATAGGATAAAACCTAATACCATCTTGATTCACAGGTTCAACCTCTGGAACTTTGAGGTCAACATCAACGAAAGTAAAAGTCATTTAGAAACCTAAATTATATTTTGATATTAAATAAGATCTTACAAGACCAGAACGAACTATATCTTCTATACCAAATTCAACACATGTAAAATCTTTATCCATTGCCTGTAAGATTTTAATGAAATCTGAAATACCTGCAGTCTCTTTCTCTCTAGTGAGATCAGTTTGAGTGATGTCACCACAGAACATGATCTTAGAGTCCTCACCTATGCGAGTAATCATTGAATCAAGTTCATGGAAATTCAGGTTACTAAACTCATCTACAATAACAATAGTATTATCAAGGGTAACACCCCTAATAAAAGACGTAGACCAGAAATCAATAGTGTCCTGTGCTCTGAGGTTGTCATATAACATTTCAAAAGAATTATCATCTGGCATACTAAACATATACCTGACCATATTCTTGTATGGAATCTGATAGAGATAGGACTTGTCCTCATGGTCACCTGGTAGGAAACCAATCTCTCTTGTAGGTACTAATGACCTTACAATAACTATTTTATCATAGGGTGTTGTAATGTCAAGTACTTCTTTAAGAGCGAGATATAATGTGATAAATGTCTTACCAGTTCCTGCTGCACCATGCAATAAAATATTCTTACCTTCTTTATAGGCATCAAACACCATTGTTTGATTGTCAGTCAGAGGTTTAATCTCTGACATATAAGACTGATCAATAGGTTTCTTTCTTTTAAGTTTTTTATTACTCATACCATTAGTAGGAGAACCATTACCGTTGTTCTTTTTTCTCGCTCTTGCCATAATGTTTAAGTGAAACGACTTAGATTAGCAGTAGGATGATGCTGTTGTACTTTTGACATCACCTCTTTGAATCCATCTTCAACTTTAGGTTTGCCATATGTAACACCTCCAGTCCCTTGAGACCAGTCTTTATCCCAGTCGGGATTATCCTTTCTCCACTGATCATAATCTTTCATACTCATGTTGAGTTCTTTTTTCTCTTGAGTATTTTTATTTATTACAGGATATGTGGGCATTACTTACCTCTTTTGGGAAACATAGTGGCTAATAGAACTTTCCAGAAACCTTTGGTGGCACTTCCTTGTATCTCATCAAAGATATACATGTTTAATCTGAAGGCATAATTTGCTTCGACTATTATAGCATTCTTTTGCTGTTCATTCAAGTCCATATTATCTAGGCATAATCTATATCCGTCTTTCCATGCCTTAGCATCTTCGATCTGAGGGAAATCATAAAAATGTAAACCTTCACCTACTGGATTATCTAATGCCTTTGATGCAATACCTTTAAGTATCTGTCCACCAGATAGATCACCAATGTACCTAGTATAATGATGTGCTATCAATAGATACGGATCCTTCTCTGCTATTTCATTAATCCTGTAGCAGTATGTATTACATGCTTCAGAAGGTATCTGTTTATCTCTCCACATAGGACCATAATAGTATCTAAGATCCCTTTCAAGAGCGTTAACACGTTCCAATTCTGGATAACATACCATTGATACTAAATTATCTGTAGACTCTCTGATACGCTGTTCCATTGTGTCATAGACATAATAGAAGTTAGTAAGGAGTTGACGGTATTGTTCTTTGTCAAGAACACCACGAAGAAATCCAGCAACAAACTTTGTATTCTCTGCTGCTGAATGTGACTTCTTAGTTCCTTCTTTTAATTGTTTTGAAAATTGTTCTACCATTGTAATGCCTCTGATATAATAGGAAACTCTTCCTTAAATATACTCCTACACTCTTCTGCTATATCCATGTGTTCCTTTTGAGTACCATGGGCAGAGCGTAAATCTATGTAGTGTATCCATGAACGAATACTACCAGTCATATACAATCTTGTTGGTGTTGCTAGAGGGAGAACAAATCTCGCACACTCCTTCGCAATGCCATTAGCGAGGAGTTCATTGTAGAGATCCATCGAGTCAACAAAGTATTCTGCGATCCTCGCCTGGAGATCTGCCTTTTTATTCTTCGGTACGTCATCGGTACTGTTCTGTCTATTCTTAGTGTCCTGATGCCTGAGATCAAACATAGGAATCTCATCTGCTAATAGATTAGTATCAGCATATCTCTGAGAAAATTCTTGAAACGTAAATGATCTATGTCTTAAGATCTGTGCTGCTAATCCCCTAGTAGTTTCAATCTCTAGGGTCATGAATGCCTGTTCAAATACTGACCAATGCTGATGTTTAATACAATATGACAAAAGACCAGAGACCTTTGGGTTCTCTTGGTTCTTAGGGTTTGATACTCTTGCGATGTATCCTATAGTTTTTTCAGCGTCAGGGGTAACAGATACTTTAGTTACTTTCATCCTTTTGTGTACTAAACAATAATGAGATCAACCAGCATAAAGCTAGTGCTTGTAGGTATGTAAGAGAACTAAGTCCTAGTGCTGTAATACCTAACCAATTCCACAACCATCTAACAATAACAGGTTTAACAAAGAAGGTGATGATAGCACCTAACCCTCTCAATGCCTGTTGATTTGCCTCTTCTGGAGTTAAATCTTTTGGATTCTTATACCCCTTGTAAATACTAGTCATTTCTTTTTACCTTTTGTATTAGTTTGTTTGGATTGATAGTTCCATAGTTTTGGATTCTGCAACCCACCAGACTGCTTAAAGGTAACGAAATCTTTTTTATATAGATCATAATAATAATCAAAAAGATCTGCTGCCTTTTGAGCAACGGATAGATCATATCGATCTTCACCATCAACCTTATACGTTACAATATAACATGTATAAGGGAGCTTGGGATCATTCCCCTCTTCAGGTTTACAATTCTCTTTAAGAACTTGCACGCTCAACTCCTCCCACCCCATTCAATAGAAGGAAATGCTTCAGTGATAACTGCTTTAGTAATACGCTTATACTTCTTGTTTAAATCCTTGTCCTTAACAAGACATAGAAGTTCAGCTTCTTCAGCAGATAATCCTTCAAGTAATTGAATGAACATAGTCTCACGTTTCAATCCCTTGATCTTTGGATCACCACCTTTAAAGAAACGATACAATCCTCGATACTCTTGTTCCAAACGACTGTGATCAGTACCTACTGGTGCATCATTAGGAGTGTAAGGAACCTCTCCTGGAGGTATCTCAGAGACTATACTCTCATCAAAATTAATAATCATAAGTTGCCTTAAAGCAACACTATTATTTTCTCTGAGAATTTTAATCTTCTCTGCTTTAGTTTTTGCATTAGAGACCTTGCGTAAGATCTCACTAATAAGTAACCTAGAGTTACTATTTTCAAGAGTTTTAGGCATAATTAATCCTCATCTTCATCACTTTCATGTTCATCCCATACTGTTTGTGGTCGGATGTAAATAAGTTCATCGTGAATAATGTTTCCATTTTCATCCAGCATTTCTGGATGTGTAACTGACTTAGCATAAGCAGCGTTTTCGATGTAATCTTCAACGTATCCTTTTACTAACCATGATACAGTTATTCCTAGAATAAAAGCACCAATAACAATAAGTACAACAAGTGCAATTTCCATATGGTTTTCTCCACTTATCTGAACTCTAAGTTTATTTAGAGCGTTTCTTACGACCAGGTTTACGATCTAATTCGTATTGCCATGCATCGTGTAAGATACTGTAAAGATATGCCCTTATTTTTCTTGCTCTTGGTTTACCAAGATGTCCATAAGCTTCTCTTAGAATCTTATGTTCGTTATCGGATCCTCCTTTTATGTAAGCATCTAGGTCTGCTATAGTCAAAGCAATGTTTCCTGCAGTAGAAGATTCTATGAACTTTCTAGTATAAGAACGAGTTGCTTTGGTTGACTGCAAGTAATTATAGCACTTAAATAGATATTTGTCATCTATGAAAGCACAATCGATTGCCCTTTCAACTAAATCATAAAGGTCATCCATGATCAAATTAATTGTTTATCGCGAAGGTATTTAACAGCATCGGTGCATCCACCTAAATTTTCGCTACCGAGTACTACTTGTGGAAAGGTTGAACCTTCTCCGAATTGATCATAGAATGCTTTCTTCTCAAAGTCAACCCCCAATTTATATTCTGCATAATTGTATCCTTTTCCATCAAGGACTTTTTTAATGGTTTCACAGTAGGGACAACCATTCTTGGAGTAGACCGTAAAATTCATATTTGTATTGGAAATAAAAAAGGGTGACCGAAGTCACCCTTTATTTAGATATAAATCGTACTCTTAGAATACGAACTTAGCACCTACTTTAGCACCCCAGTCAATGATGTTGTCGCCAGAAGCGTCTTCACCATTAGAAGCACCAGAGATCTCTCCGTAAAGAGCTAGGTCTTCAGTAGCAGCATAAGAAGCACCGAACTTACCAGAAAGTTCTGTTTCTGTATCGTCAGTAGACTCAGCATGATTTAGTGAAGGACCACCTTGAACGTAGTAAGCGATCTTACCTTCGCTAACAGTTCCTTCGTAACCAATGTGAAGATCTGTAGCAGCAGAGCTGTAGTCTCCATCAGGATATGAAAGGTTGCTCTCGACATTCACATATGGACCAGCAAAAGCTGCACCAGCGAGAAGGAATGGAGATGCTGCTACTGCAGCGATTGTTGATTTGATAGACATGTTTTTGTTTTAAGTATCTCGCAAGAAAAATCCCTGCGGATGATAGATTCCCCCGACATGGGGATCTTTTTCTAACATCTTAACGCAGGGTTACGATTCTTTCGAGTCCTGTTTAGTTATGTTAAGAAGTATTTATAATAACATATCCTTATATTCTTGTCAAGTGTGCCAGTTTAATTAGTGTCTACCGAACTGTCCTTCTTGCGTTTTAGTTCTTTTCTGATCTGCTTTGCATAGAAAACATCCTGTTCAGTGTACCATTCTGGATGTTTTTTAGCAACTTTAATTAATCTCTTTGCTGTCTTGCGAATGTCTTTCCTTTGAGACTCTTCCATATTGTTCTTGTTTTTTTCTTGACTCTATTATTTCCTTCCCAATAAGTATTCGCTCCCTGTGAAGTGCTTCAGGGTCAAATCCGATGTCAAATATATCTGAAGAAGAGACAATAGAATCAAACTCTAAATCACTATCACCAAGTAGTTCCTTTAACTCTGAGGTCAACTGACTATTGGGGATCTTAGGTAATTTCATGTAACTATTTATGAAAAATCTTATAGACAAAAAAATACCCCGAATTTTTTTTCGGGGTATAATGAAATCAAAAAGTGATTTTGGTTTTAACCTATTGCAGGAGCAACAAGTGCAACCTCACTAACCTCAGCAGCAGCAAGATCAAGTGGGAAGTTGTGTGCATTTCTTTCATGCATAACTTCCATACCTAAGTTTGCTCTGTTAAGAACGTCACCCCAAGTAGGAACAACCTTACCACCAGAGTCAACGACTGACTGGTTGAAGTTGAATCCATTCAAGTTGAATGCCATTGTACAGATACCCATTGAGGTTAACCATACACAGACTACAGGGAATGTTGCTAGGAAGAAGTGAAGTGAACGAGAGTTGTTGAATGATGCATACTGGAAGATTAATCTACCGAAGTATCCATGAGCAGCAACGATGTTGTAGGTCTCTTCTTCTTGACCAAATTTATAACCATA